TAGCTCTGGTTGAATCGTGTTCGCCCCAGTTCTCGTACTCGATTCGAGACCGTTCCTGTCTGTCTCGTTTCTTGTTAGCGCGACGCTTGCCAGCTGAGTAGATAATTGCTGCGCGTATCAGGCCCATGTCTATCTCCTTACGGTTCTAATATGCCCAAGGGGTCGTTTTGATTTATGTAATATTCGGTGTCTTTACAGTAATCGGAACTGCGTGTGCTAAATGATTTCTGTGAGCACCAATCCTCTTTGAAATCACCAACAAAAAACCAAAAAGCCCAATACAGCGGCAATGCAAAGAAAAAGAAAAATATAAATATTGAATAAGTTCTTGTAGACGTTTGGTCAAGGGCTGAATCAATAATTCCGCGACCGCCTAGTGGGGTGTGGTTATAAAGCGCGCTACCGCCACGCCAGCTTAATAGTGCAGCTACCACCAAGCACGAGCCAAAATACACAATGCCCATCTTCCACCACCGTCATCTTTCTAGTAACTTTTTTAAATTGCTTTTTTATTTATACCGTGAGCTCGAGGTTAAACCAACCTCGTTCCCACATAATTCCAATTGCTGAGTAGCCGACAATATCGGTGTATGTGTCTGAGATTGATTCGTTGTTAGGCGCAGCAGACTGCAGCATTAAGTTCTTTAATCTTGCAATTTTGTCATGCACGCGCACGAGGAGACCATGGCGTCCAAATCTTGAAATATTATGGTGACCGTAGTCGTGCTGCTTGCGAATCAAAGTTTCGGTTATTTGTTCCCGAATCATCCAGCTGTCGAAGACTTCGGTACCGCTAGCACTCAAATTTTCCATTTTTTTGTAGTTGCTGCCGGCCGCAGCATCTGGCAAAAAACTTCCATTTTTCATTCCTCCAGAAGCAGCAATCGCCCCCAGCATTTTCCACTCTTCTGCCCAATACATCTGGTCAGCTTCGAACCATTTCGAAGTATTAATCATTCCCTCGAATTGGATGTCGAGGTGACCTTGGAAAAGGAGGAACGTCTCGAGCTCGGAATTCAATTTTTCATAATTTTCTGAGGAGATTAGTGTGATTCTGGATTCTCCGCGGTCGGCCATGATGGCTGCCGTTGAGTCAAAAATCGAAGAAACACAAACCTTGGCAGCATCTTGCCATCTTCTGGGTTCAAATGGTCCCTCGGTATCAACAGCTGTGATTTGCATAATTTCCCTTTTCTTTTAATTTAAAACCAGGCGTCTTCCACCACCGTCATTCAGATTCATTGGAATCCAGCAATGATTCCCATTTATCTGGTGGGTTGGCTGCCAGCTCCAGCCTAACAATTTCCACTAGCTTTTCCAATTCGTTCATCCAGGCAACATCACCGATACCAGTGAGCCCCGCGTTTTCTTCCAACAAATCAACTGTTTTAATCTTCGAGCGAATGAATTCATCAGAAAATGCCGCAATGATGTTCTTGTCATTTGCTCCCGGCATGAGGACAGGACCTTCCCGTCCATCGAGTGATGACTTTGGTGCATGAATTGCGGTAATTGCATATGTGCCCTCAGTGAAGACGAAGATGACATTGTGTTGATTTTTTGTTGTTTCTTGGATTTGAGTCTGGAGCTCTTTGGCTAGCTCTGGGTCGACATTGTTTTTGGACAATACTTCGGCCAGCTCTTTCTTGCCCTTGTCCCCGTGTCCTAGTTCAATCCATTCCTTTTGATTCTTTTTCTCTTCCATGGTGATGCACCCCTTGCTTGTTTGGTGCGTCAATGACATCGCAGGTTGCCATGGCGCTTTATATACAATTGTAGATATGGAAAAATTTGCCTGATTTGCTCATGCATTTATCCACGTCGTATACGTTAGCCGCCACGTGGGATAAAAGCAAATCTATTTAAAAATATTTCCAAGATAAAAAAATCTTTTTTCTTCCACCACCGCGGCCGGCTGCAGCTCCGCGTTAATTGTAAAAAAATCAATTTATTTACTTGTCACCCCTGGCGAACATATGTTCGTCTATCGTTACAAGTATGGACAACAACACCAAATTCAATACCTACATCAAGGCACTTGAGCAATACATTGCACGAGAAGGAAATTCAAAAGTTCCGGCAATTCATGTTGAAAATTTTGAAGAAAAAGATGTAACTCTTGGAGCTTGGGCTGGATACATTCGCCAGAGATTTCGCAAAGGTCAATTGAGTCAGGAAAGAATTGACATAATTTCACAAATTTCCCAGTGGCAGTGGGGCCCGTTTCAACCGGGTCCAGCAACTGACTCAAAAAGAAATGAAGTAATTCGCAACATGCGGACCGAGGGTAAGTCCCTTCGGGAAATTGCAGATGAGTTTGATTTGAGCCGGCAGCGGGTCCATCAAATTGTTAAAAAATTAAAGATTTCTTAAATCCAGGAAAGTCTTCCACCACCGTCAAGTTCCTAGGAGCTCAGAAGAACATGCCTTCCAAAAATACTCAAAAAATTGGAAATTCTTTTCCTCGTCCGCTGCCGAACCCAATTTCTGGCGGGGCTCCAACGGTAAATGGGGGCATGAAGGCAATTCTTGCGATTCTGAATCTTGTGTTTGTGTCGGTCATGCTCGGCTCGGTTCTGTATCTTGCTCTGCGTGTCGTGAGCGTGGACGGCAGTGGAGTGAGTATCACACTCTCTCTGTGGCGTTGCGTGGTGCTGGCGTTGTTCTACACGCTGTGGCGACTTGTCGTTACTGCACTCTTGCGTGTGCGTGACTAACAACTTATCTAGTAAGTAGATACGAGCGAATCGCATGCACTTATCTAGTTCATGTGTATTGACTAGATAAGTACCAGTGGTGATACTGACTAGATAAGTACCGAGTGTGATACACGCAATACAAGTAAGCAGAATCATTATCAGCACTTATCTAGTCCTTTCTCAAACAATTTCTAAGTCAAGTTCAGCGAGTGAACTCAACTGCGAAATGAAGTCAATACCTTCGTTCCACAGTAGATTCTCGTAGTCCTCACTTGCTTTCTTTGGTGTGTACGAGCCTGTCGTAATTTCGTCCAGTATTCCAGTCAAATAATGAATCGCATGTTTCAGGCTGTCTTGCAGTTCGCTCAATGCTTCCTGCACTGCTTCATCGGGTGTGTCCACTTATCTAGTCCTTTCACTTATCTAGTAGGTATTGGGAGTGCCTAGCCCTCTCGTAGAGCGTTAGAAACGGAAAGTGTATCGCTTGGTATTCAGAGCGACACACGCTCGCCGAGAGAGCGTAGGCAAGTCGTACACGGTTCTCCCCAACTGTGTACGCCAAGAGTGGGGGCTGGCTCTCACCAACCCCCACCCGAGGACTTATCTAGTCACTCAAGCGAGTGGGATTTTGCCCATGTGTCTGCGCCACACATCACGGAACATCGCTGGATAGACACTCCGTGCCGTTCCACCGTTGCTCAATGACTTGAGTTGCTTTATCGCTTCCTCAACATGAGGAACAACGATGTAGTTGTTCTTGCGAGCGTAGGTGAGACACTGCATAGCGAGTGAATCGTGGAAACTGTCGTTCACGCCACACACTCCACCGTCTGTTACCCAAACAAGAGGAGTGCGAGAATCTTTGCGATTCTTTACGCCCCACTGAATTGCTGGATAGTCCACGCCGTTGCCGTGTCCGTAGTCAATTCCTTCCACTGTCTCAACCATGCGTCCTTTGTCGCCAACGACCCATGCGTTATGACCACGACTACCTCTGTCGGAGTAGAGCAACACAGTAGCCCCAGGGGCATGCTCAATAATTTCGGCAATTTGTTCTGTCGTGAACGACATAGAACCACTTGCGTCAATAACGACCATGCCACCACTGCCACGCACCTTTCGGTCAAACACTCGCATAGCAGGGTCGGTCATCATGCGTTGCATACGGCGAGGTCTGCGACCTGCGTTTGTTGCAATACGCTTCTTACCGATACCACCTTTGCTGTAGCGAGGCATTGGCATACGCTCAAGACGAAGTTCGCCCCATTTCGGAGTGCCAGTGGTGATAGCAGACGGAGTTATGTCCTTGAGTGGATTTCCGTCCTTGTCGCCTTCACCTTCCTTGCCTTCACCTTCGTTGCTGTGGGCTTTGGACTTATCTAGTGAGTTACCTTCGCCCTCGCCACCAGCCTTGCTCTTGCTCGGCTTTGGTTGCTTCCGTTCCTTTGGTGGTGGGAACGAAGCGAGCCTGTCCACCCACTCGGCGAGTTGTTCCGTGTAGGTGAATCCGAACGGCGCAAGTCCGTTGTGAACTGTCGTGTTAGCCAAGTGACCAGTGCGATGAGCCTTCTTCATCTCACGCACGGCTCGCTTGCCAATGTCTAGCAGTTGGTCGCCCCATGCACGATTCACTCTGCGAACGCCGTTGAGAAATTGCTTGTGTCCAGCACTTCCAGCAGTTCCAACGCACATAGCAACTGCCATTGCCCAGTCGTTAGTTTCTGCGCAACGCTGTCCACTTGCGAGTTCGCTTCCGTCAGCAAGGTGTTTCTTTACATCTATCCCTGCCTGTTGGCAGAGAAAGTTCACACGAAGTTCCTCAACGACAGTGAGTGCTGTAGCCGAAGCCATTTCACGCTTGACCCACTCTGCCATTTGTGCCGAATCAGGCGACACCTTTGCGTGCATGAGTTCGTGCGCACGAATCGCCCGAGCCTTGTCGTCATTGTCCGTTGGTGCGAACATGATTTTGTTAGTCACATCGGTCATTGGCTCGCCACGCACGGCTTGGCAGTGTTCTACTGTCCAAACTCCGTGTGCTTGGTCACGCCGACCGAGAAGGGTTGCCTCGGCTTTGGCGTTACCCCGAGTGGACTTATCTAGTCCACTCGGGAACGCCTTGCCAGCAACATGCTTGCCAGCAGGTTGAGACATTATTTCACCCCGTCAATGGCGAGTGCGTCAAGAATCTGACGGGAACGGTCGCCGAAAGTGAGTGAGCATGCTCGTTCCATGCCAACGCTCGCACGGAGTTTGTCCAATGCGATGAACGCACGAAGTGAGATACGGTCGTCACCAGCGTCAGCCATGCGAACGGCGTACTTGCGCAAGTCAGGAGACAAGCGAAGCAGTGCGCTCGGGTGTGGCTCGTTGATACGAATACGAATCGGGAAACGGTCAGCGAGTGCTGTTGGCAACTCACCCATGTTCTCAATGTTCGTGGTCATAATTGCCGAGAATCCACCGAGAGGACGAATCACTTCGCCAGTTTCAGGATGCTCAAACGAAGCAGATTCAGGTGAATCCAACATCGCCAAGAGTGTTGCGAACACATCGCCCGAAGCCTTATCTACTTCGTCCACGATGAGTCGTCCACCCTCTGTTCCGTTGCCCTTCCATGCCTTGAGAGCCGAACCGTCCAGCCACATGAAGCCACCTTTGCCGTTCGGCATGAAGCCACCTGTAACATCCATGTTCGTCATGTCCTCGGTGCAGACCAGTCGGAACGCACCAGCGTCCACTTTGCCGAGCGTCATGCCAGCGTAGGTCTTTCCGATACCTGATGGACCGTAGAGGATTACTCGGTCTATCCCTGCGTTGAGGCAGTCCTCAAGTGCTTTCCAGCACTCGGGGAGAGCCGTTGTTTCTGTCTGTGCAACCATTGGTATTTCTCCGTTTCTAGTAGTTGGGTTGGTTGTCGTGTACCACTGTAGCGACCCGACAGCAGATTTATCTCGCCACTTATCTAGTTAGTTCATACCACTTATCTAGTCAGTCCACTTATCTAGTTAGTTTCACTCGGACACTTATCTAGTTAGTTCCAGCCACTCGGTAATCGTTCGGCAACTTGCACCCGACCACCCCGTGCCTCGCCAACTTACACCCGACCACCCCGAGCCTCGCTTCCTTTGGAAGCCCCGCGGACTTATCTAGTTAGATACAGAATTATTAGATTTTTGACTTATCTAGTTAGTCAGGTCGCTTGGCGATAGAGATTCGGTACAAGCCACGCTTGACCTTGATGAACTCTGGAGTTTCGTTCACGAACCCGAGTGTCGTCTGATACGAGAATCCACACTGCTCAACCAGTTGCTCGGTGGTGAACTCTTTACCGTCTTGGGTCTTTGCCCACTCCATAAACGCACCCCATTTGTCCTTGCGTTTTTCAGGCTTCTGCATTGCTTCCCTCTGGACTTCCTTGCCACAGTATGTCTGAATAATGTGGTCGGCGATGTGGGGAAGCACGGAGTAAGAGTTCAGGTAAGAAAGCACATTTTTGCTTCCACCTTCCCTTTGCCATAATTGCAGTACATGTAGCCCACGAATCAGTTCGCTGGCATTGGACGCTTGTTCTTTGGGAATCCGATACATCGTTCCGAATTCTTTTTCCATTTCCTTCCACATCTCTTTGTGGATTCCGTCAATGAATTCATCAGTCAGTTTTTTCATGGCTACCTTTCTAGCGGAACTTTATCCCGACTTGCCCGTCACTCCAGATTATCTTTTGGTAGGCAGACTTATCTGGTACGGCAACGCAAGAAAGTTATTTTTTTGACCACCTGACATCGAGGGCACTTCCTTTCCACCACCGTCAATTAGATTCACCACCCCCCGGGAATTAAATTTGTCAAATTTTTCATTTTTTTGCACGTTCTGGCGGCCGGCTGCGGCGGCTCTGGATTTCTGGATTTTTTGGCAGCGAAACGCGGGGCTTACATGGTGAATCGGGTGCATAAAGAAAGAGGGTGGGTTTGACCCCACCCCCTGACTTATCTAGTTAGTTATCGGACTTATCTAGTAACTAGATAAGTGGCTACTGGTTCTTGAGAAAATCCTCAATGTCGGGAATCGTCTCTTTGGCTATTTCCCGTGCTTCCGAATAAGCCATAGCGTCCATAATCAAGTCGTCCAGCATGTCTGCCAATGCACGGTCGTCCTCTGTGAGCAATGGTCCATCAGGACTTGGCACAAGAAACTTTAGCGCCTCATCCTTCTCCTTGTCGGGGAGTTGTGCAATTTCTTGCACCTGCGAGAAACTGAATCCCATTCGGTGACCATGATTCTGATAAACAAACAGTGCCTCGGTCAATGTCTGCAATGCGTCAAATCCGAATCTGATAAACGGATTCTCGGTGGGAAACTCGGTGTTATCAGAGAACACTTTTTTCATTATTTCTTGCATTTCTTCATCATGGTTTTGTTGTTCGCTCATTTCACTTCCTCTTTCTGTTTGTCGTTGGTTATTAGCGAACGCAGGTCAAGCAACATGTCGGTCATTTCCGATGAAGCAACTAAGTCTCTGCCCGAGCAGTGACGAATCATTGTGTCCACCAGTTCGGTTGCTGTAAGTGTTTGGGTCACTTATCTAGTTCCCTTCTTTGTCGTTGTCGGCTTCGGTGAGCAAGGTGTGAAACGCCTTTGCCTTTATTGCCATTTTCAGGTATGAAATCGTCTGAAGCATGGCATTGGTGAAACGAGCCTCAGCCATTTCGCTGTTCTCATCTGTCAGGTGAACAATGTCAGTGTCCACATCATCAAACATCGGTACACCTTGGTCGTCATAGGTGTAGGTGCTTGCGCTCATGTAAATCTTGTCCTGTTCCCAGTCCACGCCACTTACTACAAGACCCTCACGAACATCGGTGAAAGGGTTGTTTTGGAACTCATCTTTCAGCGATTCTCTTTCACTGTCACGGTCGGCTGGAGTCGTCAGGTCTGTGAAGCGACGCATGTAACCCTCAACAGCAACAAAGATGAAGTTCACTGGTGCTGTAGGCAAGTGACCAACAGCGTCAATGTAAGCGTCGTATGGGTCGCCTTTGTGAATCAGTGGAAGCATGGCAACATCGTATTGGCGTTCCAAGCCCAACTGCTTTGTGTATTGACTTGCTGATTCAGCCAATTCATCATCTGTATCATCAGACTGGTGAATACGACCAATGATGAGCATTGGTGGGGTGTCGCTCATCGCAACCTCTTTGCACATTTCTTTTTTTGCATACTTGTTTCGGCGCATTACATCGCCGAGAATCTTTAGTATGTCGTTTGAGATTACTTGCTGTTCGCTCATGGCGTTTCTCCTTTGGTGGTAAGTACCAACACTGTATCTATTAGTAAGCAGACTTATCTAGTGAGTATGGGTGGGGTGTCCACTCCCCACCCATTTCACATCAGGCATTATTTTGCAATAATGTCTTGGGCGTTCACTTTCATCGCTTCGCACAACAATAGAAATGTCGTCATGCTTGGCGAGAAATGTCCGTTCTCAATGCGATTCACCGTTTTACGGTCAATGCCAGCCTTATTCGCCAGCGTTTCTTGTGACCACTCACGCTCAAGTCTTTCGTTCTTGAGTCGCTCTGCGATTCGCATTGTCTTTTTCTCAATGGCTGTAAGTGCCATGTCTTTCTCCTTTGTTTCTTGGTTGATTTTGGGTTTAGGACTTATCTAGTAAGTAATCGTCATACTGACTGAACGATAGTTTCTCCTTTCGCCTCTGATTAGAACGAATCCACGACACGATGAGTTGCATCGCCTTGTCGCACGAATCAACCATTTCATCGTCACGGTTTGCTCGCCACTCACTCTGTGCTTCCCAGTATTCGTCCATTTGTTCATCGGTATCTTGGGGCATGCCCTCTATCTCCGAATCCATTTCGGTTACACCTTCGCCCTCAACAATGAGTTCGCCATTGTGGATTACAACCCAACCAGCAAAGAACTCGGCTTCTTCCGTGAACACGACACCGAATACAAGTTTCGGGAACTGCTTTGAGATACGAGCGATAAGACCGTTACACGGCGACCATGCTGACTGGTAATACATTGAGACAGAACCCTTGTTGTAGTCGTCATCAGATACGCCAACATCACCTGCGCCCCACTTGCTTCCCCATACGGCGTTGGCATAGTCGTACCAGTCCTTGTAGCCGTACTTATCTAGGTTGTCTTGCATTTGCTTTTTGTGTTCAGCCTGTTTGTCCTCGGGAACTGAACCCGAAACCGTGTTCATCAACGCCTCGGGAATCGGGTCAAGGTGGTTGAGTGAATCAACTTCTACTTCTTTTTCACCAGTGGCTACCCATTTGCCGTCTTGGATTTCTCCAGTCTTTTGCAATTCCTTTATCTTGAGTGATTTCAGGAATCGCTTGAGTTCAGGTTTCGGACCTGACACCTTCATTGTGTTACTGCACCAGTTTGGCATGCTCGCCCTTTCGTCTAGTAGTGGTACGACCCACTCTAGCCCCACACCAGCAGATTTATCAACCTGACTTATCTAGTCAGCATGTTCTTCCACCACCGTCAATGTCTTGATGTGTTCTCAACCCGACCCGACTTTCACCCGACCCACCCGTGAGCCGACCCAACTTCTTGCCGACCACCCCGAACCAGCCCCACCCCATCACTTACCGTGTAAGCCCCGCGTCCCACTGTTTAGCCGGGGCTCAAAGGGTCGAGCTGGTTTAATTTGGTTGGACTTATCTAGTCAGTAATGATTTCGTCTGCGTAAACGAGTTGTGTTTCGCTGACACGCCAGCCGTTCTGATGGTCCGTCCATGCGTACTTGATAAGTGCCGTCCACTTATCTAGGTAGTCATAAATCTCATCATCGGGAATCCCATAGTCGTCAAAATACGAAGTGTCGTTCGGGTCTGGCGAGAAAGAGAAATAGACAAATGAGCGACCCTCTGGAAACTCCACTCTGCACTTGCTGCCGATGAGAATCAGACCACGAGCCTTTATTGCGAGCATGGTCAGAAAGAGCCGAATCGTAACCCATAGGGGAACGAAGAACTTATCTAGTAGGTTCATACGCCATCTCGTTTACGTCTTTGCCGAGAAGTTGGTCTGTAGTCAGCCGAATTATTGAGCGCACAATGTCGTCACTTGTTATGCCCCACGAATCAAGAGCCCACGCCAATAAAGTTCCATTTGCTAAATCACCACAAATTGCTTCTATTGCTTGAGCCCGTGTCGTGGCAAGGAAGTAGTAGTTCTCCCACAAAATCTTGTCTAAATCTTCAGGCGTCAGAACCATTTCTCTCCTTTCACGGAAACAGTAGTCCGTACCACCCCAGTTTCGGTAGCAGAAACCACGACTGGAGTCAGCACCTTGTATGCGTTTATCCAGTACTTAGACCGTTCAGCAGACCTGACCCATTTCGCCCTTTCTTCATCGGTCATGTATTCCCACTCATCGGGCATTTCATTGGTGGGGATACTCCACTCCTCAATTATTTCTTCTTCTTCGTGTTTCACAATTTGTGCGCTCGCACGGACTGTGATGTGAACATGGGCAGTCACTTATCTAGTCCTTTCAGTACCAGCAGGTAGAGCCGTCTGCCTCATCGGCAGTCCAACGAAGCCACCAAATCGCATAACGAATCTGAGGAATCAAATCCTCACCGTTCACGATGAACTCTGGAGAATCCTGAATCTTTTCGTTCAGAAACCATTCCATTTGGTTGGCAGTTGCTCGGCAACTCTCTGGAGACTTCTCCGTACCTTCCTCATTGTCGCCATAGAAATCGTATTCGCTAATGCCAAGAGCGTCAATGAGGTAGTTCCCCCACTTACCCCGATACCAGCACGGAGTTCCGAACATGCCGTACACAGCACCTTCGGTCATGCCACTTGCCTTGACTGCTGTCTGATACGGGCATGCGTTGCGATTAGCAGTTTCCTCACAGGAAATGCTTTCCACGAACTCACCGTCTTGTCCACGAATCGGCTGACCTTCCTTGTCCAGTCGCCTCACCATTACTGCCGTGCCTTTGGACTTGCACGGGTAGTTCTTCGGTATGTTGTCTAATCCCATTTTCTTCCCCTTTGGTTTAGTAGGTGATTACACGATACATGTGTACGAGCAGACTTATCTAGTAATCCTTTCCACCACCGTCAAACAGTTAGAGCCAGCAAACGACATTCCCCCGACACGCCCGAACTTTGCGCACTTTTCCCCGACCACCCCCGTTGCTCGCAAAAAAATCCATTTTTTATCACTTCCCGTGTGAGCCCCGGCTCATGGTCGGGGCGCGGGGCTTCCATCGTCGGAAGCGAACTTATCTAGTAAGTATTCGGGTCGGCACTTATCTAGTAAGTATCCAGCCAGCCCGACCCACCGTTGGCAAGTGGGTCAGACTGACTAGATAAGTCACTCGGCTTCGGCGATACCAGCCCTGCCCTCGTAGCCACGAACAGCGTTAGAGATTTGCCCGTAATAGTCACCGTTCTCGCAGTACCAGCCTTCGGGTCGTGCGATGAGTGTCCACACCACGAACGGCGAGTAGGTGTCGTTCGGCAAGTGGCACAGCACTGTCCACGAAGCGTACAGACCGTCACCAGCGACATTACGCAAGTGATACGCAAGCACCAAACCGTCATTGGCGTTAGTAAGCACCAGCCCCACTTTGGGGGCTGGTGACTTATCTAGTGAGTTGATGTGGTGAATAGTTGCTTCACTCATTGGGAAGTTCACCGTTGGCGAAGTAGTTATCCATTTGCTCATCGGTCATACCGATTACCTTTGGTGCGAAGTTCTCATCATCGCTCGCCCAGTCGGTGAGCCAATTTGCGTACTCACCGTCAGTGCGAACGGTCTTGACGAGATTTGCGAATTGCTCACTCCATACGAACGCAGGAACATCGTGGTTCTCTCCGTCATACTCGCCCTGCTCGTTGAGCGCACCGATTACCACGCAGTCACCTGCCAGTGGTCTGCCGAACAGTGCCGAAGCGACTGCGTTCATTGGCAAGCCGATGAGCAAGCCTTCATCGTTGATGTAACCAACAATGCCCAAGTTTCCCTCGTTCACGCTGTCAAACCAACCACCTACGATTTCGTTGATGGCGATGTGAGCCGTGTCCTCGTCAAGAAAGAGTGGCAAGCACTCTCCCTCGCTTGTGATGTGTAATGCCTTTGTTGCCATTGTTCTACCCCCTTCGGGTCTAGGTATTTATTACGATTTCATCGTAATAGTGGGTGGGCAGACTTATCTAGTAAGTCCACCCACCCACTGAACGACTAAGCGACTTTGCTCGCCTTGCTTGCTGGCTTGACTGCGCCCTTCGCTGGCTTCACCAGCACTCGGACATAGTTCGTGATTTCCACGACTGACTTGATTACCTTGTTTGGTATTTCGCCCTTGTCCACTGCGCTATCCCACGCCTTCGTGTCCACGCTTGGCTTCGTCACCTTACGGAACAGAGCAGGACTGACTGACTTGCGCAACTTATCTAGTGAGAAAGACCTGCGCTCGCTCGGCGTGACCGAGAGAGTGATTTCGTCTTGCGTGAAGTCGTTGATGCCGTTCTCGGCGAACACTGCGACAAGAGTTTCTCTTGCCACTTCGTGCGCCTGCTCGGCTTGTTCTTTCGCTGTGAGAGCGTTTAGGAACGCTTCCACTGCTTGCTTGACTTGGGTTTCTGTAGCCATTGGTTTAGTCTCCTTTGTGTTGGGTGGTGGCTTGCGCACCACCCTACACCCGTGAGAGCAGATTTACCAACATCGCTAGACAGATTTCTGAACTTGCCCCCGACACGCCCGATTTCCACTTGCCCCCGACCACCCCGTGCGCCCATTATTCTTGCCCTATGCGCCCTTTCCTTGTAAGCCCCGGCAGCCAGCCCTTCCAACGGGGCTCAGAAGGTTGGATAGAGGAAAGGCTGGCACTTATCTATGAAATGACAGCCGAAGCGAACAGACTGATAGCAATAGCCGAAGCAAGCAACGCCGAAGCGAAAGCCCTGCTCGCTCGTAGTCGCTTCTCGCTCGTCAGGGACTTATCTAGTTAGATAAGTGAAACGGGTGGCTCACCATTTCTGGCAAGCCACCCGTTACTTTCGGTGGTTTAGTGGGAAAGGGGGTTAGAGATACTTCGCCACCGAGTTGTAGGTGCTTGCGCTCACCAACTGCTCGTCTGTGAGTTTCAGCACACGAATTGCCTGTGAGATTTCCTCTTTTTCACGCTTGAACTCGTGTTCGCTGTAACCCGTAGGGCGTTCAGGCTCGGCTGGGAGTGCGCCTGCTGGAAGCAGAACGCTGACGCTGAACGATACTTTGCCCTTGTGCTTGCGGTCACGGGAGTACCAATAGTTCTTGCTGGCTTCCTCAATTTCGCCTTTTCCTGCTTTGATGAGTTTCAGGACAGCGAGGTTGTACGCCTCAACTGCCTTTTCGTAGGCAAGTTCCTCTTTCTCTTGGTTCTTGTACCGAGCCTCACGCTCGGCAAGAGCCTTCTCTAAGTGAGAGATGAGAACACTCACCTTCACCTTGACTTTGACTGTGGACATTATTGCTCTCCTTGTTCGGGGTCTAGTTGGTATCCGAACACCACCCACGCTACGAACACGACAGCAGACTTATCTCCACTTATCTAGTCAGTTCAGTTTCCTTTCCACCACCGTCAATAAGTTGAGGACAGATGTTGGTCGCCGTTTCTTTCAGCGCAAACTTTCGCCCGACCACCCCGAAGCGCACTCACTTCGCTTCACTCGCCTGCTTACCGTGTAAGCCCCGTGGTTTTTTGTTTTATTGAGCGAAGCGGGGCTCAAACCGTTGAGTGAGTGTTTGGCAACTTATCTAGTGAGTGTGTGTGGACTTCGGACTTATCTAGTTAGTTATCGTCTATCGGCAGGTCTATCGCCTGTCCTGCGTGTATAGTCGTGCCGTACTTATCTACTAAGTAATCGGCAACCTGCGTGATTTCGCCAGTACACTCTGTCTCTGCGATACTCCATAGCGTGTCACCCTCTCTAACGATTATCGTTGCTTCCGAGCAAGCGTAATCGGGCTGATTTGCTGTGTGAGTGGCAAGCAACGCAATGATAATAACTGCGATTATTGCGAACGCTCTGAACTTACGAGCAAGCATACGGTAGTGCTGGTCATACTTATCTAGTTCATTATTTCTCATCAGTAACCCCCTGTATTTGGTTTCTCCAACTCTAACTCGTATCGGGCAGATTTATCTGACTTTCTCCCGACCACCCCGACGCTCCAATAAACGCAATAAACGCAACGCTACGCAGGGAGCCCCGGCTCCTCGCAGGCCGTGCTCGCCACCATGCTCGCAGGACTTATCTAGTTAGATAGATAAGTGTCGGCAATGGAATAAGCCCGACACACTCTCGCAAGTATGTCGGGCTCGTCCGTGTCGGATGAGACGTGCTAGGTACTACTCGTTATCCTCGCCGTACAGTTCCAAGTGTGCTTGCCAGTCAATGAATTGGCTTAGGTGCAATCCCTCTACAAGCGCATGAGTTGGGCAGGTTGCCTGCCCACGCCATAGGATGCCTGCAGGCAGGTCAATCTCCACGTCCCAGTCGGCTTGCTGTGCGTTTGCGATTGCAACCTTGCACGGCTCCACCATGACGGCTGGAATTGCTGGATAGTGATTGCTTGCTAGGTGCCAGCGAAGTGCAGTATCCATGTCTGCCACTTCTAGCATCCCTTCTAGTGAGTATCGTCCCATTAGTAACCCCCTGTGTGTTGTGTGATTAGGACAAGTACCACGATAGTACCTGCCGTGCAGACTTATCTAGTTAGTCTGGCAGTCCGTAATAAGTCTCGTACTGTGGCTCGCATACTGCCTGCCAGCAATCGTTGCACCATTCACGCTCGCCATCCTCGTCTATGCGCCAGTACGTGATTAGCGACATACCTTCACGCCAACCTATCTCCGTACTGCAACGCTCGCAGGTACGTTCACCTACTCGCAAGTCTTTACCCTCGTAGTCGGCGTAGTTCAGTTCGCTGATAAGTACGGGCTCGTATTCAGGGATACGTGTTATCCAGTTATCCAGTGCCTGTGTATCTAGTCTCATAACTCTTACCTCGCTTAGTGATTGGATTAGTTCCTACTGATTACGGTATGGCGCAGTGGGCAGACTTATCTAATTAGTTCCACCCTCACTCTCGGCACTTGCCCCCGACCACCCCGACGCTCCACACCTGCTCGCTTGCGTTGGAAGCCCCGGGTTTCGCCGACTTCTGCGGGGCTTACAAGGTGCGAGCCGTTGGCTGGCATACGGGTATGTCGGGGGGAAGTTCGGCTCTTGCTCGGAGTGACTTCGTGGCTAGCGCACACGGCTATCGCCGTGCTTGCTCTCGGAGTGAACGCCTGACCGTCACGGTGGAGTTCGGTGCTTGCGTGAACTGACTAGATAAGTCGTATCGCTTGCGTGACGATGAACTAACTAGATAAGTCCATAAACGACTAAGCCCACCACGCAGGGGGTGCGTGGTGGGCTAGTCGGCTTGACCGAACGAACTTATCTAGTTCGTATTCTTTCGTGCCTTGGCGAACAAGTTGTGTACTGCGTCAGCGAGCGAGCCTCTCGCTTGACCTTCATCGGTAACAACGCTGTCTGGCTCATCGGAGAAACGAAGCACACTCGCCACACTTTGACGGCTTGCCAAGACGAACAAGCGAACACGCCTACGCTGTGGGTGCTGGCTCGGTGCTACTTCCTCATCATCGTCATCGGTGATAGGTGAAGCCCAACCACAAGTGACCAATGCGATGAAGTCCGAAGCATTGGCTACTGCCACGCTTTCGTCACTTTCTAGGAGTTCATACACATCGCCGTGTGTTCCAGCAATAGCGTACTCGCCGTACTTCGTGACGGAGTAAAGTTGGGCTTGACTAATCTCATAGCCAAGTTTGGTGTCGTTGAGACTTTGCTCAACTTCGGTGGCTAGGTCTATGGCTTTCATTGAGTTCCCCTTTCGTGGGATTAGTAGATACTCATACGATAACGGTGGGTGGGCAGACTTATCTAGTGAGTTCACACTTATCTAGTTATTCCACACGCCACGAAGCCATTGACCGTTTGCGTTGCCTGCCACTTCCACCCGACCTACCCGTTGCGCCACGCCCACCCCACCCCCCCGACGCTGGAAGCCCCGCAGGGGCTGACGCCCCCCGGGGCTCCCAAAGGGAGCGAGGGCTGGGTGGTCACGGGGTAGTCGGCGCGAAGTTCGCTTTCGGTTGCTCTCTCGTGGTCTATGCTTCGCTTCGTGGTGGGCAACATACGGCTCGTTGCGAGTGGGGCTTCTTATCCTTTCTGACCCTACCCTGCTCAACCGTAATGGGTCTTTCGCTCGTAACGGAGTGGTTTACCGAGACAGCCGAGACTGCTCACCACAACTAACTAGATAAGTGACTAGATAAGTGGGGGCGTGGTCTTATCTAGTCAGTCATAGAACTAACTAGATAAGTGTCGCTCACTCGCTCTCGCAAGCACCACACAGAATGTCAGCACCTGCCCAGTCACCGACATAAGTACCGTGCTTGCAGTACAGGCTTTCCTCGTAGTCGTGTTGCAAGCGCACACGGGCTTCGTAGTTCGCTTCGTACTCGTCATAGTGCTTGTCACAACGGGCGAACATAATCGCCGTGCCGTTGCTACGGAAACGCATGGGCAACGCATAGCGAAACTCAACGACACCTTCGCACGGGCTATTTGGGTGTTCGCCGAGACAGTCAAGGTGAGTGAGTTCAGGCGTGGTTACTTCGTGTTCGCTCATTAGTAGTCGTCTCCTTCGTATGGGTTGTCGTCATAATTTGGCTCGCTGTAATAATCTGCGTACCTATCCTCATACGCTTTGATAATTGGTGCTTCCTCGTTCCAATGCGAGTAGTCGCTAAGTGATGAATGACGCTCATTACTACGACCACTGCTTTGCTTGCGCTCCTCGTAGTAGCACTTCTCGCACCACAGGTTGTCGTGCTTGTCCACAATGAAACCAAACGGCAAATCAGTTCGCTCATTCAGTTCTGACCAGTTTGCAGGCTCGTCACAATGCACACACTCGGTCATGCAGGTATCGGCTTCGTATTCAGTACTCATAGTTCCCCTTTCGTTGGTACTGGTAATGGTATCGGCGTGTTGGCAGACTTATCTAGTTAGTTAGACACGCTTGGCGCACACGCTCCCGATACCTGCTCGCACGGACTTCTCGTTCGTTAGGTCTGCTCCACACACACAGCACACACCTGCGAGTGCCCCTATCTCTTGCGCTTGCTCAATGGTCATACGGTCACTTGCAGATAGTTCGTAAATAGCACCTGCTTCGTACACGAAACGCTCGGACTTCGTGCTTGCTTCGGGAACGAAACGCATAGCGTAGAAACTTCCACGCTTGGACTGCTTCACACGAAACACACCTTGCGAATTGCGATACATACCGACTTCAGTTACAGGGTTCACACTTGCTCGCTTACCTGACTTGTCTTGCTCTATCTGTCGCAATACTGCCGAGAGTTGCTTCTCGGTAATCACTCCGTGTCGCTCCCAGTAATTGAGAACGCTCGCAAGAAATTGGCTCTTATGCGAATTAGCAACAAGGTAATCCCTTGCTCTATCTGTATCGGTTGTTGGCACTTGGCTCATCAGTATCCCTTTCGTAGTATCCCTGTAATCAGCATAACCCACATCACGCAGACTTATCTAGTATCTATTTACGCTTGCTCGCTCGCTGGACTTATCTAGTAAGTTCACGCCACCTTCACCTTGCGCCCTTCGCCTTCTCTCCCAGTCGCACTTCTCGCCCGACCCCACCCGACCCACCCACTTGCGCCCGACCCACCCGTTGCGCCTTCACTTCTCCCCCGACCCACCCCGTGTGGGAGCCCCGCTACCCGACCGGTCTTCCGGGTGACCTGACCGGTTTATACCGGGGCTTCTGTGGGCCATGGCCCGCAGGGGACTGAACCCCTGCGAGCTGCTGGCTCAGCGAGCCTTGGCCTTCCGGCGTGTGTCGCTGTCGAGATACCACCACAGCGAGCCATCGCTGTAGCCGAGCTGCTCAAGCTCTGCAGCAACTAAAGCCGAATTGGCCCGATGCCGCTGCAGCTCTTCGTCACCATCGCCGACTTGTGTCGGGCAGAAAATGATTGCTCGAAGGATTGCCTCTTTCTGAGCTTCTGTCAGCCTCCACACAATCTCTCTTTTCACATTGTCCCCTTTCGTTCGTGGCTTGCGCCAAGCGAAGCCTAGTAACAGGAGGGCAGAGTTATCTCGCGCGCAGCAGGAGCCCCGTGTTTTGTGTCTCGGTTATTCTCAACGGGGCTTCTTTGATGCGAGGAATGTTTTTCGCATCGGGGTGGTCGGCAAAAAGTTTGGCTGTTGTTGGAATGATGTTTGCTCTCGCTACGATGTTTGCAACCTACTAGAAACGGAGAAATTGATAATGACCAAAACCACGACTTCGCTAATTGGAAAGCGTATTCGTCTTGTCCGAACGAATGACCCGTACACGAAACTTGTTGCTGGCGACCTCGGAGTGATTACGAATGTGCGTGACGATTTATGGGGCGCCAGCATCGTGAGTGTTGATTGGGATAGTGGAAGCAGTCTCTCGCTAATTGAGGGTGAGGATTCTTTCACGATTATTAGTGAGCGTGAACAATTCGCAACAGCGTTAGAGAACTTCGTGCAATCCACACTGGAACTCTCGCTCGCTTGGGAGCGTCTTGACGAACAATTCGCCGAGTATCTGAACACTTTGGACTGGGGTTTCACTTCATCGCTTGATGAGTATGTCCACGAACTCTCGCATCTGCGCCACAAGGTGCTGGACGCTATTCGTCAGTCTGCCAAAGAGAACTAGATAAGTCGGCAGAACAATAGTTCTCCCCCCGATTTCTCGGGGGGAGAGACTAACTAGATAAGTCAGTCACCAGAGTAATTTTTGGACTCTGTGGTTTCTCCATCTAGACCACACTTGGAGCACTTGTGGTAGTTCGTTGCCGAAAAAGTGCCCAACACCGTGTTGTAGTGATGGACGATGAAGCCGACTTGTTGCCAATTGTGACCAAGCAATGCTTGGCGTAGCCAGTAGTTCTTATCGGAGTATTTCCGATAGAGCCGACCTACATACCACAATTGCTTTTGACTTAGTTCGCCTTTCTTGGCGTACTGGTCGGCAAGGCTTTTGACGAACTCAGCGTCATTCCCCTCTATCGTTGAGAGACGAACCAATTGCTCATCAAGTGTCGCTGACTGTGACCAAGCCTCTGGCGCTTCCACAGCGTGGCAATAGGTGTGTCTTGCCGAACGGCGTTGCTCGCTCGCTTGGTCGGAAAGGTCGGCAGGAATTTCCCCCGACCATCTGTCTGTAATGGTGCTCATCATGCTCCCCCTCTGGGGGAGACCATCTCCCCCGACAGAACCATCGTACCCAATGTGGGGCAGACTTATCTAGTCAGTTTAGATTTTGCTCACACTTATCTAGTCGGTTCATGGAACGACACGACACCGACAAAAGAACAGACAGAGAGAGCAGGTGCTCGGTCGGCAGACTTGCCCCCGACCCACCCGAACAGAAGGCGCAGCACACACTGTGTGAGCCCCGGCTAGGAACGCTTGCAGCGAAAGCTGCGGGGCTTACAGCGTTTTGGTGGCTGTCGAAACAGCCATGCCATCGGGGTAGTCGGCAGAAAGTGGAAAAAAGATTTGCTTTTTTATTGCAGTACCAGTAATGTGAAGAACATGATTACTGAACTAAACCCTGAACTACTGGAATACACCGAGACGCATGATGTATTCGGAACGATTATTCGTCACCCATTGGTGATGTGGATAGGACCAGTAACAGACATTGACCTAATAAATAATCTTCTTGATAACAAGCGCAAGGCAACGGAAGAAGCACTAGATAAGTGTGAATGGTCACGATTTATTTATTTGCATGAGCGTCCATATCGTTTTGATGCTTTACACTTTGTTCTCAACACTTTTGATGAAATTACTGATGATGAGTATTGGTCACTTGTTTCGGATGTATGGATAGACACGGAGAACGCTTGGCAGAATGTTGGTTCGTGGACAGAACTATTCGGAAGTGACCGTGCTTCACAACACTCGCTGATGAATGAAGAAGAACTGAAACTATTCGCATCGCTTGACGACACGCTGACAATTTATCGTGGATGCCGTAAGGATGTAAACGAAGAAGGTTTATCGTGGACGCTTGACAGAAGTAGGGCGAAGTGGTTCGCTGACCGTCACGGTCACGATGATAGGACGTTGCTTACGAGAGAGATAAGCAAGAGTGAAGTAATCGCAGTGTTTACACGCAGAGGCGAAGAAGAAGTAATCGTACTTCCGTATTACTAACTAGATAAGTGTCCAGATAAATCTGCTCGTCATTTATTACCATTATTAGTACCTACTACCGAAAAGGGGAAAATATGTTGGTAACAGATGTAATCGTGAGAAGCAGGGGAACAGCGTTCTCAATAGCGCACAAATTTCAGCAAGGCGAAAAAATTGCCTTTCGCCAAGAAGGCGACAAAGATGTATTTCTCGTAGATACCGTACTTGTTTCTAATGACGGCAATTCGGTTTATGTTGACGGCACTTGGCTTGATGCAGAGAACGATTATGAATTCGGTGGAGAGTGGGATAACGAATTTGATTCCCGTGATGCAATTTTTGTTTCGTTCGTAGAAGTAGTAAAGCGTGAGCCTCGCAATTGGACGGAGTGCTTGCCTGCTGAATACAACAATGGCACTTACGCTTGGACGGAAGAAGTGGTCTGGGATGCAATTGCAGAATTTCACGGAGTAGATGTTTCCGAAATTGCTGACGGTGACCTTGCTTCTTATCTATGAACTAGATAAGTAATGAAAGACCCACTTATCTAGTGAATAACTAGGTGAGTGGGTTTTTTCGTATGCGTAACTAACTAGATAAGTGCATTGAGTTGGTTACTGCTACCGCAGCCCCGCCTTTCGTCGGTTTTTATGACATTGACTTATCTAGTAAATAGAAAAGCCCCCATCAGTTCCTGCGAGGACCGATGGGGGCGATTCGTACTGGGTGGAAATCGGGGGAAATCACCCAGCGAGCTTTAGAGACGTATGTATCCAGTCTCTGCCGGCTGTGTAACTGGCTTGATTGCTGCAACTGTCGTGTTCGTAACACTCTCGCGACGCAGCTTCATTGAGTCACGCACCTGACGCTTCTGTTCGAGCACATCGACGAGAGCAGCGAGCGATGCGTTCATCTCGCCCTTGCTAGTCGGGGTGTACTGTCCGTAGAGGTTAAAGGTGCCGTCCGGCAAGGCTTCCTGGCTCGTAGTGAACTGCGAGAGGTCAAACCCGTAGCGAGTACTCCATTTCCAACGGAACGTAAAGAACTCCTCGTTAGCCTTTGCTCCACTGCGCAACAAGACGCGAGAATTTGGGTGCTTGAGGACTTCGAGGAACAGCTCTTCAGTCTCGTTCATTGGGTACTTGATGACGTGATTCAGAGAGCCAGGCTTTGTTTTGGTTGCCTTCCCCATCCTGGTTGAGGTGACTGTCAACCCTGATTCGACAGCAGACTTGATGGTTTGCAGCTTCTCACGAATTTGCTTAACCTTGCGGCCACCAGGGATTGTCAGTGCTCCACCCGTGAAGCGTGCATAGTGCTCAATCTCGCCAGCCTCATTAGCGCGTGTGACGATTTCGATGCCTTTTGCAATGCTTCGCAGTGGGCCATTGCCACCACGCTTCTTTGACTTCTTGACGAGGAACCACTCATTCGGAGAATCGAGAAGTGTCATAATAACAACTTCGATGTTCGTCAATCGTGGGACTGCCTTGCTTGAGGTGCGACCAGTGGCCGACGATGGTGGTGCCATCTTTACTGGTAGTGGTGCCATCCCACTAATAACCTTTGCCATTTTGACAATGGTTTGCTGGTCTACGTTAGAGGCACTCGATGTAAGTGTCTCAATGAGTTGTGCCTGTCCGGCACCGGACGGGGACTTACCCCGATGCTTTGTTGTCGCCATGGTTGGCTCCTTCTAGTTACTTGTCTCAGGTGGCTTATTGCCACTTGGGGACAGACTAGGGCTTGCCAATACGAGTTCACAACCTCCAACAAAGATTTTTTTTATGTTGCATGGTGGCGTAAAGATGACTAATATTGCCTCCGACCGATGTGAAGCGCTCACAAAGGCAAACAAACAACTAGGAGATAGCTAAATGGCTACAAAGAAAAAAGCTGCACCAAAGAAAGCAGCAAAGAAAAAGCCGGCCAAGAAAACTGCAAAGAAAGCAGTAAAGAAAGCAGTAAAGAAGAAGCCAGCAAAGAAAGCCGTCAAGAAGGCAACCAAGAAGACAGCAAAGAAAGCAAAGACGGTCAAGAAGGCTGCCAAGAAGGCAGTTCGGATGCCAGCTCCTGCTCGCAAGAAGCTAAAGAAAGCTATTGCTAATAACTCATCAATTATCGACGGTCCAATCGTCGACAACGCGCAGAAGTAATTACGCATGTCTCGCCTGCGAATAGAAAGAACAGAGATGTCTCAAATCGGTGAGCCCTCACAGCCTTCGTCAAAGGCGAAGACAAGCACAATCAGCTTCGACGAGTGGCTCCACATCGGTCTAGAAAATGACTGGTGTGGACCACCCGTATGCTCAATACATGACGGTATCCCAATGAGCGAAGCTGAAGAAGAGGAATTTCAGGAAGGTGACCCGTGTGTGCACATCATTCGTTTGTACGAAGATGAAGAGCAAAAGAAGTTGGTAGAAGACTTCCACTCGCCATCCAATTGGCGTAAACCACTTATCTAGTTAAGTTCACCCACAGCACTTATAACGGCCACGACGAGGTGGTCTTTGGCTTGTTTTGGCTTCTGATACAGGAACAGCACGACGAGTGAAATTTGGTGCTTCTGTTTCCTGCTCTTGTTTTTTCTTTTTAGCCATACCCTATTTTCTCATAGGGAAGCAGCTCTATGGTGGAAGCGCCTAGAACAGGGCTATTTGGATACCACCAGTATCTTCTACTTGTTTGCAGTAGTTGTGCTTGTATTCGTGAAGCTCGTCAATAACTTCGGAAATTGTTGTCCCCTTGGCTTTAAGCCAAACAACAGCTTTACGTTCGCTAATCGAATCTTGTGGGCGCAACGGTAGACCACATACGCAACACGTGAACAACGGTGGGAGTGAAGCCATAATCTATTACCACTTTCCTACTGGGCATTCAGCCTCAATTAGTCTTGTTTTTAAATGCATGAAGCAACCACACACAGCGCACTGCTGCGTTTGGCGCAAGAATTCAGGGCATGCCTTGCAGATAGCGAAGCGCTCCTGTTGTTTCTTTTCGGTCGTGTAATTCTGTCGGCGCAGCAAGTGCCAGGGCATGTTTCGTCGTCTCATAACTTAATCCCGACCACCCCGTGCCTTGCTATCAAATTTTAAAAATCCGTACAGAACTAGCAAGAGCAGCACGGAAACAATAACGCTGTTGGTATCCATGGACCCATGATAGCGATTTTCTCGCTTTTCATCAAGCTCACTGATAAACCTGCTTTCCTCGACTTAGGATTCACATCGCAGACCGGCAGGGCTCACACTCTCCTTTCGGTATCCAACACACGTGAGCCTTGTCGGTCCTCATTTTTATCTGTACAATGTCCATCGTGAAGTTATTTTTAGACCACAACGAAATAATTCTTGATTTTCCATTTGATGCCGGCCAGGTTGAGGAAATAAAACGCATATCAGGTGCAAGGTGGGACAAGATTGGCCGTGTGTGGCGCTTACCAATTACGGCTATCAATGAAGGTCGTGAGTTTGCATTGCGTCATAACTTTGAGGTCACTGTCGATGCTCTAAAGTTCTCCGTACCAATACCTGCTATAGGGCGCACCGGTGCTCGTGTGTATGTCGATAATGGTATGGCGGTTATCCGTGTGCCTTATGAGCGAGTAATCATTAAGGCTATTAAACAAATACCTGGCATTACATGGGATAGCAAAATGCTTGCATGGAAAGCCCCCCTTACATCGATTACAAATATCATTACGTGGGCCAAATCTTTCGGCGTTACCGTAGACAATGAGCTAATGGACATGGCTGTACAAGTAGAGACAGAGATGACTGAATTGATACAGGCATCACGCTCGGTAGACGCAGAGATACAGATACCTGAACTACAAGGCGCACTGCTGCCGTATCAGAAAGCTGGAGTTTCGTACGCTGCAAGAGCCCGTAGGACATTTATCGCTGACGACATGGGTCTCGGAAAGACACTGCAGGCGATGTCCACGCTCGAATACGTTCACGACAGTTACCCAGCAGTCGTTGTATGTCCACCAAGTCTCGTGCTTAACTGGGCGAGTGAATATTCGAAGTGGTATCCACATCGCAAGGTGGCCACTGTGACGAACCGTAAGTCATTCCCTGACGCAGGCACATATGACGTTGTGGTAGTTGGATACAGCAATATCGCTACATGGGAGAAGCAACTATCCAAACATCGCTCGTACGTATGGGATGAAAGCCACTATCTAAAAACGCCCACCTCGCAGAGAACGAAAGCAGCAGTCAAGATAGCTCGTAGCGCACCAAAAGAAGGTCTCGTATTGTGTCTCACGGGAACACCCGTAACGAACAGGCCGAACGAATACGCAAGCCAACTTGATGTACTGGGTCGCCTCAAGGACTTTGGTGGGTTGTGGGGTTTCTATCGACGCTATTGCGCTGCATACCAAGACAGTTTTGGTCAGTGGAATATCAGTGGACACTCACACCTAGACGAACTCAATGACAGGCTTCGTGGCACTTGCTACATACGCCGTACGAAAGACCAAGTGTTATCGGAGTTGCCACCCGTAGTCCATAGCAAATTGCTGGTAGAGGGCTCATCACAAGCGATGAAAGAATACAAGAAAGCAGAGAACGACATTATTCTCTACATCGCAGAGCGAGCCCGACAACTCGCCATAGAGCAGGGCAAGTCACAGCACGGCGCTGCCATATCAGCAATGATTAGGGCAGAAGCGAACGAACATTTAGTCCGTCTGTCGGTGCTTCGCCGTCTTGCTGCGAAAGCAAAGATGGAAGTCGCTCATGAGTGGATTACTGAACGTATAGAGGCCGGCCGTAAGGTCGTTGTCGCTGCACACCATCGAGACATCGTTGACGAAATCGCCCGTAAGTATGGAGACCTACGTATTCAGGGTGGAATGAAGGTTGAGGAAGTAGAGGAGAATAAACGCAAGTTTCAGCAGTTAACCGTAGATAAAGCACCCGTAATCGTGTTATCTATCCAGGCTGCCAAAACTGGACACACACTCACTGCGTCAGAGGAGTGTTTATTCATAGAACTTCCGTGGACACCAGCAGACGTAGACCAGACATACTCACGCCTACATCGCATCGGACAACAAGGAAGCGTGACGGCAACTTATCTATTAACTAAAGACACCATTGATGAGGAGATTTATCAACTCATCGAGCGAAAGCGTTCGGTGGTAAATGCGTCAGTAGAAGGTGGGGAGTTCGCTAACGAGGATAGTGCCGTGCAACTTATTCTGAATTTACTCGGTAAAGCAGAACAGAACTAATCGGTTTCGGAACTTGTTTCCGACTTACCCGTGGCACCCTGGGTGCGACCGTAAAATATTTCCTCTGCAATTAGTTTGGAATATTTCTTACGCAAGCGCCATATTTTCTTGTTCATTTCAGTCATCTCTTGGCTCATTCGAGCTTTGATTATTGCTTTGTCGTCATACACGCCGTGCCCATTAAATAGTGCGTCATGGATATCTGCGTCCTCAATGATGATGTCTGATATCCAACCGGCACGTTTGTCTATTGCCATCATTAATTCACACAAACCCTCTACGCCGAATTCATCGTGAATTCGATTTGCGATTATTGAGCAGAAGTGTGAACGATACATATTTCTCGCTTTCTGCGAGTTAGACATGAACTCGGATATGAACAGCGCAAGTTCTTCCTTTGTCGGCATTTCTTCGCCATCATCACCGGCAAATTCGTAAAAATCGTCTGCGCCGTCGTTATTCATCTTGCCTCACTTTTCTATGGGCTTGACTAATAATACCCGTACTAGAAGTCAGACATTTGTTAATAGATAAGTTTGAGTTTTTAGTTTTGTTCTCGTCACCCATGAGTTGTTGTCCATGGACGCGAGCGCGCGTTCATCGCGAGAAGCATCTCGGTAGTGGTCGAGATATTCGCCGATGGCGTTATAGATTGACCAGCCGTTGTACCCGTAGTTCTTTGCGTTGTTTTCGTTTTCATAAATAGCGCGAACTAGCGACAACACGTCATCACGGTTCTTTCTCTGACGCTCTGTGCTATTTGGCTCTATCGGAAATGCTGTATTTAGGACTTTGTCAAGAACTTGTGTGCGTGCTGGAACTTTCACTGCCAGTAGTCGTTCGGCAGTAGCAGCAAAGTTGTTTGCCCATTCATTAGATATCGCAAGAACTTCATTCGCTTGCTCTATCGCTCTGTCTGCATTACGAGTGTGACGAGCAGTAAATACCCGTCGAGCGCTTTCTATGCCAAGCGTTACGGTATTTTGACATACGGCACGAATAGAAGTGTTGGCGAATGTAATTGCCGTCTTTCCATCGTGTCCATTGCGAACAAGTAAGTAGCGCGCTATTTGGTCATTCACGCCAGCAGGGTCTACGACTATCGCGCCCAAGTCAAGTGAAGCAAAGAAACCTTTTCCATCGTGTAGAACACCGGCGGTATCTACAACTGCGTCTCCTTCGGAAGCACCCACGATGCTTAGCGCATAATCCAAACACTCTTTATTCTGCTGAACTACATAACGCGTTCCAACGGTGGCCAAACCGGTGAATGTGCCGTCAATGTTGACCCGTACGGTTGCACGACTGTCCGGCACGAGAATAGTTGTGCCATCAGGGTTCCGTAGTGGTTCGCCATTGTCATCGCAAATTGCCACCCGTGTTGTGACTACATCGAAGTTCGCCTGTGAAGCTTCGAGCATTGCCTCTGCCGTTTGTAGCCCCTTCATTGGCGTTCCAAGCCTGTGCCACGGGATTTCTCTGTCGGCGTATGCCATTCTCGCTGTGCCGTCTTTATTGATTTCTAGTCCGTGTGCCATTTCGTGTCTTTCCTTCTCTCTCTTTTAGATAAATCTAACCGAGTATTGCCTGGTTCATTGTACACCGGGGCTCCAGAGGCAGGGGCAGTGGTTGGGGTTCGGTCTGTGGCGAGGGCGCACGGGTGGGTCGGCAGAAAGTCGGATAATTCTGCTCGTCAATGGTTATGATTTATTCAGGAACTAACGCTCGTGAAAGGGGCAACTAATGAAGTTACTAGATAAGTGCGAAAACTGGTGTCAGGAACATTATCTCGGAACGATGAAGGCTCTGCTCGGCATTATCTCTGCCGTGCCGACTATCGGACTGTTCGGAGTGGTTCAGGCGTACTACAACAGCAACATCGGCGACCTGCTGACCTGTTTGTTCATCGTGGTAGGTGGAACGGTGATTACCACCCTATTCGCTCTGACCGTGTACAACGAACATCAAGACGAACGCTACGGCTCTATTCGCCGTCACCCAGTCACGAAGCGAGTGCGCTAATGACTACGACAGCACTGGACACCCGTAGCGTGTTAGCAGAAATGCTAACAGAAAACACTGGAACGCACATCTTGGACAGTGGTGGCGCATACGGCAGGAACTGGGAACGAAACAATGGCAAGACGCTTGCCGATTTTGAGAACGAACCGACTGCGTGGGCTGACGGTTATGGCGTAGTGCTTTCAGTTTTTCACTTTCTTGCGAACCGTGTGGAGTTTCTGCCGAGTATCCAAGCCGAGTTAGATGATTTGGCACGGTGTATGCCTGATGAGGGCTGGTTGGCTATCGCCGAGACACTGGCTGAACGCTACGACCCTAAGCCTCGTACTTGGAACACTTACAACGGCGAGGACAGTCTTTCGCAAACACTACAAGGCGTATCGTTCACCCGTAATGACGGTGAGACTGTGAGCCTTATTCAGATACACGGGGGCTGTGATGTTCGTGGTGGATACACGAAGCCTCGTGCTTTCCGTGTGACGGTGGAAATGGCTGACTGTTTCCCATACGACCACAACTCTTATGAGTTGGAGTGTCCGACTGATAACGAACACTCTCTCTCGTATTTGGGTGAGTACATCGGTTGGCACGGGTCAAGCATTGACGCTGATGAGTATCCGACATACGACAGCGAGAAGCGAACAGCGAACTGTGTGAAGTGTGGTTCGCCATTCATCGTTCACGCCTCTGAACCGTACTAGATAAGTCTCAACGGTCACCCGTAGCCTCTGCGCTCTTATCCCCAACCCCCTTTCATCAAGGGCGTAGGGGTTACGGGGTTTCACTTATCTAGTGAGCATTACTCTGCTACGGCGAGACTATGACTTACTAGATAAGTGTTCATCACAAGTGAGGGCAAAGTGCGAAGCACTGCGCCAGCCGGGGCTCCGAGCGTTTGAGTGTGGTTTGTGTTGTAACTAGATAAGATGATGAGATGAACGAGAACACCTATCGAACAGCAAAGACAATTCTCATCGCTATCGCAATAACACTTGCGTCAGTATTCGCATTTGGGTATTTGGAAAGACAGCAAGCAAGAGACAGTGAGTTCTTTTGTGATGGCACACCAGTCACTATCAAAGAAGGCGACACTCTCTATTGGATAGCCCGAACAAAGTGTGAAGGCAACACTATGGAAGTGGTGGACAGACTTGTCGCCCTGTACGGCACGACATTGACTATCGGTGACACCATCTATCTGCCGACACACAACTCCTGTGAGTTGCGTATGACAGACGGTGGTCAAGTAATGGAAGAGTGTGCGTGATGAACTTATCTAGTTCAGTATCTGTCCAACACTGACAACGAAAACTTCTCCACAGTAAAGCACACGGGCGTACTGTTTATCTGTGTCGTGGTATGAGATGAACTCTGCTTCCACAGCACCCGTAGTCATTCGGCGTGCCTTGTCTGAAACGATGTGACCGAACGACACTGGTATCAACAGCGTCTGACCTACGGTAAGTCCTTTGGTAATCACTAGATGCCGTATGTTCCGAGTTGAGTGCGCTCTGCTTGGCGCAAGACTTCGTAGATTTCGGAAACATGCGCTTCCGTGTGTTCATCATCAGCGAACAACCTGACTATCTGTAAGACACACTCCAAGCGAGCAACCTGCTGTGCCGTAAGTGTGATAGTGAGTTCTGCGTTTCGTGCTATTCCCATTGTGTTCCCCTTTCGGTATTGACCTTAGGGTAGGGCGAGCAGACTTATCTATTTACTATCTGTGACATCACGCCACTGACCATCAACGACCACCTGATAGTGCGCCCCCGACACTGGCACGAGTTCGCCATTAGCATTGCGTTCATACTTGCCGAAGTTCTCAGTGGAACGCCATGCCCACTCACAGCACGGTGTTTCACTATCGCAGGGGTGTGTCCCCTTACCTATCGTCTCTGCCAATGCTGGGAACAGAGTAAGGAACTTCACTATGCAGTCGTGACACAGTATCCAACTACGGCTACGGCGATTACTAAACAGTACATCTACCTCATCAGTGAAGCCACCATAGTAACCAAATAGGTCAAATGGTAAATCCCAACCGTTACTAGGTAGGTGCTTTTGTTCATCGCACTGGACATCGTAGTCACAACCTGAACAGCGAACATGGTTACTCATAACATCTCAACGATAGTCGTATGCGAGCAGACTTATCTAGTACCCGTAGCACTTGGCGACTTCTATGACTGGCGTGTGTTGAGGCGAAGGTAGGCAGAGTAGGCGTAGTTGCGTTGGCGTTGGCGTTCGGCGTGTGCCCTCTCTGCGTCTGCTGGGGGCATACGGTCTATCTCATCATCAGTGGGTGCGAAGCCTATCTCCCTCTCTGCTTCTAGCATCAGTGACACAAGGCTAAGCGTGTGGGTGTCTGCGTACTCACCCGTAGCGATGTGGCAACCTTGTTCATCTAAGTCAAGTGCCAACAGTTCGCTTGCTACCTTTGAGATGAATACACCTGTGAGTTTCATCTGCGACAGGCGTTGGTGTGTGGTCAGGTGTTCGTTCGCTGTCCTCTTAGACCGAAGCAACTGTGTGTACATACTGTTGCTTGGAACGAAAGCGACAAACTCTGATGGGGTTGGCTCTTGTGTTGTCATCTCATCTCTCTCTTGTGTTTGTGTGTGTCGTGTGTATGCGATGTGTATGAGCGAGGCTCTGCGTGGCTAAGCCCACACCAGACCCGAAACCCGACAGACCCGACAGTGCTGTTGGTTTTGTTGGCGTGTCGTGTTGCGTGTTGGATTACATCGGGTGTGTGGTCTCTCTCTCGGCGTGTGTCTTACTGAAACACTTGGATAAATCGTCTTGCTGTTTTTTGGGGTGTCGTATTCGGGTCGTGACTTATCTAGTGAGTTGTGTCGTTTTGTAATCAGCCAGAAACCATCGGCACACACTGCGAGAGACTGCTGTGTGTCCTCTGCGTGTGTGGACTTGTTGCCGACTACCCCGAGTACCGACACAAATTGCGAAAAATTGTTCGCAGTGTCGCCTCGCAGCACCTGTCTCTTGTAGCCCCGCGAAACTTTCTCGGTTGAGGCAGGGTGGGTGGGGGAGCAAAATCGCAAAAAATTCATCCCAGGTTTTTCACTTAAATTTATCCAATGCATACAGCTCGGCCGCCAGTTTGCGGACTTTCTTCCAGTGTCTTGATTGTCTCCCATTTGCCCCCAGACAGCATGGGATGAGCCCTGTGAAGGACAAATGCATGAATGCCCTGTCTTCGTATGCTTCAATCACGTCCGGTGAATCCGAGTACAAAGCGTCCTGTGTTTCTTTCACGGTTCAAGCGTATACTGAAATTCATGCAAACCCAATACCTGTCGTTTAATGATTTTCTTGCTGATGTCAGCATTAAGTATGAGCACCAGAAGAACGATAAATACCCACTTCGCTATGGGCAAATGTACTTCAACCTTCTGGAAGAATTCAGGCCGGCACTTGCTATCAAACTACGGGAATCACCATATGACCCGTACTACTCAGTACATGAGGAGATTCCAGAGACTCACGCATTTGTTGAGTCGAACTGGTAACTAGCTGTTTGATTTCTTTTTTGCTAGTTGTGTTATTTGTATAACCTCAAACATTGAGCCCTTTTCCAGCAGCGACTTAATCAGCGACTCACTAGAGAATCGTGCTATGTCGCCTCCTGTTGACTTCCTTACTGAAATCATAAAGCTCTCTTCGTTATTGGTTGTCACTTCTACTGTTCCTCCTATTAGTTCTCCGTGAATGGAGATTATTAAAGAGTGCCGGCATTTTTATTAGCATTTTCGGCACCCTAGATATATATAAAACATGTTCCGCATTTAGGATAAATTTATCTAATAAATATGTCAGCGCAGCATTTTTCACCGACATTAATTGTGAGTAATCCATAACCAATTGGTATTGATATCTCTACAAATTCCCGGGAAATTATTCCGCACAAATCACAGTCTGTGCTTTTCATCTGCTCGTGCAGCAGGGGCATGAAGTCCGGCAAACACATTGAACAGCATGCAACCTGAATTGCTGGCAGCAGTAAATGGTCAATTGTTGGTGGCACCGTATTGATGTGCGGACAGAATTTTTCTATTCTTTGGAGTAAGTCATCTAGTGCTTCGGCAACTGCATCAGGCACATTGTCTCTTTGTACTGATTGGAATCCTCTTGGCAGCAGTTCTTCGTTGAGTTTGTCGGCTTGTTCAGCCTGTTTCTGTGTCAGCTCGGAGATGAATTTGTTCATTTCCTTTTCGCTGTCGAAATGTTTTCCATCGGGTGCGGATTTTCTAAAACGTGGGTCCATTAGTGGATAAATCTATCTGAAGTAAATGCCATTTTCAAAAAAAAATTTTGGAGTGTTGCTATAGCAGTGATTGTATTTTTCATTACTTTTTGTTGGAAGTACCCGCGCCGGTCGCTCATATTTTGAGTTTTCTTTGGCGTGCGCCCTCTGGGGTTCGAACCCAGGACCAACGGATTAAAAGTCCGGTGCTCTACCGGCTGAGCTAAAGGCGCGAAAAACACGCTATTTATTTCTTTTTCTTTTTCTTTTTTGATTGTTTCTGTATCTTGCGCGTAACAGAAAAAATATACACCCACATAGCAAAGCTCAAAACGAGCACAATCTGCCAAGCTATAAAAAGAAAATTAGGCATTACTTCTCCAGTTTTTTAAGTTGGTTTTCCCTCAGCAGTCTATATGTGTCTGGGGATATGTCAAGCACCCATTTTCTTGTCGGATACTTGCGTGTCAGCCACGCCTTGTAGTCGGCCAGGGTTGGCGGAATGTCTGGGTGGGTGTTCATTTTTCTCCATTTATAAATGATGCGTTGTATTCAGCATTTTTGTGGCGCCTTTGATACGAACAGTCTTCATGTTCGAGCTCGCAGTAACAGTCATAGTACGGAAACTTGGTTAAACACGTATTACATACGGTCACATTTCCGTAATACGTGAATCCAGGTGGCTTTGTGGCGCTACAGCAGTAGTCGTCCTGTTCAGTAGTCATGTCCCTCTAGGTCTATGTTGAATGCTTCATTTTCAAACGCTGTATAAGCATCTTTCCAAGTCTGCGGAACAGCGAAGTCTGGGTTTATCCTATCGCTGATTTGATTATTGTACAAACATTCTTCGGCGTAGTAGTTCCTGATTATCTTCTTTAGTCTATGTATTTCGTACGCCTGTTCAGCGATAATTCCCATAAGTTCATCGTTGACAGAGTCATTTGCTTTTATCACTTCTGCGGCTTTGGAGATTATTGACCCACCTCTACCATGTTGGAGTTTGCGAGCAATTGACTCAAGCTGTTCGATTATTTCATTAGCCATTAGCGGCTTTCTTTTCGTCCAGAATTTTTCCGCATACAGAACAGAAGATTACACCGCCTTTTTCGTTGCCAAGAAAGTGTTGCCAATTACCGCAGCGATGAGGCATGCGAGATGTCAGCCAAATCCAGAAGTATCTAATTTGTTCCATCTTCCCCCCAGTGTTGCTTGTCCAGCGTGGACATTAACTCATCGATTGCACGCCACAGCTCTGGCCAGTCTCTGCGGAGCTTGGCCATCATGCGCCTGTGTCGCCTCGTATCATCGTCAATCCATGTGATTGCCATGCGAAATGCAAATACTTTATGCAATAGCTCATGGTATTTTTCCTCAAGGTCGTCATACGCGAACATCAGAAGCTCATGTTCTGACTCAAACCCCTTGATTATGTTTTTCATTTTTTCTTTTTTCATTTTTCCTCCTCGTGGGCCCGGTGGGGATTGAACCCACGACCAAGGGATTATGAGTCCCCTGCTCTGACCACTGAGCTACAGGCCCTTTGATTATAAATCTCTTGGCGGTATCGGTATTCCGCCTCCAGCCATTCTGAGGAATGTTTTTTCGTCAATAACCTCAAACGACCATGCGTCTTGAGTGAATCCATTATTTATTTCGTGCGGTCTTCTGTCAATCAACGAAATCAGTCTGCACCTAGCGATATTCCCGTCAATTTTAGTGTTTACGTACCATGTTTTTACTGGGTCTCTTGTTTGCCAAATAACATAAATGCAGTCATCGGTTTGGCCTGTTTTTGTTATTTTTCCAATTGTCCCTTTTTGTGACATGTTATTACCATTCTTATTTCTCGACTACTTTATATTTTGCATAGTGCAGACTTTTTTCAGCATACTCGGGATTTAGCGTTTTACGCCATCCGCCGATAGATTCCATGAGCACACCAGGCTGTCCTGTTGCCTCGCACGTGCGAGCCGCAATCTCCTCATGTTTGGTGATTATTTCACTAAGCCTGACTGGCTCATGACATGACTCCGACACCTCGATGTAATATCTCAACCCACCAAATTTTTGTTTCACTTGAAGGATTGTGTAATTTGGGTCTATCGCGAGAAGTTCTTTGTCGCAGTCAAGGACAATCTTGTACCACCCCTCATCGACGTCGATGTTCTTCCACCACCCATCTTTTATTCTTTGGGCTAGTTCTCTTATTTCTATGCTTATGTTGTTCATAGTGGGAGCCGAGGGTCTCGAACCCTCCGCCTACTCGATGTAAACGAGTTGCTCTACCGCTGAGCTAGGCACCCTGCGTGTTCACCTTAGTGCCCCTGGTTGGAATTGAACCAACGTGGACCGCTACGGTTTCTACACCTTATAAGAGTGAGCCGATACAGGGGCCAGTTTCACTTGAATAGCTCCACTGCCTCGGTTATTCGTTCACGCAAAGCACTCACGCTTCCAGACGACGACATTTTCCCTTGGAAAACACCTTTGTGGAAAAGAAGCAATGAAGGAATAGACATAATTTCGAAGTCCTTCGCTGTCGCCATATTGTCGTCTGTGTTGATTTTAACAAAATCTACTTTCTCACTGAATTCACCAGATAGTTCATCAAGAATTGGGGAAAGTTTTAAGCACGGTCCGCACCATGGTGCCCAAAAATCTACAAGAACCAGCTTGTCTGATGAGTTGATAAATTCACTAAATGTTTGGTCGGTAAGTTCTAACATGATTTAAATACTACTCCGTTTCATCGTAATTTTTGTCGTACATCATCTTAATTACATCTTCTGGGTAGATAAGAAAACCCTTTGCCGGGTTGTCATCTCCACCAAAATTTCTTTTTGTCTCAGGATTGAATTTATCAGGATGTTTCCTGAGAAAACGCTTTAGACGGGCTACCGATATTATTACGAACGAACCGTCCATTGCGTAAATGTATACCCACCATTTTGCGGTTGTTACATTTATTCCGCTTGCTACCCAAACTTGCTCACCGTTTTCATCACGCGCACCGCGTGGATTTTGTTGCGTTTCCACAACCATTCTGCCATTGCGATATCTATCGCTTTTTACTTCAAATTCCCCACCGGAGAGTGATTCAAGAAACTGAGAAATCAGTTTCTCTCCTTCCTGCCCATACGCCAGGTCGGATTTAAAATCAAATGTTCTAGCTGGTAAATCCCAAGAGTCTTTCATTCCTGAAAGAATACTAATTCAGCGATGGAATAACAACCGTTACTACATTCTCCAGTTGGCTAATCCGCCCTTACTATTGTTCATAATGTAACGAGCCATCATTAAATTGCAGTGCACTGTCTTAAGCCCTTGCATTCGGTTTTCGACAGCATTGTCCCCGCATACATTTTTTACTGCCGAGTACCAACTGGAATTGATTTGCAACAATCCCGTATCGTATGAGCCGTCCTTGTTTAGAGCGTAGGTCATGTTGCCAGCGGCATCCCACTTCGCATTTTGTGCTTTCGGGCGACAACCCGACTCCCTCCACGCAATGTATGACCATGTTTGTATTGGGTAAAGACCATAAGCTTCGAAAACTGGCTCAAGCTTTGGGCAGCGCTTACTCGGGTCGCTTGGAACTTCTTTCCTGTGCCCCTCGTGGTCGCTTTTCACTGGTGGGAACTGCGGCAAGCTTCGCTTGGCCCTAAACCCTGGGTCGGCTTCCCTGACCTCTTGGTTTGCGGCCCACACCGGATTTTCAACTAACACCTCCTCAACCGATAAATTGACCGAAGTGTTTGCTGTTTCCGTTGTGTTTGTCGGAATTCCAACTCCAGCTATAAAAAGGAGTATAGAAAATCCCCATCCAATAAATGTGTTCAATTGCTTCTCCTGTTGTCGGCGGATAAGACGTGGCGTTTAGTAAAAAGCCAATATTTGGTTTGCTTTGGTCACCCCGCCAGGGGCACTATTAATTATAACAGTTTGATTACGCCAGCTGCAACCGCGTAGCAACCAATAAAAATAAGGGTTTTATCTATTGAAAGTTATCTGGTCCAAGAATCTCAAAAACAGCAAGCACTTTACCCTGTGGCGTCGGACCGATAATAATTTCAAATTGCATTGACCGAAGTATCAGTTCGGCTATGTCTTCCGCTTGTCGTTTTGCGTCTGCAGCATCTTGCTCATCATTTTGTTTAACGGAAATATAATTTAAAATCACTTCCGCTAAATGGTCAATGACCGTGAGTCTAGATACTGGTTCTGACATGGTTGACAGGCTACACCAGTTGGGCTAGGGTGACACGCAATATCAACCCAGTAGGAGAAGAAATGAACCTAGCGCCAATAACAGTAATTGGGAACGTCACGGCGGACCCAGAGCTCACCTACACGCAAAGCGAGCAGGCCCGCCTGTCGTTTTCTGTAGCAGTTAACCACATCTGGTACGACCAGAAAAACGAAAAGCAGGAAAAGGTCAGCTACCACAACGTAACAGCGTGGAGATACCTTGCTGAAAACACTGCACGAGTAATCGAAAAGGGCATCGGCGTCGTTGTTTATGGACGACTAGAGCAGCGCTCATATGATGACAAGGACGGCAACAAGCGTTCAATCACGGAGATTGTCGCAGAAGACATTGGCGTACTGACTCGCTCAATTGAGACGATTACTCGTCGTGTTGGAAAGAATTCTGGTGAGGGCCAGCCTCAGCAGTCTGGCTCGCGTCAGTCGTCTCAGCAGACTGGAGCACGTCGCGCGCGACCAGCAACCGCCGCAGTGGGCGCCCCATCGGACGAACCAGAGCCATTCTGAGCCCAACCCCGAGATTCGGGGAAAAGTTTAAGCGCCTGTTAATTTGCGCCAGGGAGCGTAAAACAGGCGCTTTTTCTATGCCCAAAATCAGTTTCTGACTCTAGAAAAAATAGTCAGAAAAAGGTTGCAATCTTAAAAATCAGACATTAAGTTTGTTGCCACCTAGACCACAGCCAAGGAGGTAGTGGAATGTCAGAATACAGCAAGCTCAAAGAAAAAGGAATGGGACGCGGTCGTCCACGTCACACAGAAGAGCAGAAAGTTCAGTCAGCAGCATTGAATACAATGCGTCAGGAAGCACGTCGACGTGCGCATTTGGTTCTCAAAAGTCGTCATATCGATGAATATAACGATATCTACGAGGCTGAATTGGGCGCGATGCAGTCAACTGAAACTACATCACGTCGCGTAAAGCGCACGCGCAAATAAGTTTGAGCTGAGTTGGTGGGGCTAAATTTGCTCGTCCAACTCAGCTTTTCTTATTCTTTTTTCAGCGTTTGGACTAAGGTCAAGTAGAAACCTTCTTGCCCAGGTTCTTTTTTCGTTATCAGTCATTTCCCAGAAGTTCTCTGGCAACTTTTTAATTCGTTGAAGAGGTGCATCAGCCATTATCTTCTTCGCCTTTATCGTCATTGACTAATTCGCCAGTTTTAAAACGCTTGTTTTTTGACATATGTTCCATGATTGCTACAAGGTCCATGTGGTTTTCATAACTTGATGTCCTCATGCGGCCGTCAGCGTCTGCTATTTGGGCAAGCTGCTCTATCGATGCTTCAAATCCAGGTGTCGTCATTTATCTTCCATCCCTAATCTTGTTAATCCTAGTTGATGAATGTTTATGTGTTTTTTTCTTTGCTGAACCATACTCTATTTCTAGCCATTCATCAAAATCTTCGTACGCACCGGGGGTGTCCCTGATGTAGCGCTCGTACTCTTTAAGCAATTCGACGTATTCATCGTCGTCTTCATCAAATCTTCTACCCATAACTAAAATCAATCAGCCTTCGATGACCTTGCGCGTTTTCCCGCAGATGAAGCGGCTTCTGTGTTTTTTACAAATTGTCGGCCAGAACGACTGCCTAATAGCTTTTTTCTATTTGTTGCTGCTCGCTGAGCTGGGGTAAGTCTTGACCACGCTTTTGCTGGGAGATATCTACGCATTCCACCAGGACGATTTGCTGGTTTTCCGTCTGATGTTCTCCATTTTTCTTTAGTCCATTTCTTTAGAGAGCGTTGACGTTTTTTAAGTCCACCCCTGTATCCGCCACCGGCTTTTTCATACTCAATGGCAAGTAGTTGGGCTTTACGCGCAGACCACTGTCCTGGTTTCCCGCCTTTTGAGCCGGCCATAATTCTGTTTTTTATTTTTTCGCGGAGTTGCGGTTTTGTGTAAGACATGTTTGCAGCCTTAGCCAAGATGACAGGAGCTTCGCCGACAAATGTATTGATTGACTCTTCCACCCACGCAGCTGTTGAATCTGAATTTCGCGTTCTCATATCGATACCTATATTATTGCACTTTTTATGAAGATTTTTTCTTAGTGTTTTTTATGGGCAATCGTGGCTGTCCTTCATCGCCTGACTCAAAAGCAAGTAGGGCCTTTCTGAACCGTTCAATTGTTTCCCTAGTAATTGTTTGGCCGCCATCGCCGCCGGTATCAATAAAGGCAGGACTCAGGTCATCTGCCCCAGACTCGAGCAACTCCCACAGAACGTTCAGGTTGGTTACGGCTTTTTGGTTTTCCTGCCCACCCAAATCCCTGGCTCGCGGAAGGAATTGCGCTGTTGGGTAAATATCGGTTACATCAAGATAAAGAGTTCCGTCATCCACCCATCCGCCGATAGCGACTCTTTCTGCTCCATCCGATGGGTTGTTGAATACTTCAGGTCCGTGAAAGTCCAGCCATGCAACGAATGTGTCAATAAGTTCTTCTGTTGGCTCTCCATCCGGAGTGAAGTCTGCAGAAGCTGGAAAAATCATTCCTTTTTTATTTCTTGCTACTGCTATACCATTTTTTATGTCGTCCATTGTGTCTAGCTCGACAGTAAAACCGCCTTGGAATCCTTTTTGCAGAGTCTTTCTTGCCAGTAGGCGTTTCTCTGGGGTTTCAGCATATTTGACCTCAACCTGTGATGCTATTTGCCGTATCTGCTCTGGAGAGTACTTAACTCTTTTTTTCTTCACAGTAGCTCCAGATGAAAGGCGTGGCGCACTGCTTGAATTTCGTTCCTGAGATTTTTCTGCCAGATTTCCCCACGGTTCTGTATTGCCGTCAACAAACAGTATTGAATAAACATCTTCACGCAGTTTTTTATTTAGCGCATATGTCTTCAACTTATCATTTGGGTGAAGTATCGCAACTACTGCCTCAGCAAATGCTTCAGCTTTATTTGTATTACCGTAAGAAGAGAGCGTCATCGGACTATCTGTAACCGAATTTATGTCAACCCCGTCAGAGAATCTGGCCATCATGTCAGGATTCATAATTACATCGTTATACTCGGACGCAACCTGCAGCGCTTGCGCGTAACGCTTATCCTGAGGGTCACCAGAACCAAAATAATGGCGATTTTTTGGCTTGCCAGCTAGTTCGACGTCTTTTAGTGCTCGGAAATGCAACCAATGTCCCCACTCATGGGTTATGACTCCAGCTATTGATTTGTCAATAGTGTTATCACGGCTCGTTACGAGTCTCGTCGGGTCCATGGTCACGTTTTCGCGTGCTGTGTCTAGCGAATTTGATTCCCTGTCGATAATCAGTCTTCGGTTAAAGGATACGGAATTAAGGAATGGAGTTGTCCTGGCGCGAACATATGGGTCTTTTGAACCGATTCCGCGAACACTCTTTATTTGTTCAAGTTTTGACGAAACCTGAGGCAAGCTTTCATACGCCCTCGAAGCATCAGCTGTTTGCATGTAGAAAACGGGAGCACCGTGTGTCTCAAATGCCCACTTTAGTTTTGGATTTGATTCGACAGCTTGCTCAACAGCGTTACGCACAGCTTCAACTGCTTCGGGGGAGAAATCTATATCATCCCATGGATTGTTTTTAAAATACTCGTCATGGACGGCGTTGAATTTTTTTACGTATTCTTCAGAGTCTCGTCCTCCTGGCGCAAAATCATCAATAAGCATTTCAAAGTATTGCTCTTTTGATGTTGGGACGAGCAATTCAGACATTTGTCTTGGAGTCATGCCCTTTAGCCAGTTCGACTTGCTTCTGCGAACATTTCCGCCAAGTTCACTTTGGTCTCCGTATTTATATTTTTTCAATTGATGCGCTTTTATATCTGGCTGATTCATTTTGAGTATTGGACGCTCGCCTCCAGACGAAAGACGGTTAGAGGTTCGTCTATTTTTCCTGCCACCACGCGATAGGAGGCGATTAACCACAGTCCTTGGAGCTGACTGCTGGCTCTTGCGCTTGATGTCACGCTTCATTAAAATAGTGACGCCTTCTCCGGCTCTAAATAGCTCATCGGCTTCTTCAAAATCAACAAGCTGTTCTGCTGTTGCATTTGTTTTGAATTTTCCGTTTTTTGATTTTTCGTAGAGCGATGTTATTCTCTTCTTTTCTTCGTCCGTAAACCAGTTTCGTGATGAATCATTTACCGCATTATCTATTACTTCTATAAATTTTTGCTGCTCGCCCTGCGACGCCCATGTAAAGCCATTTCTAGCCCAGTGTGTTGCGCCCATATAGTCGCCTTGTTTCCCAGACTGAGCGGAAGCCAATATTGTTTCTGCATCAATCTCTCTGTAAACAGCCTCGTTTCTGGCGTTGAAAATGCTCGCTATTCCATTGCCTCGAGCTGGGGCACCGACGGATAGTGAATCATGGACAATTATCTTATTTCTTCCATTGATTACAATTGTTCTGATTGAATCAGCAATTACCAGTTGGCCTTCGTTTTGCCCTTTTTCGAAGTCCTCCATATCTCCAATTCCGTCCCAACGTTCCCGCCGTGGAATTCCTGCTTGAGTAAGTCGTTTTACCGCGTCCTTGTCTTTTGTTTCAATGGTGAATTTCAAGCTCACGCTTGTGGATGGCCGCTTTTTCACGCCTTCCATAATTCCATCGACCCCAAGGGCTTCACTTGCTTCTTCGAATTCTTCTTCGTCCATTTTCTGTACGACGACGTCTGTCGGTGAAACAACAACATCAAATGTTCTACCAAGATTTATTTTTTCTCCGTTTGTTGCCGTGACTATAACGTCGTTTCTTGTCGTTATTTCACCAGAAAACATATCTTTCGCTGCTGACTTTATTGATTCTTTGAGGGCTTTTCTTTCTTCGCTATCCGCGAGAACCTCTTCTTCGAATACATCGTATTCAATACCCTGAATTTTCTGAAATGAGGAATATCTTGGGTCATCTTTGGTAATCCACTCATCTTCTTTTTGGAGTTCGTCATTCAGCATCAGCGCAGAGAAACTCTCTACTCCTGCTCGCTGTTCGTTTGATAGGTAATTTTCCTCACTTACGACTGAATCGTAAATTTTACCTGAAGACAAACCGCGTATTTCATTAATTCTTTCCAACAAGCGATTATCTTCATTGATGTCATATTCTTCTGCAAGAATTTTACGAATTTTTCGTGCGTAGTTGTATCTCCTTCTAAATAAAGCACGAAGTTGTTTATCTTTTTCTTCATCACTTCTTCTAAGTGAGTTCGTACTAATATCCCGTATTGAGTCATATGCCAAAATAGGATTGTGAACTTCTATTTCATAAGAATAAGTTGTACGCGTATTGCCATCTCTGTCTTTGACTTCTTTTTGTATATCCCTGAGTACGTATCCAAATTCTTTAATTGAATCATCATCGCTAATCGCTTGAAATAAAATCCCACTGTCAGGTTTGAGTGAGGTCTCAATCCGCCCGCCATCATATTCAACTGCAGCTTTTGGAAGTTTGAATGTTTTTGGCTGAATTGCTCCGTCTTGCCCAGATGACAAGGAGTTGCGTTTATCTGGGTCATAACCCCACTCGAGCCATGAGTCACCGTTGGTGTAGATGTCTTTTGCTTTGACGCGTTTTTTGATTATTTCATAGTCCCCACGAAGAACTCCCTCACCGTGCTCAACTGCATACTGTCGTACGGGGGTCACCCAGTCACCTGGATTTATTGATACAAGCTCAGATTCTTCCTGATTGCGTAGAGCATCTAGCTCAGATGCAAGTTTGTCGTAATAGTCGCTGTGATGGAGGTTTGTTGATACACCACGAGGTACCCGACCATATTGGAGAATGTATTTCTGCTGTTTTTCGAGTCTTAGTATTTGCTCATCCCTCGATATCGGAACAGCCCTATACACGGTCACATCGGCATTCGGTTTATTTCTGAAACGACGAACCACATCTACTGCGGCTGCGTCAAAACTGTCATTACCCGTTCCGTAGTAGCGGATACTTGAGGAGGAATAAACATCATCTGGGTAAACACCAGTCAAATTGTGAAGTGGTGCTCCAGAATCTGCATCTGGGGCCATATGCATTCCTCTGTAGTCGCCATCATCTCCAGATGAAAGACGGCGATACTCAGCGACATCTTGTTCGAATTTATCTACCGCTGCTGCAAATTTTGCATTATTTGAATTGAACTTTGCATCCCTTTTGTCTTTGTCCAAAACGTCAGTTGACCAACCATTAATGATGGCTCCATCGATAATCGCCGACATGACAAGACCGGTTGCTTCAGCATCTGCATCTGCCGTATGGTGTTTTTCACCTAAATCAACATTGAGGTATTTGGTTATGGCGGCAAGTCCATTGGACGGCTTCTTGTTCCCGTCTGCATCAAGAACGAATGGGCCGTCGTCTGTTTCTGGCGTCCAACGAGGAAGGGCCATATCTGAAATTTCTTTAGTGTCTAGGTAGCCCTTGGGTCTCCATGTAATGCCTGATTGAGATAGTGCCAGTTCGAGGACGTCTTTGTCAAATGATGCGTTTTGTACGCCGAATATTGCATCATCTCCAGCAAACTCGGCAAGTCGTTCATGTGCCTTTTTGATAGATGTTTGGGTTTTTAACCACTCATCTGTCAGCGGATTGCCATCTATGTCCTTGAGGTTCGCGCGAGACCATTCACCAAGAGATTCTTCTGGGTCCATGAAAATATTGATGCTGTCAATTATTTTTCCGTCTTTCATCTTCACAGCACCAAACTGTGTTGGTTGGCCATTGGAAGAAGGTTTGCGGAATTCATCAAATACCAGACCAGTCGTCTCGTAATCAAAGAAAATTATTTCTCGATTTTTGTACTTGTCCTTAAATTCCTGCCATGTTTTAGCATCGCCAAATTCTTGCTCTGCTCCGCCAATAAAAGCACCGTATGTTGGTTTTCTAGGATAAGAAGGCCTGTCTGAGCCGCTAGACAAACGCTTTGAGTAGTCAATCGGTTCGTTTATGTCAGCTAGAAGCTCATCAATGTCTACATATCCCCTTTCATCATGCATTTTGACAATTCTTGGAGTCATCGCAAACAATATGTCGTCATAATCAGTCTGGCTGAAACCCTGAGGCTTCGAGAGTCCGGCAATCGGCTTGTTTTTTCCTAGTACTTGCCACTCCCCACCAGGACCAAGGATGTCGGTAATGTCATGACCCCATTTTCCTACACCAAACCATGATGTGCCTCTACGATGTCGTGCTGTTGCTAAATCCTGCAACCATAATGTGCGTATTTCCTTTATCATCGAGGAAAAGGCTTCAGTTGGATATCTGTCGAGATATCCAGAATATTTTGTAGCAGCTTGATACAGACCAGAGTGAGTAGACATAAAGTTCTTGTCATCACCAAGTGCAGCCAATACCGACTGCATCTCTGATGCTGCTTTTTCTTCGACTCCTAGATTTAACTCGACCTCACTGATAATCCCGTCAAGATTAAATGCATTGCCTTTTCTGGCATTTATGTCAGATATTCTCAGGCTGTCACCAACTTCCCAGCCTTTTGTAAATTTATCGTCAGAAGCAAATGCCACGTACGGACTACCAATGATGTTCGCAATAGCTCTAACTTCGTCTTGATTCTCAATTACTGAAGACTCATCATTTGCGCGAAGCTTTTGCAATAATGAGCGATATGCTTTGACTTTGACTGACGTTGAAGCAAAATCACGGCGTAAATTTCGTGACTGTGTCTCATTTAGCTCGCGTGTATTACCTAGTATCTGTCCAGAGCCAATTCCTCCACCTTTTGTGCGTTCAGGTATGAATATTCCATCATCTAGTTCTGCTACTCCATGATGAATAAAGTACGCGTTAGTTGGTGTTGGTGAAATAAAAAGGTTATCTTGTTCTTGCTGACTCAGAGACCTTATCGAATCAGCTTCGCTTTTAAGAACTGCAATTTTTTCTTTTGGTATTTCTTCAACATCTAGAACATTTTGTTCATCTCGTATTTTTTTGCGATTTTCTTCAAATTCTTGAATTCGTAGGCTTTCTTCAGCAAGATAAAGTTTTTCTTTTGCTTCCGTAACCCTACTTGACAGGGCTTTTTTAATTTCGCTTTCCCGTTGCGCAGGGTCGTTAATGTTTCTACTATCGAGGTCTTGCTCGATGAGTGCTACGTGTTCTTCACGTGTTTGATTTGCTGGATTTATTCCAGGTTTATCAATATCGATGGTGTCGACTGGCTCGTTGCTTCTTGAATTACCGCTAAGAACGACACCGTTATCTTTTCCTGTCCAATTCCCGGACCGCTCTAATTCGGCAATTGCAGCCCTTAGCCCTTCAACTCTTTTACGAGCCACAGCAACTCTTTCTTCTACTGGGCTGGTTTGTTCTGTTGTGTTTGCCTGCCCAGAAGAGAGTCGCACGGCTTGTCGAACCGCCTGGGTTTCATCGTTTGTGCCTATAAACCTTGGACGCGTTGTGCCCTCATCGACCCACCCGTCTGCATCCGGGTCGAAATTACTGCCGGTTGGTTTTCTGCTTCCTGGCACCCCTCCTGTTGGAACATCAATGTCTCCACGACGACGCCTACGTCCGCCTCCAACATTTGGCCTATCAATAAGACGACTGCCCACATACGAGGCAAGGCGACGACCAATGGCCTTGGTTTCCTGCTCTAGCTCTCTACCTTTTCGGGAAAGCTCAAACGGAATCTCAAATTCCTCATCTGCGTTAGACATCTACAAAATGATACCACTTACATAAAACTCAATAAAAATGAATTTACGTGGTGTTAAGACTTTACTGAAGTCTTGTGTTGCATTTTGTGCAGGTTACGGACCATGGATACCGCTTAACCATACTTGGCGGGTGCTGGCAATCCAGGGCTCGTGTGGCGCGCTCGTTAAGGCAGTTTCGTATCCACGCAGAAAGGGATAGTTGCTCCTCGGATGAGGCTTGTTTCCAGCGCTCTCTTTCTGCTTCTGTGGTTCGGATGAGAACGGACTTATCGATTGGGGCGTCGTCTTCTTTTGCAACAGGAGCAATAGTTGGACTGATTGTGTCAGCAACTTTTTTCATTGCCGCCATCATATTTGAAGCGCTTATATCTTCACTCGTCAAAATCTTTATCTGCTTCTTCACCGTAATCCTCCTCGGATTCATCCAGACCTGAAAGCTCGACTAATTCGGCATCAATTATGTCCGAACTATCTGTCCCTAGAAGAGACTTTACTGTACTTTCGGGCAACACGCCGGATATAGCCATCAGTTCCAAAAGTTTTTTTGCTTCGGACTCTGGGTCAAAACCAATCGCCGGTCTTTCAACTCCTGGCTGGCCGGCAATAACTGCTCGTATATTCGTATTGTTGTTGACATCCATTTGCACATTGACGTTCGTCTGTTCCATGCCAAGGAGTTTTGTCCTCCTGTCCATGATTGATAAAACCTGCTGAATAGCCTTGAGGTCTGGCTCAATTTGAATTTCCGTGCCATCCTCCTGAACCTCCCTGCGATGTTGCGTCATTGGCCAAATCGCCTGCTGTAGGTTGTCCAGCCGCTCGAGCTCAAGCCGAAGAACTTCGGGGTAAGCAAGAATTGCTTCCTTGTTCATTTTTTCCAATTGGCGCTGAACTGAACGAGTGACAGATGATGTGGATACCCCGAATCTTCTGGCTATTTCCTGCACTGACGTTCCAGCCTGGCGCATCTTAAAGATGCGTATATCGCGCTCGTTCAGAAATTCACGAGTCGTTATCGGCTTTGTTTTATCATCACTCATGTTGTTGTCTTCATCCACTCTATCACTTCGAATGGGAAGCGTTTTCCGCGTTTCATCTTCAGCGGCCAGTGGCGTTCATCGCGAGCACCTCTAAAGTGCTTAACGTCATAGACGTAATCGCCACCAGCAGTTGGGTCTGGTTGCAGGGACAAGCCAAATTCTGGCCAGCGCGACCAAACTGCAGAACCGAATGGACGCAAATCCCTTGACGTAGAACTTGTACCAAGTGGGGCATGGTGCTCAATCCATAGAGCGCAACCATAAACAACGCGAATTGTGTCCAAGTATTTAGCCACTTCAATGGCGATTGATTCAGAAGTTCTCCCACCTGGGTCAAGAAATGCCTTATATAGCGGCCCTATCACGAGAAGCTGTGGCCTAACTTGGTCTAGCGCATCTTCAAGGATTGCCCTGTCTGCTGCCTTGAGCAAGTCCATTCCTGATGGTTTGGAAAGCAGGTGTGCGTCGATGCTGTCAGTTCCTGCGTGGGACATGGCCTGGAGAGCAATTGAGCGTGATGTTCTTCGGATGATTCGTTCTGGGTTTTCTAGGTCAACGGTAAGCGTTGTGATTCTTGGCATTTGCTGAAAAGAAAAAGGATTTATTCCAGCAGCCGTAAGAATTCCAACCTGACGTGCAAGCATGGTTTTACCAACACCTTCTGCGGCTACGACTATCACTCTTTCGCTTTTTTCTAATAACCCAGGAATAACCCATTCATATGTGTCGCCAGTGGTTTCACTAAGAAATTCATTCCACTGAACAAGACGACCAGTATCCAGAACAAAGGACACAGTTGAAGAAGCAATGATTAGATTGCTCTTTGCAATTTTTTGTTTTGCATTTAGGTCGGTTCGCGCAATCAGTTCGCTTAGCTTCTCAATTGCGGCATCTTCTGGAGTTTGGGGCGACTCAACTTCAACCTCTTCAAAATCAATTTGCTCAAAATCTTGATTTTCCGCGTCCTCGAAAATTGGCAGCAATCCATCGATTGAGCCACCACTCGACATGTGGTCAGTAATATCCTTGTGTGATGGGCAAACCCATGCCTGCGCGCTGCATCCAGCTGCAGAAAGTGTCTCCACTACTTCATTGGCGTGTTTTACCCCAATTTCATCATTGTCGGCGATGACCTCTACAACGGCTCCAGCCAGTGCCTCTGTGTGGATGTCGAGCCATTTACCAGCACCGCCAGGCATTGTTGTTGCAACAATCCCCATGTCAATGAGCGTGTTGGCATCCTTTTCCCCCTCAACAACCCAAATTGGCACACCATTTTTCTTGGCTTCAAGAACTGCTGGCAAATTGTAAAGAACTTTCGGCGTATCGCCGAGAGCATAAACCCAGCCATTTCGCCCATCTGGCTTTCTCTGACTGAATGACTTCTTGCCATTTTCATCGACGTATCTAACTTTTTGAAATAGCAACTGATGATTTTCATCAACAAAGTCATACGACTCGACAAAAGTCAACTTCGGTTTCTGTGTGGGTATTGGTTTTTTTTCTGTCTTTATTGGCTTGTCTGTTGCAGCATTTCTGATGACGGGTTTTGAATCCTGCGGCATTAAGTCCGAAACGCGCAAACCAACCGAACTGCAAATTTCATCAACATTGCACGACATTGCGCGGTGGCAAGTAACTAGAACACGGCCGTCGTTCCCCTCCGAGACAGATAAGGACGGGTTTGAGTCGTCGTTTCTGCACGGACAGCGAGCAACCCATCCGGTGCTTGTTTTACGGACGCCATCAAGCAGTCCGAGAAAATTTTCTACTGGGTCGGATATTTGGGTCATTTGGTCACTTGAGATTCATTCCTGGAATAAGAATTATCGGTTCACGCGGAACCAATTGTATTTTCATTCTACGTCGCAAAGTCTTCCGTTGTCGCTCGGTTGTACCAGCCCAGATACCGTACTTTTCGTGGTAAATGCTGTATGCAAAACACTGTTCTATTTTTGCGCATTCATTGCAAATTTCAATAGCGAGCTTGGTGTTGTCTCGAGACTCGATATAGCTTTCCTTGAAATCATCGCTCTCTCGGTCAGCGTGTGGAAAGAAAATGTTTGGGCTGTAATTTTTGCATGCGCCATCAGTCGGCGGTCTATCCACTCGTACTGGAATTTCACTTTGCGTATATGGATAGCTTGGCACTGTTCCCCCAATCATGAACTATAAATTGATGGGAGTGATGTTAGCGGGTGTCAACCAATCTTGTCACGTCTCTGGCGGAAAGAAATATTGTCGCACTGCGAATAACCAGTTGACCAGATATATCTTCTGAAAGAACATCTACAGCGTCTACGGGAATCGAGAATCTTGTTGCTAGCGCGGCTCGCGTGCGTTCAATTTTTACTTCGTCGTCAGCAAGGGCTTCATCTTCGGTTCTTATCACCCGAGGTCCGACGAGCGCGCGAATCTCACTGGCTTTTTGTTCAGCGCGCAAACACCACGCACAAGCTAATTCTCCAGTTGATGCTGCACGTTTACGTATCTCAGTATGACCACATACTAGGACGTGATGATACGAAACATGACCCCAAGCACCGACTCTTTTTATTTCGGCTATTTTGCGTCTTGGTGAGCGCCTACGCTCGGATGTCATTAAGACTCGGTCTGAAAATTATTTAAAAAGCTTTCGCAAGAAGCTCTTTAGCCAATTTTTTGCCTTAGTTGTATCGACTTCAACCTTGTCTGGAACTGACTGTTCAATTTTTTCTTCAATGGCATCCCATGCCTTCATGAATTCATCTGTGTCAGCAAGATACGAGGAGGCAGAATCCTTTATCTTGACTGCAGCTTTCGATGCTGACGTCTTTTTCGCCGCAGGCTTTTTGGCTGCTGGCTTTTTCTTGGCCGGAGCCTTCTTAGCTGCGGCTTTTTTTGCTGTTGGTTTTTTGTTCGTTGTCATGGAACAGACTCTAGTGCATAAATCGAGTCCGCGGTGAAAGGGGTATTTTATTCAAAAAACATATTTACGGTTCAACTTTTTAATAATGATTAGTATTTCGATGTGGAGCAATACGTTGACGATTTCGGCAAGATGGCCTTAGCCCTGACGTCGGCCCAGTTGGCTAAAGATGTTGCCATTTCCGAGCACGGAATCGGAGAGGACGTGGCTACACACTTTCTTGGATGGTCTCCAAAGTACTTAATGCTTATTGCCCAGATGAAGCAGTCTGTCACCAATCTCCCACACGAAATAAAATTTGAAAAGTGTAAAGAATTATGCGAGTTAATGCGAAAATACTGGGGTATTGCGTCGCTGACGATGGTGGCTGAGGGGTACTGCTCCTACGACGCAGCACAGACCAAAGGGTCCAGTCTTGCAGCCGCATTCGTGGACAGGGACAACTCTGTGTCTGAGTGCATAACGATAAGCCATGCCTCTATTGACGATTCAGACTCGGTAACGCCGGTTTCGATGGTCGCCGCACCATATTCCGTTTCAATAGGTAAAAAAGTTGATTGGGCAGAAATGCTCTTTTACCCAGAAAAAGCAGACAAATACCTAAAACAGGCGAAATATCCGCAGATGATAAGAAATTCGTTAATGGGGAACGTGGTCGATGAAGTGAGCCAGGGGCAAATCATGCGGGTTAGGGATGAAATAGACGAACTTGGCTTTTTAATTCAAGATTTTACTGTTTAAATATTAGGTATAATTAAATATTATGGGAGCTTTTTACGATAGTCCTGCATTTGGAGACGGCTCCAAGGGGGAAGTAGAAATAATTGCAGGCGTAAAGATTCACCGAGCGAGCCGTCAACCATGCCCAGTTTGTGGTCATCCGACCGGTGATTGTAGTGGAGAATCTGGGCCACCAAAAACTATTTTTGGTTACAACACGAATTCATCACTAGATGACAATTTGACTTTTTATGTTGAAGAAGATTATGTTGAGGAACACGAAATAGCACCAGGCGTTACAACGAAAACAATAATTTATCGAGCTGGACAACACATTCCATTAAATACAGCAAAAGAGCTCGGACTAATTTAATTTTTTCCACGACGCTGGACCATTTCAGTATTTTTTTTTCGGCTACACTCTTTTCTCTTATACGCTCACCGCACCACACAGTAAGGAATTAAATTAAAATGTCTATTCTTGACCCATCTTTCATCGCAAGTTACGCAGATAAAAAAACACCATGGGGTTTCGGTGGTTTGGGCGAGGTTGTATACCTGCGCACATACAGCCGCCCAGTCGATGGAACTGGTCGCAATGAGACGTGGACCGAAACAATTACCCGCGCAATTAATGGCGCAATTGAAATTGGCGTTCCATTTACGCCAGAGGAAGCAGAAAAGCTTTTTGACCACATGTTCAACCTGCGTTGCTCGCTTTCTGGGCGTGCTCTTTGGCAACTTGGCACACCGCTTGTCAAGAAGTTCAATGCAACTTCTTTGAATAATTGTTACTTCACAAATATTGAATCGATTGAAGATTTTGAATTGCTGTTTGAATACCTGATGCTGGGTGGCGGCGTTGGATTCTCGGTAGAGCGCTCGAAGATTCACGAGCTACCAAAAGTTAAGCCAGGCGTCGTCATCACTCACGAGCGGTCAAATGACGCAGACATTATCGTTCCTGACTCTCGTCAAGGATGGAAGCGACTCCTTCATGCAGTTCTTAAGTCATACTTTGATACTGGCAAGTCTTTTTCATACTCGACAATTTTAATTCGTGAATATGGCGCGCCATTGAAGACGTTCGGCGGTACCGCATCTGGTCCAGGCGCATTAATTGACGGAGTTGCCGACATATGCAAGGTAATGCAGAATCGCGAGGGCAAGAAGCTTCGTTCAATTGACGTGCTCGACATTTGCAACATCATTGGTCGCATCGTTGTTTCTGGTTCATCACGTCGTTCAGCACAGATTGCAATTGGTGACCCAGACGACGTTCTGTTTATTCGAGCAAAGAACTGGTCAACTGGCAGCGTTCCAGCGTGGCGTGCTAACTCCAACAACTCCATCTATGCAGATGCGTACGAAGAAATCATGACAGAACTCTGGAAGGGTTACGACGGCTCAGGCGAGCCATACGGTCTTGTTAATCGCAAGCTTGCAAGGAATTATGGCCGACTAGGCGAAAGAATGGTCGACAATAGCATTGAGGGCTTCAATCCGTGTGCGGAAATTGCCCTCGCAGATGGCGAGTCATGCAATCTAGCCACAATATTTTTGCCAAATGTCGAATCACTTGAACAGCTAAAAGAAATATCAATGTTGCTATACAAGGTGCAGAAACAGATAACCAGGCTTGACTACCCATACGCAAAGACAACCGAGATTGTTCGCAAGAACGCAAGACTCGGCCAGAGCGTCACTGGAATCTTGCAGGTGGAGCAGGAAAAGATTGAGTGGCTTGATAAGGCGTATATAAATCTCCGTGAATTTGATAAAAAGTACTCGGCAGAAAATAATTGGCCAGAATCGGTTCGCCTTACAACAGTTCAGCCATCTGGTACCTTGGCGCTGCTCCCAGGCAACACGCCTGGTATACATCCAGGATTTGCGCAGTACTACATCCGACGTGTGCGCTTTGGTTCATCAGACCCATTGGTCGATGGTTGCCGTAAGCGCGGTTATAAAGTTCAGTGGGATATCGGAATTGACGGTCGCGAAGACCACACTAAATATGTGGTTGATTTTCCGTGCGAATCGCCAGAGGGCGCAGTTCTTGCCGCAAGCATGACAGCAGTTGAGCAGCTTGAATGGGTGAAGAAGATGCAAACCGTATGGGCAGACAACGCTGTGTCCGTAACCGTCTACTATCGCAAGGAAGAGCTCGATTCAATCAAAGAATGGTTATCCAAGAACTACGACAAGGGCGTCAAATCGGTGTCGTTTCTTTTGCACAGCGACCACAACTTCCCGCTTCCGCCATACGAAGAAATCACCAAAGAGGAATACCAAAAACTGATATCAAAAATAGATTTTTCAATTCCTTTGGTGCAAAATTCCTTTGACGGACTGCTTGCGCTTGATGATTGTGCTACTGGTGCTTGTCCTGTAAAGTAATAGGCCACGCAGGCGTTGGTAGCTCAATCGGATAGAGCAACAGACTTCTAATCTGTAGGTTGTAGGTTCGAGTCCTACCCGACGCGCCATCAAACACATCAATCATGGAGGCTGCAATGGAAGTGAAAGAAAGAAAAATTGATGAGTTTGGGTTTGTGCGTCTAGACGCACATATGGCCGACGATATGTCGGTTGTCAATGCAGCACGTGTATCTTTTGCACGACACCAAGAGGAGCTTGATGAAGCAGCAAAAGGATTGATAAATTTCTTAATGCGCGAAAGACATGGCACTCCTTTTGAGCACAATGCATTTAGATTCCATATTAAGTGTCCAATATTTGTTGCTAGGGAATGGTTTAGGCACAGAATAGGTTCATTTAATGAATTTTCAGCTCGATACAGTATGGTCAACGATGAGTTTTTCGTTCCTGCAGAGCACGATGTGAGAACTCAGGTTGGAAAACCGGGCGCATACCACTTTGACCCCGTTGAAAAAGATGTCGCCGATAGAACTATTGAAAGAATTAAAAATATAAACGAAATGGCGTACGGCACCTACAAGGAATTGATTAATGACGGCGTTGCAAAAGAGCTTGCACGAACAGTTTTGCCAATGGGAATGTACACACAGTTTTATTGGACGGTAAATGCTCGCTCGTTAATGAATTTTTTATCTCTTCGTCTAGACAAGTCTGCACAGGTGGACATTCGCCGATATGCAACATGTGTTGAAATTGTTTTGGCTCAAACTATGCCTGTCACGTATAAGGCATGGGTTGAAAATGGAATGGTATGTCCATAGTTGATTGAAGGTGTAAAAATTAACCATATTTTTGGCGAGTAGCTCAGTTGGCAGAGCAAGGGACTGTTAATCCCTGGGTCGTAGGTTCGAGCCCTACCTCGCCAGCCATTATGTGGATTATTTAATTGTTTCCGATAGGGTACATCTAAACCACAAATTTAAAGGAAAATCATGAGAAACATGAAGAAGATAGTTGTAGTTGCCGCCCTTTTGTTTGCAACGCTCGGCTCTAGTGAGGCAACCGCTCAAGATTGCGGCGAATACACAGAAGCTCCATCATCATTGGCCCCCTCAATGATTACGATTATTGATACAGAAGTTGGAACCGATGCATATCAACGATTGGTTGCTTACAGTAATGGTGGGCACAAGGCTCTGGGAATGGCGATTGCTGGTTTCTATAACTACCTTGATAAGTGCCAGTACGTAGGCATTGGCATCGGAGACGGAAGTGGTGGTAATGGCTTTCGCCCGAATTACACACTAGCTATTTGGTACGAAGGTATTGATTTGTCCGTGGCTCGTTCTGCTATTTACTCCCTTATTGGAGCCAGCGCGAATCCAGTTGTGAGTAATGGTGATTGCAATATCTCATGTGACGGAACGACTGGTCGTCAGTTTGATGGCACCATTGCTACTTCCACCACTACGACGAACATTCCCGAGACGACCACCACTACGACGACAATTATTCCGCAAGTTATTGTGCCCGTTGCTCCTCCAAGGCCAGCAGAAGAATTAGATGTTGCTCCAGTTGAAGTACCAACAGTCCCAAGTGAAGCACCAGTAATCGTTGAAACAACGACAACCACCTCCCTTGCTTCCATGCAAGTAATTGAGTCTGTTTCATTGAGTGTTGCTACTGCAAACAAGGAAGTTGCCAGCAATAAGAAGACTTTGCCCCCTAAGAAGAAGGCAAAGAAGGTGGTTGTTCAGCGCCGAAAATAACATAGGCGTCGGAGCGGTGGCAGAGAGGCTTATTGCACCTGTCTTGAAAACAGGAGTCCGTTTGCGCGGACCGGGGGTTCAAATCCCTCCCGCTCCTCCATATCCAGTCTGGGTAGCCCAATGGCAGAGGCACGGCGCTTAGGACGCCGCCAGTGAGAGTTCGAGTCTCTCTCCAGACACTATATTTTTAAGGGCTGCCCTTGTAGCTCAGTGGTAGAGCACCTCACTTGTAATGAGGTGGCCGTGGGTTCGACTCCCACCGAGGGCTCTACTTTTTGCTAGGTTCTATTTATGTCCGTAAAAATCATCAAAAATGTCGATATCGGCAATATTCCGCCTACCCCGGCGATTCCGATTATTGATGATGCTCGGACCCCGGAAGCCACATCCAACCTTATTGAAATCGCTGGATTCCACGGATATCCAGTAAGTTACCGACAAGAACAGGGTGGGCGACTGATTCAGAATATTGTCCCTGTGCATAAAAACGAAAACCAACAAATATCTACGTCGTCAAAAGTTGAATTATATCTTCATACCGAGACGGCTTTTCACCCGTATAAGCCAACACATGTAATTTTGATGTGTTTACGCGGCGACGAAACAGCACTGACAACATACTCCTCCCTTGACGACATAGTCTCCGAGCTTTCTGAAGAGCAGATAAATGTTCTCCGAACTCCAAACTTCACAACTTCATTGGATGACAGCTTCATGATGGATGGGGAACCGGATTTTACTCTCGGAATAACTCCTCTTTCTCGCGACAAAGCCGGCCATGATGTATTCACATTTGATTGGGCGTTAATGAGAGGTAAGACCACAGAAGCGCAATCGACTCTTTCCGCTGTTCGTGATGCAATATCAAAGACCACAAAAGAAGTGGCGCTCAAGTCTGGTGAAGTTATGGTTATAGACAACAGAGTTGCTGTACATGGCAGAAAGCCGTTTCAACCAAAATATGATGGGAGCGATAGGTGGGTGAAGCGAATCCTAACCATAGATAGACTTCCGCCAAGAAAATACATGGACGAACATGTAATTGATTTCGATTTTGAAGAGGAGGCGATGTGAGCCTTAAAGAAATAGGTCTCTCCGAAGATTTCGATTTTTTGCGCACACGTTTTTCAGCATGGACCAGAAGACTACGGGTTTATTAGTGCATCCACAATATACCACTAGCATGTATCCAATAACGATAAGGCAATCTCGTTATGGTGGGACATATGAGGGCGGCGAGTGGTATGCGTATCACGGAGACATAGAGCTCGCACAGGGGTATTACGACTACATTGACGGCGATGACTGCGACGCTCTGGATTTTTGGGATTCGGACGACTCAAAATTTTTTGGTATTGGCGACACGCCGAACCAGGCACTCGAGGATATGTTGGACAGAAATCCAGTTATTCGTACATCTCCCGATTGGGAATAGACAGGTCTTTTCTCATTCTGAGAAATGTTTTTAGCATTACCGCGACTATTACCGGAGCAAATACAACTGCAGAAACAAACCGGCAGCCCTTCTTGATGTCAATCACCTAAAATCACCACTCCCACTTATCGCCCCACGCTCTTTCCTGTCGGCAAGTTTCGCAAGATTCTCATGAGCTACATTATCCAGCGTGACATTTAGCTCAAGCGCTAATTGAGAAACATACCAAAGAACATCCCCTAGCTCTGATGCTAATTCAAACCGCTTTTCTTCCGTCAGGTGTGAATCATAATCACGAATGACTTTCTTTAGTTTTCCCGCTACTTCCCCAGCCTCGGAGCAGAGACCAAGAGCTAAGTATTCGAGTGCTTTGCCCTTTGGGTAGATTGCAGTAGAGCTGGTTCGATGTTGGTAGTCGTTAAAATCCATGATGGGGCCTATCTATTTTTATGATACTTAACTTTGTTGTATTCATTTTAGTGATTGCAATGCAATAATGATTGCCATGACAGCACTAATAATACTTGGGTTTTTGGGCATTGTTGCCGGAATATTTCACCTTTTTCTAGTTAGGTCGGTAGACCAGTACACCGCCTATGGTCAGGGCGGCACATTCCGCGAGTGGAATGAATTCGAGCGACAGAAGCTCAATTTCTAGACTACTTAACGTATATTCCAAGTCTTTCCAGCTCTGTGCCCTCATCGCTAATAAACCTATAACCATCTGGCTTTGGGTCTGGCTCGTCTTTCCATACAGGAATCATTGAATTGTTCCCATATGCAAAGTCCGGATTTTCTCGCAGGTGAATTTCGATTAGTTTGCCGCCAATAAACTCGCAGTTGATTGTTCTGTACTGAAGCGGGATTAACCCTATGAACTGCGGCAGAGGGTGCCATTTATCTGTTTTTTCCCATTTGGTGAATCTCTGATAGGGGCGCTCTGAATGCTTTGTCCCAACTGTTTTGAGGATTGGCTGATATCCCTTGTAGTCGATGCTTAGATGTTCTCCCTCAAAAACCTCACACCAGAACTCGCCTGGATGAAGAAGTTCTGTGGTTTTTTCTTCTATGTATATTTTTCTTGCTTTTTCGCCCATACCCTCGATGTTCATCACGGGCTTCACGAAGTACTCACCCGGCTTCGGAACGGGGGTTCCACGTGGGCCACAGATATGTCCGGAGAGCCTGGAAACAATTAACTTGTCAAATACCCAGAGGTGTTTTGGGTCGCAGTTAAGCCATGCTTTTGCTTCTAGTGATTGCTCCACATTTACGGCTCAATAAAGATGCACTCACCAGGGCACTCTTCGGCAGCTTCAATTACGTCAGATAGTCTTTCGTCTGCGAAAGAAGCCATTCCTTCCGCTCCTTCCGGGTTCCCCACAGCGGCCGCATAAATCTTGTCCCCTTCGCGCACATACGCAAGACCGTCTGGCATCATGTGAAAAACATCTGGGGCTATCTCTGCGCATAGTCCATCTCCAGTACATAGGTCTTGGTCAATCCATACTCTCATTGCGCAGTTTCTTGTCCGCAGTAAATCTTTGCTTCATGGAGAACTTCGAACCACTTCTCATCTATGTTCGCGCCGAATTGACTCAGTTCCATGAACAGTCGGTCACCAAGGCCCTTGTCTGACATGTCCTTAAACAATGCAAAGAACTCATGACTCTTCGTGCTTAGGTGTATATCCTTGCGCGTGAATGGATGTGTAATTCTTATGTGCGCAGCATTAAGCATTGGAGTGCAAATGTTGTATTCAGAGTTTTTTGCAGTTGTAAATGCAATCTCTTCGCTGTTCTTTTCCTCACGAACAACTTTTTTCTTCGGGGGTGCTCCAGCCATTACTTATCCTCCGTAATCGGTCCGCCGGTAACCCATGCCCGGCATGATGTTTCACTTTTCACAGTTGCTCCTCGCTATCTGGGATGCCATTGCCGTTTTTGTCTTCAGCATTTCTTCCAGTGGAAATCATCAGTCCTGCAAGTGTTCCAGTTATGAAAGTCGCGACGCTCGAAAGCACGCTAAAAAACATTTTATCGTTTTCTGCTTGAGCTCCTATCGGCTGCGTAACGAATACGAGAGCGTACAAAACACCTATAGTTGTTAGTGTTAAAACTGCAGCAAGTACGCACCCAACAACAAACTTAAGACGAGCATCAAGGTCCGCTGGTGTGAGTCGTGGTTTCATATTTTAATTAACCCTCCTGATTAATCAAGGTTGGAAAAAGAACGGACTGGGCGCACAAAGTACAATTGGTCCTTACTAACGTTGTAGCCACTAGACCCACTAGCACCAAAAATCTGCACATGTGCGGTTTCGTATGTGAAGTTCATTCCTGGAACACCTTGGGTTGAACTCCAGTATGCGCTACCATCATCAAAGCCTCCAACCATGTCTCGATGGGCGTATAGCTGGGCCATCTCGTCATCGGAAGGCAGGAACCAATCTGTAAATCCATTCCATGAATAACTAGTGCAATATGCTGCTGCGCAGTTGTCCTTTGTATTTCCACTCATTGACGCAATAAGTTTTGTATTGCTTTCTCCTGTGCCAATTTTGTTTCCCGAAGCACCAGAATCTCCGTATCCAGAAGACCAGGGTATTTGGACGAAATCGGGATTTCTGCATGGACCTGCTTCAAACCACAAACCAGTAGTATTTCCATGTGTGGTCGGATTGATAAAAATAACTCCACCCGCAGGTCCTTTATCACCGATTCTTAAATGTTCTATTTTCATGGCGCCGTTGTTACCTCTGGTGAAATCGTATCTACGCTTATTTCGTTCGGGTCCCATCCAAGCAGCGTTTTTGTGCACGCTCCATCTACCTCGCATATTGGCGGCTTACATTCACTCTTGCCCCAGTTTTCAGGGTCTTGACATTCATATCGGTACTTACCGTCATAGCCGCAAGAAGCAATAAGAAGTGCAGAAACAAGAATTAACCTTTTCATTTTGTCTTGAATTCATTCCAGGTTTTGTCACCCACACCAAAATATTCACGAGCAAAACCAGATTGGATAATGTCTTTGTTTAAACAAGCAGTTGTGGGGTCATCTATTTTGTCTGATGAGTAAATTCTTGCCAAAACTCTTCCATATTTATCATTTTTGTCTGGAATAGTGTTTACAAAAACCCATTTATGACCATCAAGCCAGTCCTTGGTAAAAGACTTTGCCTTAAGCCCAAGTTCTTTTTCCTTGAGGTCTTTGGTGCGTGACTCTGGTGTATTAACGCCATATAGACGAACACGAATTTTATGATGGACACTAAATCCAAGGTCAATCATTAGGTCGACCGTGTCTCCATCAACTACATTGAGTACCGTTGCCCCATACCAGAATCGTTCCACGACAAGTTATCCCTACTTGCTGTTCTTTGGATTTAGGCGATTCATTATCGCATCTTGGCCCGGAAACTTGGGACCCATAACGCGTCCTGTTTCTGGCTTCTTTTCTACTCGCGGACCTGGTGCGATTGTTGGTGGCTGTGGCCTATCAGCTCCTGGTCTTTTTGATGAAGGAGTTCCAGGATTTGGTTTTTGTCCTGGTGGGTACTTCTTTCCAGGACTCGGAATACGGTCTGCTGGCTTGCTTGGTTGAGGCCTACTTGGGCTTGGGTATCTGTCGGCTGGCTTGGTGTCTTTTGGCTCCGGTTTTTGCCCAGGAGGATACTTTTTCCCTGGACTTGGATATCTGTCGGCAGGCTTCTGGTCCCTTGGTTTGGATGGTGACGGCTTTTGCCCTGGTGGGTATTTCTTTGGCGGGTCTGGATACCTATCTGCAGGCTTCTGGTCACGTGGTTTTGAAGGAGATGGCTTCTGTCCCGGAGGTGATGATGGTCCCTTTGGAAGACCGTCAGCAGATGGCTTACCATCTGCCCCTCTTAGAACCTTGTCGAAAGCTGCTCTAGCTCTTGCACGAGCATCTCTTTCTTCCTTGCTTCTATCCTCAACACGTCGATTCATTTTTATTCCCTGAAGCTTTAGCTGCTGACGAACAAATTTTCTTCTCTGCGCTTCATAGTTCGCATCGCTTGAGCGTTGATATGGTTTTCTTTGCTCTTGTGGAGTGCCATCGAAAATCATTCCATCGCTGTCGTGGTCTACGGCTTCCGCTGGATTTGTTCCGGTAGGAGCAGCGCCGCCAGCGCGTTGGCCAATTGACATTCCAAGAGCGGCTTTGTACTCATAATCTTCAAGTTCATCTGACTTCTTCTTTGAGTTTTGGTAACGCTCAAGAAGTCTTTTCCCTTTTGCAGCAAGCGCTGCTGCATCTTCCATATTTTTGGGAACTGGTTCCCCCCATGCTGCAGCAGAAAGAGCAAGTCTTGTTGCTCTTCCTTTTTCGTCTTTCATTGGTCCACGTGGGTTGGTGAAAAATCTAGTAAGGAATGAACCCTTGCGACGCATTTTTTCCGGTGTATCAGCTGGGCCTCTTACTCCTGGCTTTAGATTTGCGCCTTCTGTTCTCTTGAAGAACGCTCTACCAGCAGCTGTCAAACCACCCTTTGGGTCTTTGAGTGGTTTTTTCCCGCCCTTTGTTTTTATGTATTCAGGAATTGCCGAGATTTGTTCCTCGGATGGGAATTCGAATTGACCGACACGATTAGAACCGTAATACTCATCGAATATCGGCATGAAATCTTCTGATTTAAGTTCGATTAGCGTTTCATCAATTAGCTGCTCGAGCTCATCTTGTTCTTGGATATTGTTCGCTATTTGCTCTAATTCGGCAAAAAGCTCTTCATCGCTTTTGATTTGTGACATCGCATCTTCCATGGTTCAATTTTCGCACAGATATGAAACTATAAAAGAAACAACCCCCGGTTTCACCGTTTTCACGATTACTCCCGGGGGTTATTTCAACTCAAACTGGATAACCAGTTATTGGATTAATCAGCTTGGCTCGTTGTCGAAGTCAACTTTGACGAATGCTTCTGGACGCTTGACAGCAAGGGCGAGTCTCTGCTCGGCCAAGATGACGATTGCGTTGCGCACGAAGAAGTCTGAGTGCTGTTCCGAAATTCGGATTGAAGCCTCTTCTCTGTCGTACAGCTGAGCACCGGTACCGAATGCACCGACCAGGGCTGTTCCCTCAGCGATTGCCGGGGTGTCAACGACTGGCATTCTCCAAACGCGTGGCTCGCCACCCATTGCCACTGACACAGCGACCAAGTACTGGCCGTTTGTATCCTTGGTCAATTCGATGTCTTCCCAGTCGTTCGGGTGCAACACGATGCCGGATGGCTCGTAGTAAGCAAGGAACGAGAGGGTTGCGGCACGACGAATTGCATCAGCCTTTGTGTCTGGAACTGGTGTGTCTGCACCGTCTGACCATGCGTACTCCTGAATGTTTGGAGTCTGAAGAACACCAAGAAGGTTTTCGCCAGTTCCATCGCCATTCAAAATCTGCGAGTCTTCTAGGAGACGCAGACCGTACATGAGTTCGTTGTCGATGATTGAACGTAGCTGTGGCTCATCGGCGAGGACGTTGCGGTGTGCAGCTTCCCAGTGTGCCAATGTGCGAACAGGAGCCTGCTCACCAACGAATGCGAACGATGACTGCGGCTTGATACCGAAGTTGCCACCAGAACGCTCAGCAACTGAAGATGCCGAGTTAACACCATGGCCAGCCTGAAGGGTTGTGAAACCGAGCTGACGGAAGTATTCGATTACTGCTGCAGATGTTCTGCGAACTGGGAACAGGTCGCGAACACGCTTTGTACGCATTGGAGGAAGAACCATGGCATCGCGCTGAACGTTTCCGAAGCTGCCGAGGCGGCTGTCTGTAACTAGCGTTGTTGGCAATGCTGAGTAAACGTCCTTTACGTTGTAAGCGGTCAATGAAGCAGCGACTTGCCATGGTGCAACCATGTTTGCGCCGTTACGGCCACCATTGAGTGTCTTGAACTCAGGTGACTCGATAAACATTTGACCGATTGACTTGATTTCGCGTGAGCTCAATTGACTGAGGTCTGCAGCTGCTGCAGCATAGCTTGAAGCTACTGCTTCTCCCTGTGGCTGTGATGACCATGAGTCAACATCGCCCATTGTCTGAAGGTCAGCGAGCAGTGACTTAATTGACTTAATGTCCTGCATGTTCTTGTCGAATGCTGACTTCTGCTCAGAAGAAACAACTACTGTGCCTTCCTCGATTTTGAATGAGTCCGCAATGGCTTTATTGTCTGCCATTTTGGTGCGAAGAGCTGACTGCAGCTCTTCAATTCTTGCTTTGTCTTGTGACATGATTTGCTCCGTATTGGAATTTGAAGGGTTGAATTACTGCTTACGTCGTGGCTTAGGTAAGCACCCAGCCCTCGTAATATCAAAAATAACAGATGGTTTACATTCTTTAGTGCAACTAATAAAGTTTTATACAAAAGTGTGTAAATAGTAATTGCTATTTATTTTTGACTGAGTTCCTCAGAAATTGCGTGCTTTTTCTTTAGGTTGCTCTTGCCACCGGAACGAAAAACAGTACGAACGGCGTTCATTATTTCTCGGCTTCTGGTTCTCTCCGCATTTCTTCTTCCCAGCGAAGTTGAGCCGGTTCTATTTGCGTAATCGGTCATATTTGTGCAAGGCATCCAAACTGTTCTTCCGTTTTTGCTAACTCTCCTGCTTACGCCAATGCAACCGATTTGCCTAGCTCTTGACCGAGCTGAGTCTGGGTCCATGAACACATCTGTGTCATCTTCCCTTACGTATTGAGGGCCCTGAAGAGCTTTGCCGCTTACCGGGACACAGTTTGGGACCATGCTCCCATTTTTCCCAGGTTTCATTCCAACCTGTTTGTATCCAGGCCAACATGGACTGGATTCCGCTTTTCCAGCAAAATTCCCAGACACCAATCCACCGCCGTCGATTGTTTCTATTCCTCGAATCGGCATCTCGTTCAAGTTTTCCCAATTATCTATTCTTCGTTTTTTCTTTTTCTTTCCAGTGCTTCTTCCGGCAGCTTTTCTTTCTCCGGCAACAACGGTTCTCCATTTACTTGTTTCAGCAATATCTGATAGACGCTCAAGCTCACCCATTGATGCACATGGCATCCAGTTGCCATCTTTATCCTTGTGCGCCCCAAAGCAACCCATTTCACGCGCAATTGCAAGTGCGTCAAGCTTCTTGACCAAGTCTGGTTTTTTCATATCTTCCTGCCAAGTTTTGACTGCAGTGCAGCGATGAGTCTTTGATTTCCCTCTGGGACTATTGGCTCGCGCTTTGATTCAACAAGGAATTCAGCGTGCCTATTTGCGCGCCGTGAAGGTGATTCTGGATTTGCCGTTTTTTCGGCAACGTGTGCTCTCACTATTGCTTTTTGTCCGATTCTTTCAACTATCCGATTGATTGCAATAGACGCAAGACTATTAGCCTCTCTTGAAATTAGTTGTCCAGATTTTTTATCAAATCCAATTTTTTGATTATTTTTTATAGAACTAAATACTTCTGAGCGCCTAGCTGAAGATGAGAACAACCTTGCCTTGAAGTCAACTATGTTGATTTTTTCAATAGGGCTCTTGAATTTATCAATCCCCCTGCTAGACGGGGAACGAAATCCATTGGTTTTTGTCTCTGATGGAAATCTTGAAGCGTTCAGTATTTTCTTCTGTGATGTCACGATTGGGGTAGATGGAACGATTACTTCTGGAGAATCAAAATTTATTCCATCAACTATTCTCTGTACCGAAGAGTTAATTTCCTTGAAATCAGTTGCAACAAATCCAGCAGGAAGTGATTTTGTTGCGTACGACTCACGCGAAACAACACCATCTATTAGGCTGTTTCCGAATTCGGTTAGTGATTTAACAATAAACTTTGAATCATCATCAATAGCTATGGCATGCGGCATATTGCGCAGCGCATCTTTTATTATGGAAATACGTTTCACTTGCCACCTCCGGAAATGAGACTTCGAAGTACTTGTTTTTGATTTTGTAGTACGTCAAGTCTTGAATTGAACAGTTTAGAAATAATGTTTAAGTGAATTTTTTCCCCATCAGACATCCCATACCCATTCATGTCGGATACAAATTTTTTTGAGTTAAAACTTCTTGCCCGATTAATCATTTGTGACAAAAGTTTCATAAAAAGAACTCTTTGCTCTGCTCTTAGTTTTTGATAATAGTCAGAATATGCTGGAGTGAGTTGTGCGCCATAAAAATCATTGAGACGCATCTTCATTCTTTTTGTTATTTCTATTTTTGAGAGGTCAATCAATCCTGATGTGGTGTTATCTGCCAATACCGCCCTGGTTCCATCAGCTGTATCTATTGGATAAATTGAGGATGCTGGTCTTGAGCGCTGGTCTGTCAAGAAGTCGCTTACAAGCATTCTTGCAACATCCGCAATATCAAGGTTTTCAAATTTTTGATTCGGGTTGAATACGCCACCAGGCACAGCAGACTCCACGTCCTGTCTCAGATACATTCTTTTATCGTTTGGTTTTCCAACAAATATCACATCCGGAGACTCCATGCCCAGATGCTGCTGGAGGTCTGACGCAAATCTCTCCGCTAGGTGCTGATAGTTTTTTGGCTTTTCGTAAACGAAATACTTTTGAGCCCCAGACTCAACCGCTGATATTGAATTTGATATTTTCTCCTTGCGGACTAATTGTTGATTTGCTAGAAGTTTTGCGAGAACGATAGGTGTAATTCGTGAAAAACTACCTCCGTCTGCAATGAAACTTATTGCATCATCAAGATTGTTTATTAGCTTTCCTCTCCCGGAAAGTGAAACCGTAGTTCGCGAGGTGCCCTGTTCTTCTTTTGGCAATTTCTGTAGTTTTCGCTTACCAAATAGCTTCTTTGCCCAGGCTGTTGTCCCATCAATTATTTCATTAGGATTTTTGATTCCATCAAACGATTCGGAATACTGAATACCATCGCCTATTTCGTCGGCAACATTTCTCAGCCTTGCTCCTGGGTCTTTGCTGTTATTTATTTTTTGTGCTGAATTGACTACTCTTCCAAGTTTTCTTCTCTCGCCAACAGAGAGATTTCTGGCCTTAGACAGGCTTATTGTTGAACCACCAGGTAGAACATAAATCAAACTTTTAATTCCAGTATTGGAAAGAAGTCCAAGCTCTTCTCCGCCGAGGTCGGATGAAGAAAGAGTCGACATAAGGTAGTAGGCGCCTTCCATGTCCCTGTTATCCGGGATAGCTCTCAGCACCTTCGTTGGAACTACTGGTTCCAGAACGAATCCATCACGCCTAACCATTCTCCTGGCTTTAGTGTTGGACGACAGGTTGAATTGACCGATTTCTTTTATGAGCGCTTTCACCTTGTCTGATGACGCTCTTCTGTTTTCGTTTCCAACGCGGGTAATTTGTGGTTTCCTGCTTGCAATAAGAGAGCTGTCGATTGGTCCGCCAGTAACAGTGCGACCCTGAACAGTGGATGGAAGTCCTGATGTGCCAGCTCCTCGTATTGCTCTAATTGTTGCTCCGAGAGCGGAAGGAATATCAAAAAGTTTTGCACCGCACGTAGAAAGTCTGTTGTCAGTGAATCGCCCGCCGTACTGGTACCCTTCCGGACACCTGTAACCACGATTCTGACCCGGCCTTGAGCCACCCCTGCTCCCACCAAATCCAGGAGTTATTGTTCTGTATGTTGCAGAACGAATAGGGGAACGAATTGGTCCTGTATCTCCTGGCAGAAATGTGCTGAGCAATGTGCTTCCGAGTTGGCGGCCAAATTTTGCCTTAGTGCTCATGATTCCATTTGAATCAATTTTATGCTTTCTCCTGGTATTGCCATTAAGACGCGACAGGGCCTTATACTCAACAATCTTTTGACTGATTGCTCCACGCCCGCGAATAAAGTCAAACTTTGACTTAGTGTCCAAATCAGAAAGAATAACTCTCGTTACGATACGAGAAGTTGACTCCGGACAGCAGTATTCTGTATCGCTATTAACCACAGCACTCCTCATCGAGTGATTTCTTTTTTACAACACTCTTCGACACTGTGCTGCCTGTTTCGTCCTCGCCTTCAATCTCCCAGTTTTTATCTTCTCTCAAAAAGTCCATAAACTTTGGCTCCATTTCACAGAAGTCGCGCAAAACAAGAAACGCGTGCTTGTAGTCATCTTCAGTTACAACTTCAATTCCTTTTGATTCCTGTTGAACAAAGTCGTGAAAAAACACGTCGTCAAAAATTGCGTCTTTTTTTGCCCCTCTAACAAGATTTGCTGGCTTTGCGTTGCTTGCCAGCCTTCTGGCAAATTGTGCATCAGTCCAGTTGGTCAGCTTGCGAATCTTCTTTTTGCAGTTCTTCATTCCTGGATGGTGGCATCCTTCATTTGGCCATAAACCAGTTGTTTCATGATGAAGCCATGCGCAAATATTGTTCAGCGGATACAGTTCTGGGTGATTCGCTAAAATCACTCTGCATCTCCTGAACCCGCCTGGTTTTTTCATGATTGGACGCCAGTAGCGAAGTAGGCGCTCTAGGTTCCCTCGACGCGGTCCATATCCACGAAGAATATCGCCGGTGACAATCTCCTGAGGGAGTAGCCCTCCTAGTGGGTCGGCTTTTATTTCGTCTTCGTTAGACATCGTTGTTATCCTCCAATTGGCGCAAAATATTCATTGCGTTCCAGGCGTCGTCGCGCTGTTGCAGCGATTTAAATGAATAAATATCCCTCTCAGACTTTACCATTCCTCCGCAGCAACTAGTTTGAACTTGAACAACATCAGTCTTTGTGTTTAAAAACTCCTGAATGCGGTCAGATTTTTGTTTAAGCGATTTTTGTTTTTTACCCAATTTTGAAACAACATTTAGACCGTCAAGCATTTTTTTGTCTATTGGCTTAGTTTTTAAAATAAATGTGTCGTACCATGAACCCTTGGTTGGATTTTGTGGTGAATCCCAAAGAAATCGTAAAAATCTTGACGAGCGGTTCTTTCTGACGCCGATTGCTTTTGCTGCAAAAGAGAAAAAGTACACGAATACGGCACTTCCGTCCGGACGAACAACTGCACCATCTTTGGAATTTTTATTCGCGTCGATTATGTAATAAATACGGTCTTGGCCTACTGAACCAGCCAATACAGCTTTCATAGCATTGCTCCGCTTCTAGTCACAAGGCTAGGACTTTTCTCTTTTCTCATCTCTTCAAGAAGCTTTTTGGCGTTTTCTGCAATCTCGCGCATTATTTTTTCCCTAAGGACTGTCTCTATGTCGTCGGAGCGCTTTGCTGCTGCACTATAGCTCCTGGCATCAAAAAGATTAATTCCTTCTGGGTGAGCTATCCCTACATTATCAAAACCAAGTTTTTTATATTCATCTTGTATTTTTTTTGCAGCTCTATAGTTTCTTAATTTTTGCATGCTTTGCGTATTCATTTTGCTTCCAGAGTTAATTGAGTAAAAATACTCAATCTCTTCTTGTGAGAATCCTGCCGAACGAAGCCGCTCAGCAATCGAGCGATTATTGACTACGTCAGAAATATCTTCTTTGCCAGAATTTTCAGATAGTCGGGAGAATGGGTAGTTGATTTTCTCAACTTCATCCTTATCAAAACCGCCAAGAATTTGTGCTTCGAATACATCCCTGTCCACCCCTTGACCCAAGCTGCCAGGAGTTGGGAATTTGCCATCTCTATCTCTTCCACTATTTACGGAAGAGAAATCATCCGACATGCCAGCACCGAGAAGATTTAACGTTGATACTAGATTTCTGCTTCTCGAACCTGGGCTGCTACCACCGATATAAGCATCAACGATGTCATCACGGTTCATTGAGTTTAATGCAACCGGTCTGTGGCCGGTGCTTAACGAATCACCCTTACCATATGCAACTCTGTTCGATACATTTGGCTTGAGTACAACTTCTATGTCGCCGAATGCGGTAAGTCCATCACCGACAATATCTTCGTCCATGATTTCAAAATTTGCATCCATGTCAATATTGCCTGAATTGTTTTGCAATACTTGATTTTGTTTTGCCTTTTTATATGAATTGTGAACAAGATATCCACTTACTGGCCTCAATTCATTTGGAATATCAGAAGATAGACCGATTGATGATTGATAGTCTTTGGCAAAATTAATTGCGGACATTCCGATTCTCTGCGAGGAAGTGGCGTCAGTATCTCCGTCCGACATTTTCCCTGTTAGGACCTGCCTGCGCGTCCTTGACAAAACCCCACGCGTACGATTGTTATTGCGTGTTTCTGAAACATTCTTCATAAATGCCCTAAACCCATCGGCAAATGAGTTTTGTAGTTTTTTTCTGTTACTCACTGGTTTTCTTGGTCCTGAGTAATCGCCAAGTTTTTCCATCGCGCGCATGGCTGTGTTTTTGTCTATCGCTCCACTTCTTTGGAGCTCCCTGACAGCGACAAGAGCCAGGTCTTGATTTCCAGCAGCAGCAATTTGGTTTGCCACCTTTGCTATATCTTCTGATGTCCCACCGTTTCCAAAGACGCTCATTGCCGCAATCGCCTGGACCATGTCTCCGCGCTCGGATTTTTCTACTCCGGCTTTTGTTAGCGCGCTAACTGCTCTTGCATTTGCATTTCTATCGTTTCTAGCTCGGTTCGCGGCACTTGTCATGTCTCTTCCAGAGCTGAACCATGTCCTTCGCGCAGCTGCCCTACCTGTGATTTCATCAGAATCGTCTGGTAGGACTATTCTGCGATTGGAACGCAACGACTGTCTTGTGGTGACTGCTTTTTTGTAGTCCGGACGTGCTGTGTATCCGACGGCACCAACCTTGATGAAGTCACCTCGCTCATAGAGCTCGTCGGCCATGTCTGAAATATTCGTCTTTAGGTCTTCTGCAACTTTCGCAATTTCCGAGTCGCTGATTTCAGCAATATCTCCCTTTTGCCAAGCATTTTCTGCACCAAGTCTTGCTTCTTTGATTCCATATACTTCCTGAAAAGCTCTGCCAAGTGTAAGGCCCTCAACGATGTCGGTTTGCACTTCGTTAACATTTAGTGGAACCTGCAATTCATCACCTAAGCCAAGATTCGCTACGTTTATTCCTGCCCATCTGTGATGTCCATCCAAAATGTATTTATCCATTGTTGCGAGTATCGGCGAACTGAACCACTGCTTATTGATTTCTTCAAGGAAGCGCCGTCTGAACTCATCGGACTTTCTATCAAGACCTTCTTGCTCTAGTTGGTCTGCGATTTCAAGTGCTTTTTTGGTTATTCCATCTGCCATGCCAGACACCTTTGATGCGACAAGCTGCTGCTGCGACGGAGCATACTCGTTTGCGGGGACTGTTTTTTTACGTACGGATGGACCAGTAGACGGGTCTTCTGGTGTAAGTGTTTCATTTAGGAATTGAATGAATTCACCCTCAAGATTCACCTCGGTGTTATTCCAATCCGTGTTCGAGTAGAACCAATTAAGTTCATCCTCTGACATTGGGTTCGATGATGGTTTGTTTTTCATTGGATGACGTTTTTTTAGGGATGCGTATCTTTCACTATCCTCAGTAGACAGTCCAGATGCAGGTTCCCATTTCCCATCGGCTTTACCATTTTTTAACATCCGTATGGCAATTGTGTTTGCGCCTTTTGTTCTTCCGTTTGTCTGGGGCATCTTTTCTCTATCTATGCCGATATGGCCAGAACACAGCAGATTTTGCATTGCATCATAAAGCCCACATAGGTCAGCCTGGTAGCTGTCGACATAGTCTTTTTTCATTTTGTTTACAAAATCTTTTGATGAGATATCGATGCCTGGATTGTTTGAAAGCACATCAGCTTCGTATGCTTTCTTGAAGTTCAACCATCTTTCGTTATTCTGCTCAATATGGGTCAAGGCGCTTTTCTGCACTGCCTTCTCTAGCTTTGCCTGAGCGCTAGCGGTAAGTGTTAGGTCTGCATCTTTTACAATCACGTGATGGCCGAGTGACATAAGCGCCAACGCTGTCGGTACGTCTTCGGCAATGTATGTATTTCTGTGATTTGCGCTAATTGCCTTCCTTGTTGAGCGGACCAGTGATTTACCAAAAACCTTTGATATCTCGTCAGTAGTCATGTCATCGACGTTTTTTCCACCAGCAACAACTTTGTCGAAAATGTCTGCCGCTTTTGCGGCTACCTCATCTTCCAGTTTCGCCCTACTTTCTAATTCCTCTACCGAGCTGATACGTCCACTAGACAGACGTCCGCGCCTGTCGTTTGGTGCCATTCTTGAAAGTCGTTCTGTTCTTCTTGAGGTGGATGGAGCACCAGGACGAACTCCGCCAGAACGAACAACCCCATTTTCCGACAACGAACTAATATCTTCGTCACGCATTCTCACTCGAACTCGTCTGTCGAAAGAACTGTGCATTTTAAATGCAGCATTTTCAATCAACTGTGCTATCTGTTCATCTGAGTACCTTCGAAGAGCTTCTGCAACATTTGAGTCGAGCATGTCTGATGCAATGTCGTCATACTCTTTTGAACCATTACCATTGAGGATTGAGCGCAGCTCACGCATATCAGACGAAAGCTGCTTTCTCCGCGAAGACCGTCTTTCCTCTCTGGAGAGAGTTGGTCCAAAATGTGTAGACCCAGAAGAAAGTCGTCTTGATGGGGCTTCGCCGAAGGTTGACCCAAAATCTGCAACTGAATCAATTATCTCAGCGCTTGTCTCGTCTATATCTGCAGATTCTCTTTCTGTTGAGTCTGGCCTCGATATGCCGAGTTTGCTTCTTCTTATTATTTCTTTATCGGCAACTTCTCTAATTTTCTTAGAGTTTCCCTGTCGCCATATGGCGTCATCGGTTCCAGAGCTGATTCCGTCAACAAGGGCATCAAGTACATCAACGGTGTCTTTCTGTCTTACAATTTCAGCTCTTATCGTTCCATCTTTGTCGCGACTAATGATTCTCAGTTTCCCTGGAGGTGCGACGAACTTTTGCTCATCATCTTTTTCGGCATTTGGAAAGACTCCGCGATTTCCTTCTGCAACACTAATGATTATTTTCCTCTTTACGCGGCCCGTTTCCTTATCTGTCCCCCGAGGTGATGATGTCGGTTTAGAGCGAGATGTGAGTACACGTCCAGAAATGAAATTATCTACATTTATTTCATCCCCAACCTTTTTCCCCTTTACTTCTACTGCTGGGAAGTCGGATACAACCTCAAATTCAAATGGCGAATCTATCGACGACGAATCAATTGCTTCCATTGTTGGGATGAGTATGTTGCGCACCTGTTCAGACAGCGAACCCTCGTCCTTGCGCCTCGGGTCTACGGCAAGGCCAAGACGGTTGAGGCGAGCATTTCTTGCATTCATCGCCCTACCTACAACAGTTTGCTTTTCCGGAGTTAACATCTGCGCTATTTCTGGGGCTACGAAATCATCCATCTCTCGGATTGCAGCAGCTTGTTCTTTGGTTATCTTTCGACGCAGGCGCGCTTTCTCTCGTTTCGCATTGTCTATAGCTTCTTTTTGCGATTTAAATTTCTTTATTTTCTTAGGTTTTGGTTTGAGTAATTCATCTACCTTGCCATTAAACTCCCTACCGGCCCTTGCTGTTGCACGCGAATCACCACTCTCTGCAATTCGTGAAATGTATTCAGAACGGAGAATTGAGCGCTCCTCCATTAATTCTTGAACTTCCGGGTCGTCTTCTAGCCTGTCTTTAACCAGGACGTCAATATCAGCGGCACGGCGAATCAGTTGATTTTCTGATTTTGTTTTTGCTGAAGATGTTATGTCATCAATTCTTTTTGCTTTAGCAAATGCTTTTATTTCTTCGTCATCCACCATTCCTGCATCACGTCTTGTTTTTTCGACTACCCTGTCGAATCTCGATGCCTCACCCTTTGCTCCAACTCCGAATTTTTTCCTCCACTCAGAACGCGAATCAGAGTACATTTTCTCGTAGTAGTCAAGTATTTTTTGACCTTCTTCAATTTTCTTGCTGAGGTCAGCCACTTTCTCTGTTCGCTCTGTTATTGATTCCTCTGTTGCATCTTCTGGTAGTTCAGAAAGCCCATTGAGCTCATTCGTAAAATTATCCAGTTGTGCGCGTATGTCTCTTCTTTGGGCATCAACCAGTGCAGCTTGTTGGAACATCTCTTCTTCATCGAGTTCCGAATAGAATTTTTTAAATTCTTTAAGTTTTTCCCGTCTTTCCTCTATTGTTCGTTTTTCAATGTCTCCGGACATTTCATCGATTTCTTCATCGGAAAGGCGGTCTGCAGAAGAGCTGGAAGTCGGCCTGAATGTAGTACTTTCCAGTATTGCTCGTTCTTCTGCATCAATATCTGCGCGCTCGGCAGAAAGCCTGCTTCGCTCAACGTCATCCATCCACTCCAATGCTGCGTCTACGTCATCTCCGAAAATAAGTCCCTGTTCGCGTAGTGCATGTAGTTCTGCACCAACCTCAAGACCCCATATTTCGCTGCCTTCTGTATATTCGGTTGGGTACTTGCCAGCAAGAAATGCAGCCACTTCACTGCGCTTTAATGCATCTGACATATTTTTCAGGTCCAAGCCATCATTGGAATCCATCATCAAATCCATAACATCACCGCTTGTTAGATTTGTCAACAATCCTCCACGCTCTTCATCGAAATCAACAGTGACAATACGGTTTCCGACAAACGTCATCGCACCAGTTCTCTTGTCTTGTTTGTACTGAGGGATTTCAATTTTTCCGCCGTTATCGATAGCTTTGCGAAGAATTTTTTGAATGAATGCCTGGCTTTGAATTCCGTGTGAAAACTCATGAAAAGCAATATGTTTAGTAAATGACCTCGGCCCGTCTACAAGCCCTGCCATGTGGCGTGCTGCATATTCGGAATTTATTAAGAAGTCTGCTACTGCGCTCTTCGCCTCTGAGTCACTGACAACCCCAACAGCAGATACGGCAAGTCGTTCATCTGCACGCATGTCTGGCAGCATCGATTCCTGGTTTGTCATGATGCGCTCTAGGTTTACGTGCATTACTCCACGTATTCCACCAGCACCTGGCCTCATGCTTCCGTGAACCGCAGTTCCTGCTTCGTCATTAGTGAAGAAATTGTATTCAATTCGGTCGAAAAATTTAGCGGTTCCTGGTTTTGTTTTGTACAGATGCAAAGCTGTTTCAAAATATGCTCGCTCTGTTTCGTAATATCTCTTAATGTCAGCTTCAATTAAGCGCTCTTGTTCTGGCTTGGTCAGCGCTTTCCAGTTAGCCACCTTCTGCAGGCGGGCTGTTATGTACCTGCGAACCTCGTCTGGTCTCATTCTGGACATATCGCCCATTCCAGAAACATTCGATACGTTTAGGTCCCAACCATCTCTGCCGCCCGTTGCGACGAACAGCTCATTTAGCTTTTCTACTGCCTCGAATACGTCGGCATTTACTGCTCGTGCAGCATCGCTTCTGTCAACACCCAATTCGCTATACAGTTGCGAAACGCTTTCATCGAACTTGATAGCCGCATCCTGGGCATTTATCAGTCCGTTTCTAAAAAGTCGCTGACCTGGCTCAACGTCAACCGTACGCCAATCTGGGGAATCTAGTCTTTCTCCAGTTATCTCGTCGTAATACGGGCTTCTTGCCATTCTGACCGGAGCCCACGGAACATTTGAATCCCACTCATTGTTTTTTATAAAGTTAAGTAGTGTTCTTACTCCGTTTGTAAAACCACCAAGCTCCCCTGATTCCTGCATCTCTTTTGCCTTACGCGCAGCAAAGCGAGAGAATCTCGACGCGCTAAAACCAAAACAGTTGGTTCCGAACATGTCCGTAAATTGGTTTGCAGCAGGGGTTCCCGGAGGGCATCTGAATTTGTTTAGCTCGTCACGGACTACGCCGAATCGAGCAGCAGCTCGCGCAATGAGATTTCCACCAGGAACACGAGAAGAGAGAGGTCTGCCAGGGAGGCGTTTTTTTTCTAGTCCGTTTTCTTTTTCTGTTAGTTCACGTAGTTTGGCTCGTCGCTCATCGAATGACATGCCTGCAGTAATAGAGAATCCATCTATTTCTTCTGCCGATTCCTGGATTACATCATCTGTTTTTGCATTTACTTTAAATTTTGTAAGTTTTATTTGCGGTTTGCGATTAAGCTCAAAAAGCATTTCGTCGAGATTTTTGAAATTCCCAGTTGTCGGCTCAATCCACCCAATGTTTGGCATGGTGTCCATGCCATTTTTGCTTTCGTATGATGGACTAAGTACAAACCTTTTTCCTGGCTCCCACTTCGCTGCAGTTTCCCATCTGTGACCAAATTCGTCGGACTGAACGCCAGGTCTAGTGTCTCCAGTGAATTCACGTTTCTTATTGTCGGTATCTTCGTATGTTTGGCGATTTTCGCCAAGAGCTTTTACTGCGATATCGGCAATAAGTCTTTCCTGTTTGGCTGATTCAATAACTGAAGCCTTGAAAGTAAGAGCCTTTTTATCAACGTCACCAATAGTGCGCGCAGGCGCCAGCATGCGACGCGATACAACTACTCGTTCCTTGTCGGTGAAATCACCCGTCATTGCGGGTTGCCTTTTTGTTAGAGATTGTCGATTTGCTCTTCGAGCAGCTGAAACTCAACCAGTGAGGCGAGGAAGTTTGCATCATTTGGCACCTCATTCTTTTCTGAAGCACCAGCAATCCAGTTTGCTGGAATCAAGCTTTCGAGCTTCAGAGCCCGCGCCCGCTTCATGATGTGCTTCTTCGCTGCTTCTTTATCCTTGGCGCGACCAAATGCCTGAATTGCATTGCGCAAATCAGCTTCGGTAACAATTGGGTATGAACCGTCCGGAAGAGCCATGCCTTCTTTTGCAAGGTCCATTCGTCGTTCTTCGTTGAAAGCACGCTTCAAGGCAAGCTCTGCTGCTTCTGCTTCAATTGCTTCAGCTTCATCTTGCTCGTATCTGTCGTATCCCAGAACCTCTCCATCGAGGGCAACGAAAACATCGTATGACTTCCCGTCGAATCCTTCGATTTCAACTGCGTACGAATCAAATCCTTCGAATACGTCTGGCTCAACAGCCACGACATGTCCATCGAATGATTTTACTGCGATTTCTGCAGCTTCAGTGAAGTCAATCAACTTGTACTCAGACGCCTCTGATTTTTGCTCAAATTCATTTACGTCAAGTTTGTGGAAACCCATAACTTCAGCAGTTGTTCCGTCAATGAATATTTCCTTGACATCTCCACTCTTTGTTTGCACATCAACCACAAACATGTCCGCATCTGCAGAATAGCCAGAGTCGATAACACGACCATTGAACATCTGTTCAGCAAGTCCTTCAACATGAAGGATTCCTGGCATTCCTTTTTCCGCAATGCATCCACCTGGGCAGTCATCGCATACTGGGGCCGAGCCAGCATAAGCCTTGCGCTCCAGGGAGCAGACGTAACCTGACGCACCAATGTCCGATGGCTTTATGCCCATCGACTTAATACGTGTTTCACGGAGGGCATCCCAGTATTCATTACCGGCATCAAAAGACTTTTCCTCAGTATCTTCTTCTTCGTCTTCGTCCATTTCTTCTTCGTCTTCTGCGCCCTCTTCGGCTTCTTCTTCCATGTCCATGTCTTCTTCTTCCATGTCCATGTCTTCTTCGTCTTCTTCGTCTTCTTCGTCTTCGTCCATTTCGTCTTCTGACATATCCATGTCTTCAGCCTTGAACTTACGGCGTCCCTTTGGACCCATTCCGTACATTTTTTCGGATTCAGAATCCATCTCTTCCTCGTCTGCGTCAGTGTCGAGGTTTTCGTCATCTTCTTCGTCCATGTCGTCCATTTCTGGTTCGACATCTTCTTGCATCTCTGGAACCATGCGCTTTTTGGCCATTGACTCTTCTTCGTCTTCGGCCATTTCCTCGTCATCCATTTCTGCGTACATTTCTTTCATGGATGGTTTCTTCTTTTTCTTCTTGTTGCGAGAAACCATGTCCTCTGACATTTCTGGCATCATGTCTTCTGTCATATCTTCCGACATGACGCTTTTCCCATCCAATCCCGAAACTGGAACCATCTTCATTTCAACTGGTACCGCGCCGCATTTGGCGCAAATTTTTGCGCCCTTGACAAATCCGCACTCGCCAGAAGCAAGTCCTTTCGCGCACTTCAGCACGTCTCCGTCGCTGTCGATGCTGACATTAACCTTCTCGTCGTAGCTCATAGAACTCCTGTTTGTGCAGGAAAATGACCGGTCTGGACATTAACCATTAAATTGTGCTCTAAATTATAACGTATCATGTCGCAGCAGCGTGAATTAGCAACATTAACTAATTTCTGCAAATTTATTTACTACTGCAATATTCCTATTCTTTTGTTCCTGATTTGCCGAACATGGTTCGACCTTCTTCTTGAAGTCTCTTACGTGCGTTTTCTAATTGCTCTTTACTGAAAATGTCCTCAATTGTGTGGCTTGTGCCAAATATTTCATTGAAACGATTGACCACATCCTGAAGCTCGTTGGATGAGTATCTTGGCTCATCACCCTTAATCTTGCTGAAAGTCTTGCCGCGTGTTTTTGCTGCATTGTTTAGAAGAACGGAAAGATTGCTCGTACCAAGGATGTATTCCTTATTTCTCTTGGTGTTTCCACCAGAACCCTTCTGGGTGTTTGATATGAACTCAACCATCGCCTCGGCAACATTTGCCTTGCTTGCGCGAAGTTCACCGTCAAGCTTTTGACCATTTTCTGGCCAAACGCTTTCCGCATTCTCAATCATCCCTGTCCGAATCATCTCCTGGATTGCTGCAACTGGCACTCCGTCACTTTCCCATGACTTCCTGTCTTTCGGATTGGTCAAACCGACATCATCCATCCCGAATGACCGCTTCATTCTTTCTCTTAGCTGAGCCATCCATTCGTCTCTGTCAAGACCAAGATTTTCGATGAGATTATCCAACTTGAAATCTCTTCTTGATGTCTTTGCGCCAGCTGGGTTTGTTTCATTGACCGTCGGTGCTGGTGCTTCTGGAACAAAGTCTGGCATTCCCTCGTAAATAAGGTCAGCCTCGGCAGAAGCTTCGCCATCAGCGTCTTCTGGGTTTGGCGTAAATCTTCCAGTTGCCCTAAATTTTGCCACTGGGTCGACTTCTCCAAGAGTGGAGTATTCATCTGAAGAAATGATTTGATTTTCTTCCCTGTCGGCCCAGAACGGATATGCGTCTTTCCCAAATGTTTCAATGATGAATCTGTCGCGCATATTGGCTCTACCGAGATTTTCGGCAAAACGTTGAGCTGACGACATCTTCTCCACGCCCGGCTCGTCTGAAGTTACTGGCGAGAACAATCTCCATCCACCAAATTCAGGTCTATTGCCGAGTTCTGCAACGAGGAATCTGACGGCATTGTGGGATATTCCAGAATCATCATCAGAAATCCTCTTTGCATCCTCTGGCGATAAATTTAGCAATCTTGAAAGGTCGGTGTTGGAAATTGGTTCCGACTTGGTCCACTTTACATCAGCAATTGTGTTGTCTGGATTTCTGACAACATCAAACTCTGTTGGAATTCTGATTGATTCCTTCAGGCTCTTTACTGGAAGCATCCATGTATCTGCATCTGGATTCGAAAGATTTTCATTCCCAGATACGCGACCGATAGTTACTTGTGGTCGACGCTTCATTGCGGCGGCAGCCTTATCCAGGCCCTCATTTATCTGTCGTCTGCGCTCTTTTACTGTTCCGGACTTACTTGACGTATCTAGCGTTATTCCGCGTTTTCTAAAACCATCCCAGAATCTTCTGGCAAACGCGAATGACTCTCCAGTCTTTGAGCCTCTAATTGCAGCAAGATTTGTAGCATTGATATTGTCCGCATAAGTGGACCCGCTACTCATTCTTCGTGCTTTTCTGTCAGCGCGATTTGAACTGTTTACTGAACGTGGCCCACCAACTGCTGCTGTCCGTTCTGGCGCTTGGACTCCTGGCGTTTCTGGTGCTGAGGTTTCTGTAGTGGCCTGTCGCTCAACATCTCCGCCACGAAGTCTTGCTCGTCTTGCCGACCTGTTGGTCCCAGTTCCTGGAACTGCTGTTTCAGGTACGCTATTTACGCGACCGCTTGAAAGTATCTCTCTTGCGCCATCAGGGAATACTTGCTCACCATCTCCAAATGGGTTCCAAAATCCAGAAGGAGCCTGCTGCTCCTCGGTTAGGAACTTTTCAATATATTCAAAACCCTTTGGATTTTTCTTTGGGTCGATAATCCATGACGTTGCCTCAGACAACTGAATGCGCTTTTTTGCGCGAGTCATCATGACGTAAATAAGGTTTTCCATTTCACGACTTATGTCATTCCCTGGAAGTATCGAACCATCGTCTTCAAACTTTGGCTGGAAGAAATCGTCTCCGGCAACCACGTTGTCGAATTCCAAACCTTTGGCTGCGTGTGTTGTTAAGAACGATGCATCAACTTCTGGCTCGTTTGCTGAGTCAGTTATCATTCTTCCAACAAGGCTGAGGAGCAATCCAGTCTCTTCTGGATTATCTCCCTTTATTCTTACAGCGTCATATGCTGGTGCATTCGATGAGCCAGCCTTACGTGGTACGTACTGCTTTTCTATTGTGACTTTTCCTTCCAGATTGAGGTCTTTAATCATTTTCTCAATCCGGCGTCGCATCATAGGCTTTTCGCCGTTCTTGTCACCTGTGTACTGAATTTTTCCTGCTGCGTCCCTGAACTGGTAGACATCAATTATTCCTTCACCGGAAATAATTACTCCATTCTCCCATTTCCCATCTGCACCAAGACTTTCGGTATCCAGTTTCCAGAAAACTTCTCTGCTTGGTGTCTGGCCGGTTGGGTTCGGGATGATGTTAAATCGCTTATCACGATTCATCTTGTACGCACCCTTGGCTCCACCGCCGCCTTTACCTGCTTTTTGTTTTCCGAGAGCAATTAGTTCCTCACCAGAAACCGTCGAAGAACTTCCATCTATATTCTTGAATGGGTCAACATCGAGTGGTTCTTCTATTTCTCGTATTCTTGCTCTAGTTAAGACCTCGCCAGTTTGTGGGTCCCTTCGACCTAGCAATCTGTTTAGCCAGTCAAGTGGGGAAAGTTGATTTCCTTCTGCGTCTCGAACCTGCAAAAGCTTGAGCATTGAACCCAGTTGACCATAGGATGATTTTTGACCTGCGCGTTTTCTGATTTCCTCCATTGTCCACGCATTGCCAATAATCTTTGATTCGCGTGGTCGTGTCCCAACAGGACGGAGGACAAACTGATAGTGGCGTAGGAATTCAACCATGTCTCTGTATTTTTCGGCAGGCAATCCAACGATTTTGTCTGGATGCGCTCCGATGAATTCCAAGGCAGCTGTAAGGGTGTTTTTGTTTGAATAAGAAATATATGCCCACGTACCATCTGCGCTTGTTGGTATCTGACGGTAGAGGATTCCTTCCGATTCTGGAACGATGTAACCACGAGCCTTGTCCAGTAGCTCATTTCTCTCTTTTTCTGGCATATCTGCCAGTGACTGTCCGTCTGGACCAGAAATTCCGTATTTCTTTTGTATTGAATCAAGTTTCTTACGCAAATCATTTCCGGTGAGTGTTCCAAGATTGAAGTCATGAGAAACCACATCCTGAAGTCGGCCAAACAACTTGTAGTCCGCAGAAACCTCATCAATCCCATTCTGCCTGTCGGTCATGTTTCCACGACCAAGCATCAAGTTTCCAAGGAACGCAACTGTCTTTCCGTATCTGAATGAGTCAGTCAACGTCAAGTTGAAATCTGGATTGAGTCGAGCGAATGAGTCAGATGAACCACGGAATCCATAAATTGATTGCCGTGGGTCACCGACCATGACTATTGCAAGATTATTATTCGCAATATTGTCTTCAATCACCTTTTGGAGAACTGGGTTTACGTCCTGAGCTTCGTCAAAGAAGAAAGTCGAAATGGGCTTATCTTCCGTTGCATATCGGCGACGCAATCCGGCGCGTGCTCCACCACCTGTGTAGACATAATCCACACCATCAACTTGGACTATTGAGCCTGGGTCAAGTTTTTTGTCCTGTGCTCTTGCATCTTTCACTTTTCTTGTGCCGTGACCAACCATTCCAGCGTCTGTACGCAGATTTGGTTTTTGCATAGCCCAAATCTTTACTTGCTGGTCGTAGTTGGGCAGCACATTGCTCTTCGGGTCGAGCGTGTCAGACCACATTTTGAGTGCTAGGTCAACCCACTCTTGTGGTATCTGGTCGAATGCTGTTTCGGCAGGGTCGATTGGGTCGCCAGACTCGGCAAGTTGCTTATTTCTTTCAATTTCGTGTGGACGAAGCTTGAAATGTTTTTCACTAAGCGCATCATCATCACTCTGTGAATAACGAGTAAGGGCGTTGATGAGAACAAGACCATAATCGTCAGCAGTCAGCTCCACCCCTTCGTGGGTAAGTCCGTCTGGGTATTTCGTGCCGAAATCGTAGTGTCTCGCTACGTCGCGACCACCGCTTTCTGTTTCAAACGAAACGTATCCCAAAGTTCTGAATCCAGCTTTTTTCAATCCTGTTGTATCGACAGTTTTTCCACCATATCCCTCTGCAGACGTTTGTCTTGTTGATTTAGGGTTTGCTGATGAGTAGTACTCGTTGCCGGCGCCAATGCCTATCTTTTTTAGTTTCTCTTTGAACTCTGGAGAAATTCCTGGCCTGTCTTCGAGCAATAGGGACCAGTATGCCAATTGGTTAATCGAAGAGCTTCCTGTGTTGTCAGGCATTCTACGTGCTGCTTCTGCAGCATTTTTCTTATTGAATGTTATGTAATAAAACTGTGACTCCGGAGATTCCTTGGCCATACGAATAACAGATTGTTCAACTGTGGTGGTTTTACCTGCTCCGGCTCCTGCGCGAACAGCAGCCAATCCACCTTCACCAGTTTTTGTGAAGTGTGCAACTGTATCCATAACGTCTTTTTGTTCATCAGTCGGCTCAAACTTCATTCCAAACATTTCCATGAACGAACCCTCAGTTCGCTCAATCTTGCGCTTAGGGTCCTTGGCGCCAACAATTGGTCCGCGGCCAGAAGAAAGACGCTTGTTAATTTGGTTATACGTGTTGCCTTCTTCGTCCTTGATAACGAATCCGGTTATGCCGCTTGAAAGACGATTATTCTCGTAGTCCTCAAGGATAGTTTTTACTGCAGATGGACCTTGTCCACGAACACGCACGCGTTGACGTACTTTGTTTTCTGGTGTTGGTGTGCCGACAACTGGCTTTTTCTTTGGAATTGGGATAGTGATTCGACCAACGATTGGCGCTTCAATTGTGTAGTCTTCTTTACCCTTGCGTTCGCTGTCTGGAACACCAGCGCGCTTGCGCAGCGTTGCTGACTTATTCATAATGTAGTCAACAGCCTGCTGTCCGCCTTCAATTGCACGACGGATTGAGCTTGGGTCGTCCTGCAGTGCTTTGCGCCAGAACGCTAGGTACTGAATATGGTCTTCGCGTATTTGAGGCTCTACACCGAGGAATCCCATCGCAAATGAAGCACCGATTTCTGCGATGAGTTCTTCAAATGCGTATTTCTTTCTCTGTTCTGGGGTGCCCTTCATTCTGCCGCTTAGGTCTCTCTTTAGTCGCGATGGATGGGCTGTCCAGTGAATAATTTCATGCAGAACTGTTCCATAGAAAGCAATTGGTTCAATAAAGTTCTCAAATGGAGGAACATTTATCGTGTCGTCGTTTGGGTCGTAGAATGCGCTGACTCCCTGTTCCTTGTATCTAGGACCAATTTCTTTGATTACATTTTCAATGTCTTCAAGTCGTTGTGCCGCATCAAGTTTTTCTGTTTCTTTGACTTCGTAGACCCATGCTGGCAGTCCGTCCATTTGGTCGGCGTTGAATACTGTTTCAATTTTGAAACCTTTTTCACCAGTACGAATTCCGTCATCATTTTTTATGTCAAACGGAACGAGGATATTGACACCAATTTCTCCTGGTTTTGGTTTTGCTTTCTTATTCAACTCACGCCACTGCGAACGTCCAGCCCAACGATTTGTTTTGTATTTGCGCTTTGATGCGACCTGGGAAAGAATCAATTGATTCATGCCTTGATAAATACGATTTCTTCTTGTTGGATTTCGACCGTACAACTCTGGCGAGCGCCAAGGCACTTGCCACTGGCCAGCTTTGCTTGGGTCCTTTAATATCTCATCAAGCGCAGCAATAATTGCTTCACCCATTTGCTGGTACATGTCTTTAATACGAGCTGCATCTGCTTCTTGATTTTCATCTTTTCCAGATGACAGTGTCTGGCCATCCCTGTATTCCCAGAGTGGTCCTAAGTAGTCTTGCTTTTCACGACGAGTGCGCTTGTTTTCTGGCTTTTTTAGGAAATTCTCAAATCCACTAGAAAGTCTTGGCGCGCTCTCGGCAGCACGCGATGCACTGCCTCTTCGAATCTCGGACATGTATCTTTGTTCTGCCTGGCGCACCTCCGTTCTTGTTACACCAAGTTTTTTGGCCATATCCTCAATGGATACGCCATTCATACGCTCTTCGTAAATATCCTGGTCTGTATAGTCTTCTGGGTTCTTTTCTGGTGGAGCGATTTTCCCTCGTTTTGGACGTGGCATTTCTTCGCCGAGGAAATCTCTAATAATTCTGTCGTATGTATCAGTTCCGCTCTCATCGAATGGAAGGTTGTCGTCGCCGTAGGGATTATCTGGGTCGAAATCGTCATCGAGCGCAGGAAGTCTTCCGGATGAGAGTTTTCTATCTGGCTTGTTTGGGCTTGCACCGTCGAACCCATATGAGTTCATCCAGCGAGCAAGAGTCTCTTTATCGTTTGGGTCCCATGTTCCAGTTGACGGGCGACGCTCATAGACTTCGCTGCGTAGCGCACTATCAAGTCCTTTAAGAAACTGGCTCTCGCCGTCTTCGCCAACATAATTTTTATTCTTGTCCTTTTTGTCTTTTCCGGCAAAATACTTATTTGTTGCATCGAGGTATGTGCCTAGTGTGCGAACAAAATCGTAATACCACTCTTGATACGCCTGTCCGCTCTTTGCTTTTTCGTTGAATTTTGCTGGGCGCTTCTTATCGTCGCCTTGCCATGCTCTTCTTGCTTGGTTGTACCCAAGCTCGCGCCCTCTTAAGAACTCTGCGGAACGTGTATTGTCTGTTTGGTAGCGAGGCACTTCTTCCCAGCCGAAGCCCTTATCAACCCATTCCTGTGCAGTCTTGTCAAATGCTTCTCGTCTTGCCTGTTCATCTGGTGCGACACCAAACTTACTCTCGGTTTCTTTTCCAAGACCGTGACGTGAAGTATTAAATCGTGAGCGTTTCTCAGCTCCAGAAGAGAAGGGTTTTGACGGTGTTGCCGGTTTTGCATCTTGCACGCCGACGAAGCGGGGTCGTGTTGTTCCTTCATCTACCCAGCCATCGTTGTCGGGGTCGAAGTCGCTCCCCGTTGGTCGTCGATTTCCTGGTGTTCCGCCGGTTGGCATGTCAATGTCGCCACGGCGATTTCTTCTGTCTCGACGGCCACCGATTGATGGTCTGTCAATGAGTCTGCTGCCAACGTAGCTTCCTAGTCTTCGGCCAATCGCTTTTGACTCAAACTCAGAGCTATCTAGAAATTTTTTTTTTATGTTTTCCAGAGCGTTATCGACTGCTTCAATAAAATCTAAACTAACCCCGGATTTGAGAACGATTCCATCAATATCCACTTCTGCATCAACCATGTAGTAATCGAGAATTGGGTCAATTTCTTGCTTGACACGGAACGCGTCATTTGGGTGAAGCGGAATGCAGTATTGCTCATCGAATGAGTTGTCATCTTTGCCAAATTCAGAAAGTGATTTAAATTTGCTACGCTTCTTTTTTCTCTTACCTACCGCTCCGCGAAGCATGGCCATGACAAACTCGCCAGGGTACTTAACTTCTAGGTCTTCAATAGCTTCATCGAAATTTGCGTCTTCTTCAATTTCGTATTCCTTTTTAGCAATTCCATCGACATTGACAACGCCTTTTGGAATTACTGCAAAACGACATTTGCCTTCTGGTTCGATGTCCATATCAACAATCTTGCATGACCCATCATTTTGGAAGAACACGCAATTTGCACACTTGACCCCGATTGATGCGATGGGATTTTCTGAAGCCGGTTTATATCCAGCCCACACACCATCTTTGTCTTCGTTGAACTTGCCGTGGCGTTTTACAATTTTTAGCAAAGCGTCACGCAGGTCCGCTTCCTCTTTATCGAGGTTGTTCTTATCTATTGGCTTGTTATTGCCCTCTTCGTACTGAACTGCAGGGAGCGGAACAACAACAACACCCTCCATGCCTGGCTTGACAGCTATTGGCATTGATGGCATCTGCTGTGGGCGGACCATTCTTCTTGGCTCATTTGGCGGAACCATCATTGGTGCTGTTTGTGGTGCGGACGGTCTCTGCATCACTATTTCTTCTGGCGGGCCGAACATCATTCGACCACCCGTTCGACTCCAGCCACACTTGAATCTCTTAACTGAACCGTCAGCCACACGACGAGCAAATGTCAGATTTTCGTCGTCCATTTCCATGAGCGATATTTTTGCGCCAAGCATTCCTGAGAGTTGCTTTTCAATTTCCAACTTGTTCGGCTTTTCATCATCCATCATCATTACGGAGCTATCTTCGCCGTATGGGTCATCTGTCTTCACGGAAATTGTGCCAGTCAGTTGATTGGCTCCATGAAGAACTGGAGACACTTCATAAAGCTCCAACTCGTAGATTACGTTTGCCTGAGACTTTTGGTCATACTGTGCGCGCAGGGTTTTATATCCAATCGACCATTCTTGTTCTTCTCCAAAGAAAGCAACCATCGTGAAAGCTTCGCGGCCCTTTTCTGACTGAAGATTAAATTGAACTTTTGCAAATAATCCGCCGATTCCAGCAATCTTCATTTTTAGTGGTAGGCGTGGGTCAGACGGTGGCACCTCGTAAATTTCGAGTACTTTGCCGATTGGGTCATTCCAGTTATGGCCCCACACAACACGCGGCTTGCGGCGCTGAAGACTCTTCGTAAAAGCACCACTTGCGCAAATATCACCAACAGAGTCTTTATTGCCGATTCCAGCTACAAAGCACTCAACAATTCCTTGCATCTCATCGAGATTGACGGAGCCGGCTTTCTGTGAAGCGGAGCCAAGGGATGTCGACTTGTATTCAAAGTGGTCAGTGGTCATTTAATTCGCTTTCACTAAGACTCAATAGATAATAAACGACCAGATAAATCTGCAGTGCAAGTATTGAGAATTGCTTTTCTTTTACAGAAACTATTTAGTGAAATAGTTAGAACTGAGCGAAGTTCCAGGCTCGGCGTGTCTCTTCTTCAGCAATTTCGACATGTTCTTTTGCAAGAAGATTTGCATACATTTCAATTAGCTCTTGTCTGAAGGATGAAAATCTTCGCTCTTCGTCAGAATAAACAAACGATTTAAGCATTATTTCATTGATATTAAAGGCTGTCTGCTCATTTATTTTTTTGATATTTGCAACGTGTGAATCAACAGCTCTCAAGAAATCTAGAGGCGGTATAGCTCTTGGCGACAAACCCTTTACATGCATTCTTTCGCGTTTTGATTCATGCGAGTCATTGATAATCGCGGAAACAACTGGCTTTAGGTCATCTTCAAATTGCTTATTCCATGAGTCAATCGAGAGTATTGAATCGATGTCAAGCGTTCCAGCCATGAGCCCTTTTCTTGCCTTGCTTCCACCAGACTTTTCCAGTACAACTCGTTGCTGTCTTTCCAGAATTCTCTCAATTCCTCGTGAAAGTATTTCCGACCAACGCTCAATTGAAGTTTCTGTTCTGTCTTCGACAGCTGGCTCAGCTGATTTGTACTGCATCTCGCCGCTTTCTGCGGTGAGCGCTCCAGGCGGAGTTGGTGCAGCTCCAGTTTGCAATGCGGCTGCTTCTGGCGGGAGTGTACTTTGAGCAAGCTCGCCTGTTTGTGCAACCTCGGCCATTGCGCCCTGCATCGTGTTCGGGTCAAGGGGGATGTTTTCCATCGGTGGGGCCTGACCTGGCATTGGCGGCATTCCAGGAATTGGTGGCATACCGGGAGCTCCAGGCATACCTGGGGCTGCACCAGGGACCATTGCAGCGTTCTCGTCCATCTTCTTCTTTGTATTCGCAATCGGAATTAAGTTTGGATTAGCGAGGAGTGAGTCAGCAAGGTCGGACTCAACTTCTTTTCTTGAGGAACCAATTCGGTATTCGTTTCCGCTTATCAATCCAGCCTGAAACTCTGTAAGCAAATATCTATCGCGCTCTTGCTTGTACAACTGAAGAATTGGAACTTCGCTCGTATCGAAGTCGACATAGTTTTTATCGTCCAACTCATCAAGTGCTCGCGCAATCGGTTCTAGGTGCGGCAACATTGTTTCCATCCAGAAGACACGTATTTCTTCCGCAGCATTGCTGAATGTTCTTCCAGCTGCGTTTCCTATTACTGATTCCGGCACACCGAATGCAGCAAGAATTTCTTCTTTCGTAACTTGGCGCATCTGGATATACGCGGCATCGCGCGGGCTCGCTGATGTGTCAACAAAATCAACGCCATCGTCTGCTGCGATTACTGTTGTATGTCCAGTCTTGGATAGGTTGCCACGGAACCTGCTCTTTAATTCTTCTTTATCGTCTTCATCTATTTCTCCACGGACTACAAGCAAGCCGCCAGGACGGCCGTCATTAAGGAGATAGTTTCTGTTGTAGAGCTTCGCAAGATTTTCAATTTCAATAGCTACACCAGCAGCCTCGAGCGGAGTAAGTGACAGATATGGGTCAAGTGGGTGTGGACGGCGAATCCAGCAAACATCTTCTGGCTTAAGTATTACCTTTTCTCCGTAGGGCATGGCAACTTCATAGCCGGAAACAAATGTTTTCGGATGAGGGATTGGCGCCGTTGCCTGTGGTGGTAGAAGATTAAGGGCGATTATTCCGCCGTCTCTTCCGCGTATTTTCTCAATAAATGCTCCGCGCGTACCAAGAAGAAGCTGTGCAGAAAGCCTATATCTAAAGATAAAACTATTTTCCCCAACGTTGGCTCTTGTGTTTAGTAGCTCGAGCAACGTGGAGCGATTTGCTTCTTTACCAACTATTATCTCGCCCTTGTTGGAATTATCTTTTCGAAGAATCACTGGCAGTCGTGCCTGATTACCGGCAATTGCATCAATACACCTGTTTACCCAGGTGATTTTGGACATGCCCTCGCGATATGCGCGTTCAATGTCCCATGAATCTCGATATGGTTTATGTACAAGACCTGGGTTTGCCGAAATTGGTGCACCAAAGGCAATCTGCTTTGAGTCAGACGACTTGAGTGATTTATCTTTTGGAGAGTTCCAGCCCATATTTTATTTACTCAAGCCCTAATAGAAATCCGAATATTCCACAACCGATACCAGCAACAATCAAACCGACGGGCATGGCAATGAGACCAGCACCAATACTTGTTAATAGTATAAACGAAACCATGAATAAATTAGCGAAAGTACGCCTGTTGTACACTGTCTTTGCCCTGGAACTGACTTTATTAACTACTTCTTTTAATTTGGGCATATAAGATACAGTAGCGCATAATTTACGATTGTCCGTGGACAAGAAGACGCCGAGATATTTACATGACACAAAAACCGAATTGGGCTGAAGTTCTCGAATATCTGCAACCCAAGATGCCTCCCTTCTGCCCAGAAGAGCCATCAATAAACCAAAGAGTTTTTTTAAGAACTAATTCAATAGAAGCCCTATTTGGTGGTGCAGCAGGTGGTGGAAAGTCAAGCGCTTTGCTAATGGCTGCTCTCCAGTATGTAGATGTGCCTGGGTATTCGGCCATTCTTTTCCGTAGAACTTTCGCTGACCTTTCGCTTCCCGGAGCCCTGATGGACCGCTTTAAGTCCTGGATGTCCAACTACGATGATGTGCATTGGAATGCAAATAGCTTCATCGCCACTTTCCCATCTGGCGCCCGCATTTCATTCGGGTATCTAAATAATGCCAATGACTATTTACGCTATAAAGGCTCGGAATTTCAGTTCATTGGAATGGACGAAGTAACCGAAATCCGTGAATCTGATTATCGATACCTATTCTCCCGTTTGCGTCGCCCTGCGAGCGGACCAATTTCTCAAGTGCCATTAAGAATGCGTTCAGCATCAAACCCTGCTCCCAACTGGGTTAGACAGAGATTCATTGTTGAGGGTCGTCAGGAAAACCGCATTTTCGTTCCATCTAAGTTGACCGACAACCCAGGAATTGACGCTGAATCGTACCGACAGGCCCTTGCTGCACTTGACCCCGTGGAAAGACGTCGCCTAGAAATGGGCGACTGGTGGTCGACAACGCTCGGAACTCTTTTTGAAAGAACTTCATTTATTATTATCGACCCAGAAGAAATCCCTGAAATCAAAAGTTCTGCCCGTGTTGTTAGATTTTGGGACCTTGCTGCCACCGAACCATCCCAGAGCAACCCGAATCCAGACTATACGGTCGGAACGTTGATGATGTTTGACGGCGGTGTTGCCTACATTCTGGATGTAAAACGAGCACGAGTAAAAGGTGAAAAAGTAGAGCAGCTGATTGCCCAGACAGCTCAGGAAGATGGTCTGGGAGTATCAATACGAATGGAACAAGAACCAGGTTCGTCGGGTAAAGCACTTGCCGACCAATATGCCAGGTATGTGGTTCCTGGGTACGATTTTGGGGCAATACGTTCTACTGGAGACAAAGAAACTCGCGCACGGCCATTCGCCGCCGCTGCAGCCAACGGAAATGTACGTATTATTCGTGCACCTTGGCTGACTGCATGGATGGATGAATTTTCATCTTTCCCCGAAGCCTGCGACCACGACGACCAGGTCGACTCAGCTGTCGGAGCATTTACGTTTTTAACTGGCCTGGGGTTGCCACAGAGAAAGCGTGTCTCTATACTGATTTAGTAATTACTTAAACTACTACTGAATTAAAGGGGCAATAAAATGAATGCTGTAGAAAAGATAGAGCAGATTCGCGCACTGATTACCGAACTGGATTCAGAACTTCAGTCCATTGCTGACTCTGATGTTGAGATTCCAATTGCTTGTGGAATTTTGGCAGACATCAATTTCCTTAAGCGAGACCTAACTTTTGTTTATGACGGGTACGCACACCTTGTTGGCAAAATCATGGGGTCAACTGAATCAATCAAATTGGACAACGGCGCAGAAATCGAGAAGAAATCTTCATACGACAGAAAGTCGTGGGACCACAAGGCGCTTGCTTCTGCGGTTTCGGACAAGTTGGTGAAGATGTCCATTGACATGGATACCGGCGAAGTACTGAAGTCACCACGAGAAATAGCCATGGATATGGTTACGTATTGTGCTCCGTCATATTGGCGAGTGAAAGAGTTGAACAAGATTGGAATCAATCCAGACAATTATTGCGAAGTTGGCGAACTGAAGACTAGCATTATTGTCCGTAAGCCAAAAGATTCCGAATAAATACACCACCAACAAGGGATACAAAACATCATGGAACAAAATCAAGTAAAAGACGCTTCATCAATCATGAAGGAACTGTATGCGCAGTTCCCACAAGAATCAGAACGCACAATCGTCAAGAGCGGCGTATCACTTGTTTACTTGCCAATCAGCGAAGTAATCAATCGACTAAACAAGGTTCTCGGCGTGGAGGGCTGGTCATTTGAAATTATTTCAGTTCGTCGCGACGAAATTGACCAAGACGAATTGGTAGCACACGTTGCGCTTACTGCAGAGATTGGCGACAAGCGAGTGGTTAAACATGGATTTGGTGGCTCAAACGTAAAGCGCGCTAAGAGCAATCAAAAGCCAGTTGACCTTGGAAATGACTTTAAGGGCGCGGTTTCTGATGCGTTAAAGAAGGCTGCCCAACAATTGGGAGTCGGTCTCTATCTTGCTCGCTCGGTTGACGCTATGGACGCCGAAGACGCAATTCTTCTTGATGCATCAGATGATGGTTTTGCGCGTATTCCAGAACAGGTTCCAACACCTGCGCTTTCTGAGCTTGAGGAAAAATGGAATACTTTCATCGATATCACCAAGGGGCTGAAGAAAGAACAGAAGGAAGAGTTGAACTCGTTCTGGTCAACCCACTCTGGAGGCCGACCAAAGCCGACGAAGTCAAGTGCCACAATCGAGGACTTGCAAGCACTCATCACAGAGGCATTGCGAATTCAGTTTGGTGGGCAGTATGTCACTAATTCCTGATGGTGGATTTGTCGCTCCAGAGTTTCTATCCCCATCATCACTGGGAACGTTCAGGCAGTGTCCGCAAAAATTTAAGTACAGCAAAATAGATGGTCTCCATGACCCAAGTGGCCAAGAAGCAATTCTTGGAAATTTCGTTCACGACGTACTTGAAGATTTGTACAAACTTCCGCCAGAACTTAGAACTCTTGAGCAGGCAAAAGACCTTGCTCGCAACCAATGGGCGAATAAATGGTCGGCAGAAGCTTCGTCGGTAATTCACTCAGAGAAAGAACTCAACAGATTTCGTTGGGCTGCTTGGTGGTGTATTGAGAATCTTTGGCTAATTGAGGACCCGACTACCGTTTCTCCTTTTAGTATGGAGTCTTACGTTCGCGGAGATATAGGCGGAGTAAAAATTCATGGATTCATCGACAGGCTAAGCGTTAATGGAAATAGCGCAAAAGTTAGTGACTACAAAACAGGGAAGACTCCAAAGAAAAATTATCTATCCGACAAATTTTTTCAGTTGATTGTCTACACTCAACTTTTGTCTAGCCTAGACATAGATGTTGACCAAAAGTCCGTTGAACTCCTCTATTTAAAAGACGGAGTGAAGTTTGAAAAAGATGTTTCACTGGATGACATTAAATCAACCGTTGAGTCAATTCAATCGACAAAACAGGAAATTGACAAATGTTGTAAGACCGGTGAATTTGTTGCCAATAAATCTATTCTTTGCAATTGGTGTGGCTTCAAGGGAATCTGCCCTGCGTGGAATAATTAAAAAATCAAGGAGAAGATAATGCAAGTTTTAAACGATGATTCATTTGCAAGAATGGTTGCGGAAGAGGTGAAGAATAAGCTCTCCCCAACGCATAAGCAGGTTCTTCTAGAAAAAGAAAACTGGGGAAGATGGAAAGATGCCCTTTTAGCATTGTCCGACAACCTCCAAAATCAAATCGACAATATCGAATCAGATGCCGAATCAGACAATCTTCGTTATTCCTCGCTTGGGCCAGCTGGCTCCAAGTTAAGTCGAGAAGCAATATCTTATTACGACACGAAAGCAACTCGCGTTAAGCGGTTTAAGTTTCATGTAGACAAGCGTCTTGACGAAGTCATGAACATGATTGAAACCGGCGCAGAAATACAGACCGATGGATGGGACCAGGTTGAATTTCTTCGAAGGGCAATCGTCACTCATCGCACCCTTATGCGTTCATTTGACCTTGAAGATACCGCCATCGATAGGGCTCTGTGGTCTACACTTGACAATAAGTGGCTATTCGATTCCGTCACTAGCGATAATTTGTAATAAAGCCACACTTAATGTGCCCAGCAGGGAGATTCACGCTCTAAACATGTAATAGGAGATTCGTATGCTTCGTCGTAAAAAGCCATTGAAGCGCACGCCGATAAAGCGTTCAGCAACAAAAGCAAAGCCGCGAAAAGCAATTCGCAAACGAAGCAAAAAAATGTCTGATACATATGTGGAGCGCCGAAAGCTTGTTGAGAAAGTTCTTCAAGAAAGACCGCTGTGTGAAGCATGCAAAATATTTGCTACACACGACGGAAAAATAACTTTCAATCACCATCTAAGCAGAGACCTGCATGAAGTTATTCGTCGCTCACAGGGCGGTTCGATTCTGGACGAAGAAAATATCCTGGCTGTATGCAGGCCTTGTCACGCAAGAATTAACGCCAACCCGCAGCTTGCATTCGACCTTGGTTTAGCCAAGCATGGATGGGAACGCTAGTTTTCTACAGAACCAATTCTTGGGGCAACCCTTTTGCTTCCTGCCCAGGCATCTCTGAGGGATTCCCCATCATTCGTAGTCACATCTCCGCCATTAAGAAATTGTCCGTAACCTCCAGAAACAATAACCAAATCAGCAACACCGAATAGGGCCAGCGTTATTCTCTTGCGACGCCATTTTTCTTCTACGAATATTTGTTGTATTTTTGAATCTTGCTTAAACCATTGCAAAAACCCAACACGCTGAGAGCGTCCGAGAAATTTTTTGTTTATTAAGTCACTTTCCATAACTATTGTTCCGGATGGGAAATCATCTCCGAATAATGCATAGATAAACATCATTGGTATTGCTGGACCGTTCGGATGTGGACGCGGCGCATCTTTCACTACATACCAAAGAGGAGGGGTAATCCCGATAATGTCTTCGTCTTTCCAGTTTATGAAAAGATTATTTTCTGAGTCTAGAGACCCATACCAAACCGATTCAGCGCTAGTAGGTTTATCTTTAGAAACAACAGTGGAAGGACGCTCAAACTCCTCCGTCGAGAAAGCATGAACTTCCGCCCATCTGTTGTTTAATTTGCCTGATTCCCAAAACCAAAGTTGCTTAAAAGGCATTAGGCTAGGTTAGTCGTTCCACCAATCAACCCATGGCTTTTGTGTAGCAGAAACAGCATCTTCACCAGACATACCAGTGTATGCAATCGAGATGATGACCTTTGCGTCATTCTCGTAGTCGTCCCAGTTGCCATCGACGTTGTAGACGAACATCTGGAGGAATTCGTCGGTATTCATAACCGCAGCATCTGCGAGGTACGTCCGTTCATTCCACTCTTCTTCGCTCCAATTGGAGTTTGTAGCGCGTGATTTTTCAATAGGTGATGCAGCAGTACTTCTAAGGCTCATTGCATTTCCTCCGAAACCGCCACCCTCTGTGCAGAATGCACCAATTCTTCCAGCGGCATCGTCTGGATTGCCAAGCCACATTGTTGGCTTAAGTTCTTCGTTTATGCTCTGGCTGTAGCCAAGGTCTTCAAATGCGTACAATATGTCGTTTGGGTTGTCGTAAATGCTGTGTTGAGTCTTGGAATTCTTTGCTTTATAAGCCGCAAGAGCCAAAACTCTGTCAGTTGTCTCAATGTCCAAAGTTGTCTCATCACCCTGCCAGAAACCAGCCGTGTTGCCGTAAATCGCTTGTGTGGTGAACCAGATTGATACAATCTTGACTCTGAATGGGAATGACACATTCAAAAAAGATGGGTCGCTGATTTTTACGGTCCAATCGTAGTTAACTATGGATGGTGCGATAATTCCGGACATGTTTTCTCCTTCGAGTAGTTAAACAGCTTACTACAGATATTCTTTTTTAAAAGTTTATTATTAACACTTTCAGTATTTATTACGGGTGTAATGTAGTAATCCTTAGGACCGTTATAGGTGCGAGGGCCGGGTGCACAGGGCAACGTGCGGCACCCGGTTCTTGCATGTTCAAAATTAAACAAATTAATTTTTAATTGGTTTACTAATCAGTATTTATTTTTAGTGTTACGATTTTTTCATCTAGCCAACATCTACTCTTAGCGAGAGAAAGGCAGGTGGTCAAAGGTCTAGTAGCGCGAGCTACGGCAAAACTACGCCAGACGTAAAACCACCAGCGCCAGTAGCACCCGCCGGACAGGCTAGAAGTTCGGCGGGTCTTTGCTTTTTAGGTTAATGTCTACTAAGTGAATATTCTTTCGCTCGACTTATCCCTAACGTCCACTGGTTATTGCCACAATGGCGAAACCGGAGTTATATCTGTCGACAAAACTGGACCGCATCGTTTGTGGTTGATAAAACGCAAAGTTGAAGACCTAATCATTGAATTCTCGATTGACGTTGTTGCCATGGAGGGGTATTCGTTTGCTTCCAGGAATTCTCAGGCACATTCAATTGGTGAACTTGGTGGTGTGATTCGTCTCTTGCTTTGGGAATTGGGCAGGCCAGTAGTCGTGATTCCCCCAACATGTAGAGCAAAATTTGCAACAGGAAAAGGCAATGCTTCTAAAAATGAAGTAATTTCTTCCATATCTGCAAAAACAGGACTAGTGTGGTCAAACCCTGGTGCAGATGATAAATGCGACGCTTGGATTATGGAAGAGATGGTTCTGGCTCGCCTTGGGAGTCCTAGATTTGACTGGCCAGCCACGCACGTATCTGGTCTAGAGAAAGTAGATTGGACGCTACTAAATGCCTACATTGAACAGCTTGGAGAGAAATGAGAAATAACCCAATAAGCCAAGTCGAGATTGAACAAGAGCTGCTTCGCTTGATGGACAAGCTCGAGACCGAAACTGAGCAGTTCGAAACGCTCGCAATGGATTGTGCAAAAAAAGAAGCGCTTTATAAGTCAAATTGGGCCAAGGAATATCTTTCTGCTAAAGGCTCAATCAAAGAGCGTGAAGCATGGGCTGATTACAAAATGGACCAGCAGAATTTCGAGTACAAGTGTGCCGAGGCGCTGGTGAAGTCAAAGCGTGAGTCGCTTCTGTCTATTCGTGCTTCAATGGATGCAATCCGAACACTCAATGCAAATGTCAGGACACAGGTTTAACTTATGGCTAATGGAATACATGAATCGCTTCTTTCGCTTGCGGTAGATATCGACACGCTTTTCCCGCTTGACAACAATCCGCGGCGAGGCAATGTTGAAGCAATCATGTCGTCGTATGCAGAATTTGGCCAAATCAAACCTATCGTTGTGCGCCCAAACGGAGATGGAACATCAACCGTTATTGCGGGAAATCATCAATTTGAAGCCGCAAAGCGTCTCGGGTGGGACAAGATTGCAGCAGTTGAATATGATGTGGACGACAAGCGAGCAATTGCATTCGCATTAGCAGACAACAGAACCATGGAGCTCGGATATACCGAGCCAGAATTGCTTAATGATTTTGTCTTAGAAATTAGTGATTACTACCCAGAGTTAATGGATGGACTTGGCTGGGATGAATTTGATATTGCTGAAATAGAACAAAAATCGATACGTGAAAACCACCAGGTGGTTGACAGCGGAGAATATAGGCCACCTGTAATCGTCAATCCAAATGCGTCGTTTGATAATCCAGATGATTTGGTTGATGATGAAGAAGATTCTCCAGCATCAATCCAGCCAAGACAATCTGTAGACATGAATACAGTAGAGGTAACCAAAACACGAGATGGTCAGCATCTTTCAGCAAAGGGCGGGGTAGACCAGCGCGATGCTGCTATTCGCGGTTCAACCACTGTTTCACCCTCGTCTGCTCCGCAGGCAGTTGTTCAGTACACACTTGTTTTTGATTCACCACAACAGCAATCTCGTTGGTATGACTTCATTAGGTGGTTGCGCTCTGACCCAGGTATAGATGGCTCAACAACGGCAGAAAGACTGATGAACTTCATTGATGAACACTGCGAGATTTGATAGTTAATAATGACTAGACAGCGACTCTTTTTGGATATGAGCTGTGTTGATGCAGCACGTGAACGCATTCGTCACGTATACGACACGTTCGACACCGTTTGTGTGCAGTTCTCCGGAGGAAAAGACTCAACAGCGGTTCTGTATCTTGCAAAAGAAATCCACGAAGAGCGCGGGCTTGGTCCAGTGAAGGTGATTTTTCGTGACGAAGAAATGGTTAGTCCTGCAGTAGTCAAATATGTAGAACAAGTTCGAAATTATGACTGGGTCGATATGGAGTGGTATTGCTTACCATATCCAGCAGAAGTTTGGGTTCTTGGGCACAGAATAACGACGCTGCTATGGAGTGACCAGAGACGAAAACAGGACCGTCTTGTCAGGGAGATTCCACCATGGGCAATTACTGGAAAACACTTTGGGTTGAATCACGATGTATCGCTGCCAGAGCAGACCGATTACTACACAATGCAGGGAAAGAAGGGAAACGTTGCTTTTCTAACTGGGGTTCGCGCCAGCGAATCAATGGTTCGTTACCGCTCAATTGTCCAAAAGCTTCATGAAAATTACATCGTTACGCCATACAAACTGAAGCGCGGCATACCACTAAAGTTTGCAAAAATAATTTATGACTGGAACACAAACGATGTATTTAAATTTATAATCGAGGAACACGGCGCAGATTACTGTGAATACTATGACCTAGCTGTTGCTACGGGTAGCAACACAAGAATAGGAATACCGCTACACGCCACGGCAATCAGACGGATAGGTGATGTGATTGCAACAGAGCCAGAGTTCTACGACCGTCTTTATGAATGCTTCCCATACATTGATGCTCAGCGTAGAGTGTGGCCGGAGTACGACGTAGAAAAAGTTATCGCCTCTTATGCCAAAGACGGATTTGCTGGTGCCTCGGCCTTTATTGATAAATACCTAGTTGGCTCACGCAGGCAGATGGAGGCGCGAGTCTTCGTTTCTAAGTTTCGCAAAAAACACCTAACCGACCCGCATGGTTACCCGGTTGCTTGGCTCATAAGGAACTTGATGCTTAACGAAATTGACGTAAACTCACCAACACCAGTCGGGCCAAGAACAAAAGCCCACACCATACGAACAGCGGAGCTAGAACAGGAACTTTACGGCGATGGCTATTAATATTGAATATGTAGATATGGACTTGCTCGTGGTTCCAAGTTGGCGCGCAACATATGTCCTCAGACCAGAACTTCTTATCATTTCTGGCTCACTTATGGAGTTTGGTTTCATTCAACCAATTCATGTAAGGCGCTCGTCTAATGAAATAATTGATGGTTCTGAAAGATTTCTTCTTGCAAGCAATATTGACGATATATATGAACAACTTGACGGAAAGATTCCAGTTGTTTTTCATGACGTTAACCAAATAGATGCAATGATTATGCATTTGCGCCTTAATCGTGGGCGCTCAACTGTTGTGGCTGCAAAAACATCGGAAATAATTAGAAAAGCAAAACGCTCCGGAGACTACAGAGATAGCGACTTTAATGAGTTACTTTCAATGAGAAACGAAGAGCTTTCATTAATGCTTGACGGAAGTGTCCTAAAAGCAAGGAAAATAAAAGAACATAATTACGCCAAAGCATGGGTTCCAATAGAGGCTCCATCGTCTCTTCCGGTATCGGACAAGATGGTTATTGAATCTCCGCCAAATCCTGACAGATAAAGAACATTTTTTTCTGCTATATTTTTATAGAGCTTAAGGAGCAACATGCCTGGTGTACGGTACGGCCCTGACATTTCTGATGACGCCGCATATATTCTGAATCAAATTGTCAGCCTCCAAGATGTCGAGGCTGACCTCAAGCGTCGTGGGCGAAAACTTAACGACCGTGACTCGAAGACTTTGGCACGAAACGTAAAAGCAGCTCAAACATTTTTTGGTGTAAGTGCTGCAGACATAAAGAAACGAAAATTCGGTGACATGGGAACACTGGCTCAGTATTCCATGGAGGGAATCAATCTCTCTCGCCGCAAGAGGGGGGCCAACGGTAAATGGGTTTACACAAAATCGAAGCGTGTAAAACTTGCAAAAGACAAAGATGGAATTGCGAAACGTACAGTTGCTGAAGAGCACGTAAAATACAGAGGAGCGAATCCAGGCCGCACGTTTATTAGTGCTAGCGAGGACAAGGCAATTCGCAAAAAACTTGACCCAGTTGGTGGTGGAACATACCTTGGAAGGACGAGTCCAAGAAAATTTATGGATGCGCAAAAACGCTTCTATGACCGGATGTCAAAAAAAGGCGCAGTATCTTACGGTAACCAACCGGCAAGAAAAATACGCGGTCAGGACGACCTGGATAAAGTCAATATAGCCAAGCAATATGGCAAAAGCATCCGTCCAAGAATGACAACCTCACGTCCTGGCGGAAGAAGAAAAGCGACCCCAAAGACTCCAGCTCAGTTGAAGCGTGAAAAGACGATTGCAAATGCTGGTCGACGTAGTGGGACTATGAGTACGGCCAAGAAAGCACGTGGGGCAAAAAAGCCAACGAAGCCGCGCAAACGGGCTAAGTAATTTACCTAGCTAGTAAAAATTGATTCCCAATCGCCAAGGTCTACTTCTGCGCCATCACTCGTTGTTTCGTCAATGTCATCTTCATAATAGGCTTCACCCTCTTCACCGATACTTTTCTCCATCAGCATTTGTTTAACGCTTTCAACTGGAGAAATTTCAGCCAGAATTTTTCCATCTTTTGTTTCGCCGACGATTCTCATATTGAGAGAACCCATGCACAAAACGGCAATATCCCAAACGAAGAGCACGAACTCTTCGAGTTGCTCTTCATTCTCTAGTTCTTCATTTTCCTCGAAAAAATAGTAAAGAATTTCAGATACATGGTTGATTATGTCAACAACATGTTCTTTTTGTTTTTCCTTAGGAATTCGAACAATTTTTGCTTCCTCGGCCATACCCAGAAGCTAGCACATAGTGTTGGCAAGGGGGATACGTGTTTAATGTTAAAATTTAATATCAGCAATTTATTGCATCATTTGACGAGAGGCCGAAATGCTCGCATCTATTTTTGACATCAAAACATATATGGACATCTCGCTTACTGCGAGGCAAGAAGACGCCGCGACAATGATTCTTGCCGGACTGCAGAGCGAGCTTGAGGGCTATCTAAAAAGACCGATTGAAGTTTCCGAATACACGGAAGAACATCGTCTCACTTCGTCTCACACCGGAATTCCGATGAGCACATTCCTTACAGCAAACGATAATACGTATAACTACGGTTTCGAAAGCAGTCCAAAATACGACATGACCACATGGGCTTCTCCACCCCCAGCAATTTATTTTAAAAATACACCAATATCGTCAATTACGGAAATAAAAGTAAAACCGCTATTTGGTGAAGAGCGAGTTCTTGAAGAAGAGACAGACTATGTAACTCGCCCATATGGGGTTGACTATTATTACGGATACGCAGACGATTTGGTCACAGTAACGTACGAAGCGGGATTGGACGGCTCAACAATTCCGGTGTTTAAGTTAATGATTTTGCGTGCCGCCAGCAGAGAGATGCAAAATATGCACGATGACGTAGTATCCGTTAAAGACCTAAACACGAGGAACACCGGGCCACTGGTTACTGGATTCCTTGATTCTGAACTTATGGCAGTAAGAAAATACCGCAGAGTAAGGGTTTAATGGTGGGCGGAGCTGTCCAATACAAAGTAATCATCAGAATAGATATTGATGAGGCAAAAGACAGGCTCGACAACATGCTTGACCGCATGAACGATTTCGGTCCAATTCTAAGACACGCTGGAGAAAAGCTCGAGCGCGTTTACTCTGAAAACTTTACGACCATGGGAGCAATGTCCGCAAAAGCAATGCTTCGCGGTGCCTGGCCACCGCTTGACCCACAGTACGCAGCATGGAAAGCAATGAGATATCCAGGCGCCCCACCATTGGTGCAGACCGGAGAATTGTTTCGCAGCGTATCCAACTTAACCAAAGGTCCAGTAAATTCAATAAGTGACCACGAAGCAGTATTTGGTGTTGTTGGAAAAATTCCAAAGTTCCATCAATACGGAACTGAAAACATGCCAGCTAGAAAAATAATTTTTGTTCCCAAAGATTTTGACAGAGATATGGGTAAAGCTGTCGCTCGCTATGTCACCGAGGGAAGCAAAATTATATGAGCGATTTAATGAATGGCGTTCACTTTGCAAAAGAATATGTAAATTCATATCTCCAGCAAGACATACCGATAAGACTGGTTAGGTACAGAAACGGCTGGAACCTTCACTCCGGACAACTCCCTGACCCAGAGGACTACCTGGCCCATGAGCCATTGGCCATAGACCATTGGCCTTCGATAATTACCGTCGCTCTATCTACTGGACAAATGGAAAGAATTGGTTTTGCCGGGCCAGACCCCCTGTATCGAGTCTCGTACAACATGAGGACTTACGTTTGGGTTAGAACCGAAGGAACTGCAGAGACGACATTAATGCGAGATAGATTAACAACTGTTGTTCGTTCTGCACTTTTGGACTACCCATGCTTAAAAGCATATGATTCAAGGACTTCTTTCAGGGCACTAATTGACGAATCAACCTTTCGTGAAGAGTTTTCGGACATTACCCTACTCAAGGGTGACCGGTTTATGGCTGGTGCATATATTGGTTATACATTAGAAATTGATGAAGTTGTGACGAGACTTGACATCGGAACCATGGACGAACTTCGTTTGGTCGTTAAATCTGTCTCTTCTGATGGCGCACTTCCATCAATGCTGGACGATGAGAATCAATCGGCAAGCGTTTCGCTTGGTTAGTATCGCTCCAGTATGTTTGGATTTTTCAATTTTAAGTTAAATAGATAGTTGCATAAAATAAACACTCCCTATCTGTACAATTGAAATCAACATACGGGATTCAACCCCAATACCGAATTAGGAAGGTCCTATGCCTGGTGTAGTGATTTCAACTTCAGTAAGAACCGGCCCGTCAACGGCAACGGTTCGGCAGTCTTCGCAGCTCTTCATTGTTGGCCTCGCGGAGCGTGGACCATCAACAGAGGCGGTGCTTGTAGAGAGCATCGCAGAATTCGAAGATGTTTTTGGCCCATACAAGTCAGACTCATACCTTCACCCATTGGTCGAGTGCTTCTTTGAAGAAGGCGGCACGCGCGCATATGTTGCTCGTGCAGTTGGTGCTTCGGCAACAGTTGGTGAATTGACACTTCAGTCTGGCGGCGATGACGCAATGACAATCACGGCAAATGGTGCTGGCGATTGGTCATCAGACATTGAAGTTCAAGTAGAACACCCATCGGGTTCAACATTCAAAGTTAACTTGTTCTTTGAAGATAGTCTTGTCTACACAACTGGAACAGTTTCATCCGTTCCGCAGGCTGTAGGTAGAATCAATTTGAGCGCAGTCGCATCGCGCTACGTTGTTGCTTCAGTTGATGACGAAACACTTATCCCAGCCGTTCTTGCAGCCACAGCTCTTTCAGCTGGTGATGCAAATCAATCATCAGTAACGGATTCCACATATACAAGTGCTCTTGAGCTGTTTAATGACGCACTTGGAACAGGTGCTGTTGCATGTGCTGATTCTTACTCGAACACAATTAGCGCAAACCTGGTTACACATGCAAATGCGTACAGCAGAATCGCTCTTCTGTACCCAGCAGAAAATGCAACTGCCGCAAACGCAAAGACACTTGCAACAACTATCCAAGCAGCAGACCATGCAGAACATGCAGCCGTTTACCATCCTTGGGTGCAAGTTCCCACAACGGTTGCCGGTGTTACTCGTTTCATTCCGCCAGTTGGATATGTTGCTGGTAAGCGTGCAGCTGCACACAACCAAACAGGTCCACATCTACCAGCCGCTGGTTTGATTTCTTCCGCACGATTCGTGAGCGGATTGAAGACAGACATCAACAAGACAGTTGGCGATGACCTAGATGAGTACTCAGTAAATGCACTCAGAATTATCCAGAACACGGTTCGTATCTATGGTGCGCGCTCATGTTCATCAGACACAGACAACTTCCGCTACATCACGCAGCAAGATGTTGTCAACTCAATCGTGTCAGAGTGCTACAGAAGCCTTGAGGACCTAGTGTTCAGCCCAATTGATGGCAGAAACACAATCTTCGCAAACGTCGAGGCTCGCCTCGTTGTAATTCTTGCAGCAATGCGCGACCTTGGTGCTCTTTACCCAGCGTTCGACGTAAATGGCAAGCAACTCGACAACGGTTACACCGTGAAGTGCGATACATCGATTAACCCAGCGTCACAACTTCAGACAGGTCTCGTCAAGGCGAGAGTCGGTTTGCGAGTAAGCAGCGTTGGTGACCAAATCGAAATCGATATCGTCAAGTCCAACCTAACCGCGTCAGTGGTATAACGGAGGAATAAACAATGGCCAAAATAGCACAGCGTCAAGTACTTGCGGAAATTTTCCCAAGCAACTTCGCCAACAACGCCAAGCAGCAGACAAACGTTCAGACGAACCTGCCTAAGTGGACAGGATTCAAGTTTGCTCAGGTGTCGGGTGGCGAAATCACAGCCTCTGTAGAAAAAATCTACGAGGGTGGAAAGTCTCGCCCAACAGTTCTGTGTGCTCCTTCTGAAATAGGTGACATCACCTTGACAGCCCACTACGACGACGATAACGTCGCAGCCGATACGGCTGCAGGTATTGCGGCAAAGATTCAGACGCTGCGCAAGTATGTCGGTGTTGCTTACTACAACATTACGGTATCTACTTACGACTGCGACATCAAGGACCCAACAAACGACCGCTACTACTACGATGCGCTGTTGGTTGGTATTACGGAGCCAGAGGGCGACTCGTCCTCGGGTGCTCCAGCTACCTTTGCTTTGACTTTCGCAATCTCAGACGTAACGTCAACATCTCGCTAAATTTGCTAGTTGCGCCACGAGGCGCACTGGTGTGATAGTTTCTCATACATGAGCGACAACACACTTTACACATCAGACGAAAACGAGCCAGCACGCAAGAAGGCAACAAAGGATGCTCAGTCATCCGGCCTTGTGCAGACCAAGGAAGAGTCACAACTAGAGCGTCTTCGCGCTGTGGTGAAGAAGAAGGTTGAACGTTCCTACGTTCTTATCCCTGTTCCGGAACGACCTGGCGTGAGCATCAAAGTGAGCCCAAATATCACGCAAAGCCAAATGAAGAATTGGCGCAAAAATGCAGGTGAAGATTCGCGCAACGGTCTCGATGCAACAAAGTTTGCTTGCTTGGTTATCGGTCACACCGCAACCGGAATCTTTATTGACGACGAAGAGGTGTTTGACGAAAATGGCAATTTCTTGAATTTCGCACATCCGATAATTCTCGAAATGACAGAGGCAGCACGCCCTGTTCCAGACGCAGTTCGTGCGATGTTTGGCGTTGACCCACACGTGGAGTCTGCAGCACTTGCAATTCTTGATGCCGCTGGATATTCGGATACGGTCGCAGCAGTGGACCCTACGAAGGAGTCTTCAGCGAATTAGTTGAAGATTCCGCAATAAAGTCAGCAGCTCGACTCGGTGAGCTGTTCCACACAAATCCGCTAGACCTATTGGCTGTAGAGGATGTTGACTGGTTGATGCTTTTGGCCTGTGCTAAAGTTATATCTAACGACCGCGAAGAGCAAGAGCGTAAGTCGAAGACTCAGAGGTAGTACGGGAAACCCCAGAAACCCCATAGCTCGGCAGTTCCTTACACTCACGTGACTTAAAACTCACCTGGAGCAGTAATGGCCGACGAGACAGTCAATATAAAAATAAAGATTGATGCGAAGACTCGTGAACTTCGCAAGGTCATGGCTGAGCTTGGCGCGCTCAAGAAGATGGAGCGCCGTTTTGCTAGCGGTAGAACCATTGAAAACTACGCCCAATCCACCACCCGAAGTATTTCAGGTATGGCGTCAAAGTGGAAACGCAGTTTCGATGAAATAGATGCTGCTACCAAGATGACTGGAAAGTTTCTTGGTGGCTTCTTGAAGCTCGCCATTAAGAGCGTAATTATAGAAATGGCGCTACTTTCAGCAACAATGATTGGAGTTCACGCACTCTTCAAGGCTGGTCAATTCTTGGTCAAGGCGTACCAAGGAGCTATGCAGTTTTTAGCTGGTGGGGCTGCCGCAGCTGCGATGGCAATAGGAACAGTTGCTGCAGCAATACGTGAGCAGCAGGCAGCAATGTTTGCATATAGAGGAAAGGGAGCAAAAGAGTTCGGTTCATCCATGAATCAAACGAGAATGGCAATGCGAAACCTTCAATCAGATGTTTCGCTTGCAGGACTTGGTGTCGATTCGCTGAACAAGGCATTTGGCGTTATGTCTAAGACCATGAATATGGCGCAGATAAATGCGAGCAATAAAACAATCCGAGCTTTGATGGATTTTGGTTCAGCAGGACAGGACCCAGCAAAAGCTGTTGAACAAGTTGCCGCAGTAGTCGCTGCTCTCTCTGACCAGAAAAAGGGAATCGGCGAGGTAATGGCCGAAGCAAAAAAACTCGGTCCAGAAATGCAAAAAGCACTGAAAGATGCGAATATTAAAACGAAAGACCAGTTTAAAGAGCTTTTATTTTCTGGAAAGCTTGCTGAAAAAGGAGGTGTTGCTGGACAGTTTGAAGCAGTAAACAACACACTCATCGGACAACTTAAAGCATATTTCGGAGTAATCCGTAGCGAATTTGCAGACTTCGGCGACCAGTTCCTTGAGCCAACCAAAAAAGCATTTGAAGAAGTATTTGGGATTATACGAAGAGACCTTGCTCGAGCAAGCGCAGCAATTGCCGGAGGTCCTGGATTCGATTCATTTACCGGTGGTTTTGTAACGGCAATAGACAAGCTGTCCAACTGGATGGTCACGATGTTGCGGGAGTATTTACCAAAAGCACAAGGAATGTTTGAAAGAATGGGCAATTGGTTTTCTAACTTCCGCCGTGGTTGGAACTTGCTTCTCGATAAGCTACGACCTCTCATAGATGGCGCTAGAGTTTTGTACAAAGCGTGGGACCCAATCTGGGAAGCCATTAAGCGTGGCGCAGACAACCTTACTCTTTTCAGAGAATTGCTTATCAAGAATGAAGACAGTGTTGCCGAATTTGGGCAGCGCATAGGCGACTTGATTGACAGCTTGGCTAAATATTTCATGAACATGAAAAAAATGTTTGCTGACATGGCTCCTTTTATAAACGACCTTCTCGCCGGAGTAAAAATGATGTTCGACCTTTTGTCGAAAATGCAAACTCTCGGTGCTGGAAATGGTCTTGCGTCCGCCCTTGCGCCTCTATTTGGTTTTGCTATAGCGGCACGAGGAATGAAGAGCGTTAAGGGCATGATGATGCCTGGCGTCGGCGCAATGAGTACCCAGCAAATGAACGTAACAGCAGGAACAGTAAATGTTGGAAGTGCTGCACTTACAGGACCAACTGGCCCTTCGGAAATGTCAAGACTCGCCAGCGGAGGAAGGGCTGCAGCTGTCAGTGGTTCGCCGGAAGCAAAAAAGGGTCTCGCCTCAGGACTGGCTACTGCTGGTATGGCATCGAAAGCTGGAGGTTCACCGAAAGAATTTCCAGGAGCTGGCTCCATTACTCCATCCACCGGATTCTTTCAGGCCCTTGGCATAGGGTATCGAGAGCCAACCAATAACGGGATGGCAGCAGCAACAGCCCGAAGGATTGAGGGATACGCACGGCGTCGCGATGCTGCGCTCGGGTTTACAACTGGCCCTGGCATTGGTTCGCGAATTGGTGCATCAATCATGGCACGCACTAGGGACTATGCATCAGCAGCAGCAATGACCCCGGCAGAAAGGGGTGGTCTCAGCGCATCAGAATATGCCGCTGGCGGAGTTGGTGGTGGCGCTACATACGGAGAAGCAATGCGCAACTCAATGACGAGGGCCGGAGCGCATGTTCGTTATGGGGCACTTGCAGGAGCCGATAGGGCTCAACTATTTGCGCGAAGAGTTGGTACTGCTGCTTCACGCGGCATGGACTACATGAGACAGGCTGCATATGACCCAAATCTAAAAAATGCTGACGGACAAACCGTGGGTGGATATGTAAACCTCCAGGAACAAAGAAATGCCATACGAGCAAACCGAGATTCAGCAATCGATGCACGCGGCGGAAAATTTCTCGCAAGGCAAGCAGAAAATATACGTGCCATGCGACAGAATTTACGCTTAGAAAGAAACATGACAAAATTCGGTGCAGCGCAGCAGAAATTCGGTAAGAGCTTCGGTGGTCGAATGGGTACTGCGATGGGGCTTGGAATGGCCAGCCAGTATGCGCCAGAAGAAATGCGTGGAGCAATGGCGCTCGGCGCAACCGTATCGCAGCTTGACCCGCGACTTGGTATCGCGGTAGCTGGTATAGGTGGCGCCATGACTGCTCGTGGCGGACTCAAAGGCGGCCTTGCTGGAGCAGCTGGCGGAGCAGCGCTCGGCGCGCAGTTCGGAGGAGCATACGGAGCACTGGCTGGTGCGGTAATCGGAGGAGTATTTGGCGTAATCAAAGGCAGCATAAATAAAGGTGCTTATGAAATGAAGCAAGCCAGAGAAGTAGCTCGTGAAAGTATCAGGCAAATATTTTCCGGCATTGCAACTGCTGCTGGAACACAATTTGAAAGAAATAAAAGAACATACGAAGCTGGCGGCATGTTAAGCGGTGGCGGTGCGTTCGGCGATGTCGCCAAAGATTTTGTTTCCAGGAGGATGCGTGCAGCCACGGGAATACTCGCAATCTCAAGAACACAAAAACAAAAGGATTTGTATGGGAAGGGTGGCGGTCAAAAAACAATTGAAGAAGTCTTTCAGGAAGTATATGCAAATCAAGAGAAGCTAGGAATCAGCATTCCAAAAAGCAAATACGAAGAAATAATGGGCAAGGGCAAATCCGGCAGAGATAAGCGTGCATATGGGTTTTTGAATGAACTTGGTTTTTCAGGTGTACAAGACGATAATCCATTTTTTCCAGATGACTACAGCAGTATGGAAAATGCAAGCATTGATGCAAAATTTCTTGCAAAAATGCAAGGATTTAAAGACATAGACAAGCAGGGCGACCTGCGCATGCAGTACCTTACAAAAATCACTGGAAAAAGCGGTGCGGAATTAGAAATTCTTGCAAAAAATCTTGGTGTAAACATATACGACCCGACGGTTAAATTCAATGAATTGTTAAAAGCGCTTGGCGAGAATGTTGTGAAAACAGCGCAAGAACTCAAAAATGCATTTGTTGATTTGTTCCTTGCAGCTGGAGATATATTTAGAAAACGTCGTGAAGGAAGAGAGTCCATACTTGCAATAAATTCTTCATCTCGAGGCCTTCGAGACACGCTTGTTTCAGGAGGCTTGAGTGATACAGAAAAAACTGTTGCCGTAGAAGGTTATTTTGAAAATTATTTCCAGCAGATATTGGCCTCAACCGGTGGAGACCCTGTCGAAGCTTATCTTGCCACAGTTGGTTCATTTGGTACAGAAGGACAGGGCGTATATGCGCCTGGTCAGGTATTCGAGGGACAATATGGGGCCATTAATCCAAGCTACCAAACTGGAATACAAGAAGTTAAAAAAGGAATAGGAAATCAATACGGTGGTCAATTGCAGGCCATGCTTGGAGAATTAGGTTTTAACACTGACGCAAATATGGCTTCTCGACTAATCAGCGGTTTGAGCGACCAGGATATGACGAAGTTCTTGAATCTAACAAATAGGGGTGCGCTATTTACTGGAGATAAAGGCGACTATACAGACGAGGACATAAGAAACATTCTATCGACGGTTGGTCTTGGTGGACTAGCGCTTGAACGGACACCAGAAGAAGCACTTAATGAAATTGCCAACAAGACTGCCGACTTAGCTACGGCATCAGAAGGACTGAAGTCCGCAGTTGAAGAATTCAATGGATACCTAGATGGATTCTTTGAAAACATGCAGGATAAACCAGAGTGGTGGTCAAAGTCTGCAATGGCTGAAATTATGAACCAGGACACCACAACTCCGCGTGGTGATACAACTTCAAGCAGGCTTTCGCAGACAATGGCCCGTCACGCAGCAATGGACAGCCAACTAACTGGCAAACGAAACGTAACATCCGCCTACAGAACAGTCGGACTTGGCTCAATCAATTCAGACCATGTAACCGGAAGAGCGTATGACCTTACTGGCCAAAACCTTGGCGCATACTCGCGTCTTGTTCACGAAAACGGCGGGTTTGCAGAGTTCCACGGAACGCAAGCAAATCGACACCTACATGTAGTCCCAGCTAGAGCTGGAGACACTTCATCTCCCATGGCGCCTATGGGGATGTCAACAATGACAGCAGGTAGTGGTGGAAGCACAAACTACTTCAACATCGAGATTAATGGAGCAACGCAGTCACCAGAGGCAATCGCAAACATGGTGATGGCAAAGATTGCTGAAAAAGAAAGAAACGCCAGGGAGCGTAGCTAATGGCCTCAACCGGAACAATCAGACTCTTTACTATTGGGTATACGGCTTCAGATTCGTTAAGCCTATTTAAGAACTACCCACTTAAAAGAAAGTATATTCAAGTCGAAAATACGTCAACACCTGTTTTCCCGGAATCGTATTCTCTCGTGTCTGCGCAAAAATACTGGTTTCCATTTGCTGAAGTAACACCATCTGACGAAGAATACATAACATATACAAACGGGGATGAATATACATTTAGTGAACCAGACTTTCAACGGACCCCAGAGAATTCAGCAAATCCGAATAAGAATAAAGTAAATGACTATTCTGTCGGAGCAAGAATAGTTTTTGGAAACGAAGTCTACGAGGCAGTAAATTACAAATTCAACTGGTCAGACACTGAGTTTGACTATTCAAAAAATCCATATCTTTCTGATTCCATTTATAAATGGAAAAAACTCAGCGACTCATCTAACACTTGGATACAGTATTGGTATCATCCACAGTTAAAAAGATTCTTCCCATTGGCCAACACAAACGCGCTTCAGTCATTGCCGGACGTTGGGGACTTTGACGCATCAAAATGGTCATCTTTTATAGGTGACTCAGCAGACTTGAATTTGACGAATTTTACTAATTCGCAGATAAAAGAACTCGTGTCTGGTGGGCTATCTCTTCTTGCAGCTAAAACGATAGTACTTGATGCTGATACACGAATTTCTAAAATATATAGCGGAACGATTGCCATGGATACGTTGCGCAAAACCGGAGCAATACAGAACTACGAAAATGGATTAAGCACAAGTGGAACAACGGTTGTGGTATCTAAATCAACCGGTGGCTCAGAAGGGGAGGGTGGTGACTACTCATACTCCCTAGACCAGCCCCAGATGGTGCAGTTTTACAATAATCCAGATGGTTCAACAGCCCCAAGACCAGCACGTTTTGTTTTCGATTATCGCCCAAATAACGTTTCATATTCAAACATTGGCGCTGAATGGACCGAGATTCCGCGAGTAAATAATACGCCTTTTGTTGACTTCAAGAACTTCAAACTAATGAAGATTAGTTTCGAATTTTTGGTTGGCGACAACAACAACATCTTCACCTCATGTGACGAAAAATTACGTGAACTTCGTACTATGGCCATGCGGCCAGAACCTGTCATATTTTTAGGTTTTGACTCAATGTTCACCGAGCAACTCACCTACCCAACTTGGACCGGTGGAAGTGGAATCGTTTTTGCAATTGTCGATATGTCAATTACTTCTGTTCAGCGAACAAGGTCAAGTAATGATTCTGTATTTAGCCAGACACCAACAGGTGAAATAAACAGAGCAACAGTAAATATGTCAATTTTAGAATTGCCTCTAGAAACGCCGCTTATAGCAGTACTTCCAAAAATTACTCCAAGTACTTCAACTCCCGGAGGAACAACCAACAATCCAGATGACTTATGCACTCAGATATTCACTAAAAATCCAGGAATACCAGCGAATATTCGCGCAAAAATGCTGTCTACTGCTGGATGCCCTGGAATCCCAACTAAATAATGAGAACGAATGGCTGCTGACCTAACAACATTTGCTGGATGGCGCTACTCCCGTCAGTATAGGGGGCCATACCAGGGGAAGATTCTTATTGCCGACCTGTCAAACACGTCATCAAATGGTTATGCGGACATTTCAAAACTTGTTACAAGTGTGAATGTTAGCTATTCGATGGATATGGCCTCTCAGTTGAGCTTTGAGCTGGTGGACCCAGAGCTACGCATGTCAGGACAAAATTTTTTCACTCTGGGCAGGGACATAATATATGAAACGCAAACACTTGGACGCATAGATGACGGGTCGGGAAGTGCTGCGCTCGTTAAACAGTTGTTTGAGATTTCCAAGGTGACAGTATCCCAGGGCCCTGGCAGTAGTCCTACTTTTAGTATTGATTGCTACTCCAAGGCGATACAGCAAATGAAGAGAGATAAACGACCCGACACAATCAAAGGGCAAGGAACGGATTTCGTTAGGCGTGCAGCTGCAAAATACGGTTTAAAGTTTTACGGACAAGAAACAACAAAGAAGCAAAATATAACAAAAGCTTCTGGAGAAAAACAAGCAGAATCATTGTGGGATGTAATTACCCGTCTTGCTGGAGATGCAAAATTTGTTTGTTTTGAAACTGATGGATATTTAATATTTGCATCAGAACAATTTCTTCTTCATAAATGGGGCACCAACGCAAGACAGGTACCGAAGTTTACTGTTGACAAAACAACTGGCCAAAAGAAACAAACTGGTAAAAAAACGCAACGATGGATACCCCTTCAGTATCCTAATCAAAGTACGCCTCAATTTCAGTATCTTGGTACACCAGGGTATTTTAAGTTGACACAATACCCAAGCATCACGAAGTCTGACAATGACCCGTATGCCGCAGATGGCTCCTGTGTTGTTGAGAGAACCAACGGAACGCAGATTCGACCAGGCATGACGGCGTATGTTGGCAACGTTCCGAACATGTCGGGTTTTTATATAATCGAATCTGTTTCATTTGACGAGATGTCTTCAGAGCCAGTAAGCGTCTCTTTTAGAACGCCGCAGCGTGATGAAGAAAAGAATAAACCAAAACTTCTGCCAATTGGCGTCACGTATCAACAAACATACGTTCCGTTTGCTGGGACACAGACCACTCCAGTAACTGTGGTCCAATCTGCAAAAAACGCAACAGGGAAAAAGATTACTTCAGAATCACTGGATGCACGCTTACTCCCGATACCTGACCAATCAAACCAATTGCGTTACCCAAGAATGCAGTATGCAAACCTGACCATTACCTACCCAATGCTCAAGGGGGCAATAGCACAAGGCGGAGCAGGCCAAGCAAGCACAAATGATGCCGATTCAGTTCTATATACAGGCAACATAAATCTTTTCTCGCGTCCAGTTCTTCCATCAGGGTCTGATGCTCTGACAATATTTTCAATTACATACGAGTTTGAATTCGGAAGTGAATGGAGGGCAGTATTGCTCCCGGCCATATATACACAGGGTGGCGTGGCCGTACTAAAGAGCAGCGCAGAAGTAATAGCTAAATATAACGCTGACGGGGGATATCTTGGAACAGCAAAATACCTTGCTGTTGTTCGTGGTGAAACTAAGCAAAAAGCTATCTTGAATGCTCGTGATTATGCATATTTACTATCCAAACAGCAGTCTCTGATACTAGATAAGCGTTTTCCTGAATACTCTGGGTCACGTGGTTCTATTCCAAATACGGCAGGCGATTCGACATCGCTATGGGTCTAGGAGGATAAGCAATGGCTCGTAATAGACCGGACATCGTTGATAATCAAAAAGCATCATCGCACCCGCTTAAGGCTGGTCGGATATTCACAGCAAATGTAACGGCAGTCAATAGTTCTGGGCAAATTAGTGTTTCCATTCCTGCTATTGGTTCAACATACGGTCCGATTACTCCAATTGGAACAACAACTCTTAACAAATACTCAGTTGGAGATGTAGTGAAATGTTCATTCACGGATGAGTTCTTTAATGAAATAATGGTTTATGGGTCTGCAAAAATAAAAGCCGACGTTTATGCCTCAAAAGTTCTTTTTGAGCAATTGCAGGCAACCGTTAGCGCTCTTCAGACGCAAGTGGCAAATCTTCAAAGTCAACTTAATTCGCATAGTCATTAGGAGGTGAAAAGATGGACATGATTCAATTCCCGGTTCAATTTGATTCGACTGGTTTTAAAAAGCTAAGAGACGGAACAACTGACTATTATGCACAATTGCTTTCAATTATTATTCTTACAGAACCAATGACCCATCCATTCACTCCAGCTTTTGGTGCTAACGACCCTGCGTTTAGGACTGTAGATAAAGGGCTATTTGTTTTAAATGCGTCGAGGTATGTTCCAGAAATAAGAATAACCAATTTATCAACAACATCAAACGAAGGAAACACTGGTAAAACCAAAGTTTCTTTCGCTTTTGAAATACAAAGCTCGTAGGTTTAAAATGCCAGCAGATTTTTCAGAATACGTCAACCTCACAATTTTTGACAAGGAACCAGGCGACATTTATCGCGACTCGATTGAGTTGGCTCGACTCAGCTTGCCTGAATTCAATCTCCGTACTGGTTCTCCAGAAGACGCGATTTTTCAGGCAATGGCATATGTAAGTGCGTTGAATATTGCTGCAATAAACAGACTTCCAAATAGGCTTATGGCAGGAATTGTGGGAATGCTCGGATTTATTCGCCAGGAGGCTATTCCAGCAGAGATTGATGTCACCATCACGCTCAACACATATGATGGCGGAACAATACCTGCTGGAACGGTTTTCAGCTTTGAAGCGTTGTTTGAAGATGAATTACAGGAATTTCCATTTCAGACAACATCTGCACTGGAACTGGAACCGACTGATTTGGAGATATCTGTAGATTATCCGAGCGCATCAGCAACCATTGTGTGTTTAACGCCAGGAATTATTCCACCAATAGATGATGGAGCTCAGTTAAAAATACTTTCTTCTGGAACACAAATCCAAACAGTAACGGTTAGAACGCCTTCAAATTTTGCAAATGGAATTAACTCAGACTCAGATACAGACTACCTATCACGAGCTACAACTTATTTGCGTTCTCTTACTTCGTCCCTCACAAGAGCAACACAAGTCGACTCATATGTTCTTTCTGAATACCCAGACGTTATAAGTCGTGTCAAAACATATGACTTGACTAATGGCGATGATACAAGCGGCGACATAACTGTAAAAAGACAAGCCGGAGTCATAAAAACATTCTTGGATAATAACCTGGCAACAATTCAGACAGCAGCACCACACCTATTCATAACTGGTGACACAATTGAATTAGAGGTTTTTGACCCTTCGGTAAGTGCAACATTTAATGGCTTGCATGAAATAACTGCTACCGGTTCAGATACGGTTAATTTCGTCAAAGTAGCAACAAACTCAGCAAGCACCACAGTTACTGCTTCTGCTTACGCTGGTCAGGATGTGTCTGGTTTCGTAACTGTTTTTGGATATGGCCTAAACACTTATTTAACATCAATTGAAAAAACAAACGTTGTTGCTGACATTCGCGCAAAATCAGTTGCTGGATTAACTTTTGAAATGTTAGACCCAGAAATTTGCACATTAGAAATTTCTGGAGAAGTTGTGATAAGTGAATCGTATGATGCTGCATCCGTGGAGGGTGCCGTACTTAATGCGTTGGTCGACTTCATAAGTCCGGCAAAATATCCATACACCCAAGATAGAGTGAGACAGACACAGCTAATATCACTTATAAGCAATGTCCCTGGTGTGGTTTTTGTTGAATCACTCACGCTCTCTCCAACTGGTTCCGGTTGGTTGCCACAACTGGGCAACGACTTGCTATTTCATAAAAAAGGCTCATTGCCAATAATTGCAGTTGAAGACATTGACCTTACGTTTACGGTATTGGAAATAAGTTAACAATGGCTACAACACGTAACCTTTTGCCATACGATAGTGCGCTGCTTCGAGTAAATGATAGTGGACAAATTGTTGAACTCGGCGCATATTCAAACGATTGGGAATCAACTAACTCGGAATTAACAATAGTTTCAACTAACTTTTTGGTTGATACTCGTTACGTTCTGCAATTAAACCCATCATCTACTGGTGAAATATTAGTAACACTAGAAGATGTTCCATTATATCTCGAAGACAATGGACGAATTCTTTCCTTTAATATGCGAATCAAAGCGCTGTCTTCTGTCGATTTATCAACAATGATTTATCTTGATGGTTCATCAACTGGAATTGAAGGAAATATTCAGTCATTTAGCAGCGGTGAATACAACGCTATTCAGTCAAATAGAATAACCGTTCCGGATGATTCAGAGCTTCACACCTTAAGTGTAAGAATATCTATCACTGGACATAATGCGTCAAACATATGGTTGACATGTCCACACCTAATTCACGACCTGGATTTCTACTCTAATGATTTCGTATCTGGAATACGAAATTTTCTACCTGATTTTTACTGGGAACTTGACTCATCTCAGTCATATCCGACTTATCCTTTTTTTAGACTTATTGACGTGCTTACATCTGCTGCTGGTGACACAAAATCTGAATACGAAGAGATGTACGGTCTTGAGGCCGAAGAGCTGGTAACACAGGACGAGGGAATTCTCAGTTGGGTTCAGAGTTCGCTTGTTTCTCCATCAGCGGCTCGAGACGCGTATTTGAGTTGGCTGGCTCAATTCAATGGGGAAAGAATCCATCGTAACTTTCAGTTATCTGATGGGACTCTTTATTTCAATAACGCCGGTCTTCAGCGAGACTTTGTGGAGTGGCAGCTCTATGGGAGCCATTATGGAAGAGGTGCTGGGACAAGACATGCAATGATTGAATCTGCAAAACAGATGACAATCAGGACAAAAGATGGAGAGGCTTCCACACAGTCTGTTTCGTTGACGCCATATTTCGGTGGAGACCCTTTTGCGATTCGCATTCAGACGCTAACAAACGAAACAATTGATGCAAATGTCGGTGAATCAAGCGATGCCATACTCCAATCAGTGAATATGGCTAGACCTATGGGATACGTGGTTACTCACCAAACTATTGACGAATTCTTCTTAACACTTGATGACGTCACGTATGGTTTGCTTGATGGAAGCATCTCGTTCGGGTGACCAGTATGAAACATAATGCTAAAATAAAACACAATAATTTAGGAGATTTCTAAATGGCCGGTACAGGTGTAAGACTATTTCTATCTGGTGATACTGCATATGCAGCAGACATAAACACGTATCTCATGGACCAGGTGGTTGCGCGTTTCGCGACCACAGCAGCGCGCGATGCGGCGTTTGGCGACGGAATTCCCGTATCCCAAGGAGGAAGCGGCAAGCCAGCGCTGTCCGAAGGCCGCATTTGTTATATCGATGAATTGAACTTAATTCAATATTACAACGGCGCTTCGTGGCAGGACTCAGCGCAATTTACGGTTGGAGATGGTGCAATCACCACGCAAAAGCTAGCTGCCAACTCTGTAACATCTGACAAAATTGCCCCAGGCACGGTAATAGCAGCAGATATTGCTGCTGGGACAATTACCGCAACAGAACTAGCAGATGGTGCTGTTACATCAGGAAAGATTCTTGACGGAACGATTGTCAACGCTGATATAAACACTTCGGCGGCAATTGCATACAGCAAGTTGAACCTAGCAACATCTATCGTTAATGCTGATATAAATGCTTCTGCTGCGATAGATAAAACCAAAATATCTGGAACAGCTGTGACCCTGGCTGACACTGGAGTGATTACCAGTGCGATGATTGAAAACGATTCGATTGTCAATGCCGACATCAAGAGTAACGCAGCAATTGCTTATAGCAAATTGAGTCTGTCTGGTTCGATTACGACAACAGATTTAGCTACTGGTGCAGCTCGCTCTGGGTTTAGGTCACCGATTGTTGCTCAGCAAGGTGCGACACACACAATTGCGGCTTCCGATGTTGGTGGTTTAGTGGTGCTTTCGTCTTGTACTTCGGTTGTCATACCAACCTCTGATGCAACATTTACAGTTGGGGACAGAATAGATTTTCTTCAAACAGGCACACAAGTAGTTACATTTAGCGCCACATCCCCACAAACCGTTGGCGGGTTTGACGCTCAATTAAAACTTGGAGGACAGTTCGCAGTTGCAACACTTGTAAAGTATGCAGCAAATACATGGGTTCTAGTTGGAAATATAACGAGTTAACATGATTCCTGGAATAGTTGAGGCAGGTGGGGGCAGAATCCTCCCAACAACGTCTGACGATTTTAATCGCGCAAACAGCACAGACATTACTGCTGCTGGAAAAAAATGGACAGAGACAAGTGGTGACTGGGCAATCACCAGTAACCAACTGACCACCTCAACCGCCGCAGCTAGCTACCCGATAGCCACATTGCGAACTAATACAAAAAACGCAACAGTTAAAGTTGACAGAGCAAACGGGGATGGATGGGGTGCTGCATTCTGGGTGGTGGACCAAAACAACTGGTTTGCCGCCAACACGGAGATGACGCAATCAAGTGTTCAAAACCCTGCTACTAGCGGCAGCTATGAACAGCAAACATTTACCGGAAACACGTGTAGCGGTGGGAAAATATATAACGGCGACAGTTCGTTCCCCCCGTTTGGTGGAACTTGCTACGACGTAGTTTGTATTAGTTACTCTGGGGGAACACCTGCAACGTATGAATATCGAACACCATCAGGACTGTCTTGCTATCAGGATGGAATCCATTGTGGTGGTGGTTATGTTCTCTATGGCTATCAAGCCGGAGACGAATACCTCTGCGGTGGAACGTGTTGCTGCTCACTCGTAATGACAGACCCAGGAACGCCAGGGACATGCAATGAATATCAAATTCAAAACTGTTGTATATATCTTGATGCAACTGACCCTGGTTGCCCTGGTGCCTGCAATGGACAAAGCCCAAGACCGCAGTACACGACCACGACGGTATACTACACAAATCCTGAAACAAGAACCTGGACATACTCGCAAAAAGCAATAATAAGAAAAGCCGTTGCTGGAACGGTTTCGATTGTTGCAAATACGAACACAGTCACATCTACCGAGACGGTTGCCGCGGCTGGGGCTGCTGGTAACCCAACAAGACCAACTTCACTAACCGTAACACTAGTCGGTGAAAGTATATCAATTTCAGCACCAGGGGCAGCAGGCGGAACAATAACAGGAAGCCATACCGCAACGGGGGCCAATAGAGGCAAAAAACATGGCGTTTCTATTGCTCCAGCGACAGTCTCTCAGTCAAATGCTGTCGACAACTTTGTGTATACTAAACCGTAATGAGCGACACAGCAGTTAATTACGGGGAAGAGCGATTGAAGATATGCTTGGGGTGCCCGCGTTTATTCAGGCCGACAATGACCTGTAAGGAATGTGGTTGCTTCATGAAAGTAAAAACGAGACTTAAAACGGCAAAGTGCCCAATAGGAAAGTGGTAAAAACATGGCTTTTACAATAATCACAACAACAAATGGTCCAGTGGTTAAGAGTGGTACGAATCACTACACGCTCCACGATATTGCTGCATGTATTGATATTGCTGAAACAAACGCAACTTTTGTTGACGAAATGGGCACTCACATTGCCAATGAGTTGATGGCCGCAGCCACGGAATGGACGGAAGCATTTGTCGGCGGACTGCAACCATCACAGAACAAAGTTGTTTACTACATGAACTCTGGGGCGCATTTCAAAATGTTTGTCCAGCAGTATGATATGTACAAGCGGAACATGGAAAATCCACCGCCTGCGAGCGCCTCGGTTGTCGTTGAGTAAAGCAGTCCAATTTCCTCCATTTTTTGGGAGCACGCCAAAAATTGGTAAATCAGAAGTACTAGAAATTGATTCAATTAATGACGTTCATCTTGGCGGCGGTGTTGTCTGTTTCAGAAATGCATTTAATCCGAACAAAGAACTCATTATGCCATGGGCTGACAGAAATGCACAGCTGGCGCATGAGCAAAGATGGAAATATCACACCGACAGCTCCGGTCAGAAATATGCGGTAAACGAGGACGGCAATAAATTCTCAATTGAACAGATAGAGGAAGTTCCAATTCGTGTTCTTCAGCCGGTACAGCAAGGCACCGAGCCGGAAGTTGTTGAGATATTCCAGAACTGGGAAGACCAAATTTATAAGTGCTTAATTAAGTACATTCACAGATTCCCATTTGCTCTCGGAACAATATGGTGGAGGAGCAGGGGGCACCTTCTGCGATACGACGAGGGTGATTATTTGGGAATCCATAACGATAATGACTCAAACTATAGGGCCACAAACGGTGAAAGATTTGTCCCCAAGGGGCAGGTGCAGATGCGTCAAGTTGTTGCCGTAATGGCATACATCAATGACTGCGTATCGAGCACATCCGAATTGGATGGAACAAACTACATAGGCGGGGAGTTGTTTTTTCCATACCTTGATATTGAGCACCAAGCAAAATCCGGAGATATAGTAATTTTTCCTTGCAACTTTATGGCCACCCATGGCGTCCACACTGTTACGCATGGGAAACGATACGGGTATCTAGAGTTCTTTTCACAAGGTTCATCACATGATGACGTCTTAATAAATGTGTCGGAGCCAGATGCTGTTGATGACTGGTGTCGTCCGCATTGGATTGACTCCCTGTATGACGATTACTCCCTCTATGCAAAACACTCAGATTACGGTCAATCGGATTTTGATGAAGCAAGAACAAATCCTGTTTATCAGAATCGGGCGCTTGAGGGGGAAAACGGTTTATCTCGGCCGTATTACGCGAGCGATGTAATAAAAGAAACAGAAAACAGGGGTAAAGTTTACCCCGACCAACTTATATAAGCAGTCCCTGAAGCACCATATTCATCTCGGTTCCTGCCAAGATGGATAGTCACCTCTTGGCTTATCAAGTGAATTGTTCATTGTTAAGTGTTTTCCAAAAGTATTGATTCCATGTATGAATCCCAAATGCTCTGGAAATTTTAAATCGATGCATATGTCTCTCAGTTTTCCGTCGCGAATCTGTTCCCAAATATAAACCATCGTTTCAGAGCCAGTTCTTCCATCCACGTAGAATTTTTCTGCTATTAGGTTTAGCATTTCATCTTCCCATTTGGGATTTTTTGGTGTTATTTTGTCTTGAAACAGATGCTCTTTTGGCGGCGACATACTGCCAGACGCAATGAGCCGATTTACGTATTTTGCTGGAGCGGCAGATACGTGGACATCAAAAAGCCCGCCCGACAACAATGCCGCTGCTTCCCGTGCTGATGGTCCTGAAAGAATCATGAGTCGATGCTTTTTATCAGTTAAAGCTTCATCTTCAATGGGGTACCCCCTAATTGCTCCCTCACAGTAGTTATCTGTTAGGCCAGAAACGATGGTCCTCCACTGGTGTTCTTCCTCGTCTCCATTCAAAGAATTTAAGTCAATATACAAACCTTTGTATTTGTTTATTAATACATTTCTTGGTGTTTCCATGGCTGCATCATTTGTGCCTATGCAGATAATCGCCCCACACTCATCAGCAAGCTTCTCCAAAGTGAATAAATTATTTATTCCGCAATCCGATGCTCTGTGTATAGTCTCCATTGACCTATCCATCGATGCGAAAAATACAGAATGTCCTGCTAATTGCAATGACTTTGCGATTGTTGCACCCATTTTCCCGGGAGAATTAATTCCAATTTTCATTGATACGCCTCACTTTATTGGACCAACAGGAACAAACTGTTGGACCGAATTTGCTGAATGACTAGTAATAAAATCAAGATGATACGAAAAGTTCTGCAATTCTTGTCTTTTATGTTCTGCCGGTGGGCTTATATCGAGAACGCCGTGGCAGAACCAGGAAAGATAAGCAAATCTCTCTCCCGTTTCTATTGGTGTTATCTCATGGCAACCAGAAAAGTTAGAAGGGTACACAACGATTGAACCAAACTTGGGGAATACGGTTATGCCCCATGGGCGGAAACTTAGATTTCCACCTGTGTATTTATCGTTTAGGAAAATGCTACACGTAAGAGTATTTGCTATTGGTGCCAATGAGATTGGAGTCAAACCATCATCTGCGTATGGGAGATTTGCGTCGGAATGTGGTCCTATCATTTGTCCCGGAAGATACCTAATTACATGACCCCTGGTCCGCCATTTTACGGCACCTGCGGCAGATGGGAATATCTCCAAGTACTTACTGACACAGTTGGTTCCGGAGTCCTCCAAATCGCTCAAGGTTTGAAAATCTTTTTTTTCTATTCCCAAATGATTTACATTTAAGTATCTATGTGGGGCAATCTTTGCTTGTTCTAAATTGTGGTTATACCCACCAGAATTTTTTAAATTCTCATTACCCAAATTTGAGTAACCCTCATGGTTGGTGGACAGGAGGAGGTTTTCAAGATACTTATCGACATCTTGTTGTGTTGACTTTATTGCATTGTCAAACTGAACAATTCCATTTCCTAGATGCGTTATGTTCATTAAAAACCGTCCGAAACCAGAGACATGGCATAGAAGTGTTTATCTGGCCCACAATTTTGTATGTATTCTCTAAAGTCTTTGCGCAAGTTGGGTAGGTAAACGTTTGTAGAAACCTTTGCAATTTCTGGTTCCTTAACAGGGTCTGCGATGTGCTCGTGATATTCGCTATTTGGGCTTCCGTGTGAATACCAACCCAAATATGAATATCTCTCCCCCCTGGAAACTGGAAGCACTTCATGTGATGCTATGTAATTTGATGGGAACATTAGTATGTCCCCCTTTCGTGGTTTGTAATTTATATTTAGTTCGTTAAAGAAATGGTGTCCTCCAGCAAATGAATTTACAGCATCATCGCCAGATTCATCGCAATCGTTAATGTAGACAATGCAGGATAGTGTATTTCTTGTTGCTAGCTGGTCGGATGGGTGTTCGTATCCATAGACGTAGTCGGCGCTTGTGTCTGAATGGACGCCAAGGTATTGGCGATTACCCACAACTCCAGATGGTGGAGATGAATACCTAACGATATGCCCCTTAACCTTCCACCAAATATTTTTGTAAGAAAGGGGATATCTGAGCATGTATTTGAGCAAATACCTATCTTTCGAGTCCTCCCAAAACTCAAGCATTTCCCTAAACTTATCTGAACATTGCTGATGGGCGGACGAACACCTACTTGGCATCGATGCAAATGTGTCGTAATCAAAAATGTAGCCGCTCATATTTACTAGCGCTTTTTCGCCAGTTTCGGGATGAATTGTTTCGGTGTACATAGCGGAGGCGTCTCTGTCGACAAGCTCCCTACAGGAATTAATAGCAAATTCCCAGTCAAAGTCGATAGCCGACGGAAACAGACAAACACCAGCACCAAGTTCCATCATTTCTACGTCATTAAACTTATTAACCATGGTCATTGCTCCGAGACCTGTGCGCTGCTGCTCTTGCTGGTGGCATTCCGGAATACTTGCCGTTGATGTATTCATCATAGTCTTCAGTGATTGAGCTCAACCAAACTTGTCCACCTGTGTCTGAAATCTCCAACTGTGGGTTTATCCCTTTTTCTTGAGATTCTGAGCCCTGGGCAAACCAGGCAAGGTACGTGAGTCTTTCTCCACTTGTGATAGTGGATATCTCATGGGCGGCTACGTAATTAGCCGGAAACAAAAGTATGTTTCCTTTTTGCGGTTTGATTGCAACGTCTGCATACGGAAATAACATTTCACCGCCACAAAACGCTCCTGGCGCTGGGGTTTCCGACCAGTCGTTAATGAAAACTATTGCACTCAGAACGTTTCTAGTTGCGTGTTCCTTGCTGGGCATTTTTCCATATCTGTAGTTCACATCATTATCCGAATGAAGCCCCAGTGAACCACCGGTTGAATAAGAGAGGATATGTCCAGAAGTTCTCCACCACAGGCAGCTAAGGATTGCTGGAAACATTTCAATGTACTGCAAAAGACAGGAATATATCGCTGGCTCAAATTCGTTGTATATTTCGCTACCCAACCCTTGTAGTCTGAGTGGAGCTTTTGCCATGTCCTGCAGGCTATAAATAAAACCGCCCTGATTTAGCGCGTGGATTGGATTTCCGTTTTCATCTAGGACAACGGTAAAATTTTCTTCTATTGCCTTTTGCTTCAACTTCTCTATCTTGTCTGAAAATTTACTGAATTCGATGTTCGCAGCGGCCACAAACTCGATTATTCCATGACCATGATTTATCACGGAGCTCATAGCAGGGACCTTATGGCTTGTTTTATTGAATTATCCTCCCCGAATAAAGCCTGCTCCGATATCGGTGATTCCGCCCAATTAAATCGACCAACATAAACGCCTTCTCGTGATGTTAAGAATTTTTCCCAATTGTTCGGAACCCTCATTGCAACTTCCCCCGCTCTATTTCTTCCAGCAGCCGCAGCGGCACTCAAGTCGGCCATGCTGTCGTTAAAATTTCTTATTAGCTCTCCATTTAGGAATGAGTAAACGTCATGCCTATTTTGCCCGTTAACGTCTATTTTTTCTGCTATCGGAAATGTAACGTAGGGATAATTTTTTTTTATATTTTCAAAAATTTCCAAATTGTCGCCATTCTCCATGTTCCCAAATTGGTTGCATGGGTAACCGACGACGCTAAAACCGCTATCACAAAATTCTTCATGAAGTTTTTGCAATTCCCAAAAATTTTTAGCTGTTCTTGCATAAGACCATAGACGACTGCACTTTGGCGAGTATCCGGTCTTTGATACAACGTTTACATGGAGGAGCACTTTACCCCTTAACTGTCCAAGCAAATTTGGACAGCCATCCAAAGAGCTTATTTCTATATCAAAAATCGATTTACTCATCCTCTGACACCGTACATGAGATTTTGGTATTAAGAAATTCACCTATTCTTAGAAAACCGCTTCCAGATTCCGTATCAATATCGATTTGTACCGTCGTAATAATTGGTGCCTCTAGTTCAAATCTGCTACTTATACTCTTTCCGTTATTGCCGATGACCACATTTTCTCCAGGCACCACGTGGGTTCCCCTGCTATGGTTGATTGCAATTGAGCCATCTTCGGAAAGAGTTAATCTGCAAACTTCTTCCCCAAATGGTGTATCAACGGAGATATCCCAAGACCCCAAAATCATGGCATCGTTACTGTGAATTGCGGCCTCTTGCCCAAGGACTCATGTCCGGGTATACCGTTGTATTTGGAATTCTTGGGTGGAGGTTAAAGCTTACGCAAACTCTAGGTTTGTCTTCATTGTGTCTTTCTGTCTGATGGGGAACAAATGAGTTGAAAAATACAATCTTCCCTGTTTCTGGTTCTATTTTTGTAACCATGTTGTATGCGTTCATGGCTTCTCCGTAAAGGCAAAGTCGGCATCCTGGACCAACAGCATCGATGTAAATAACACCAGACCAGTACTCGCTTGGAAAAAGATGCGCATTCGAACTATGTCTATGGTAAGGAGTTGATTGTCCTTTTTCTAAAATTCCACACCATATGTCTGCAAGGACAACGTCGCCAAGTACTTCGTTGGCCCTATGCTCAATCATGTCACGCAAACCCTGACACTCTTTTGTGTTTGGCAGAACGTAATCAACCCCACTCTGCACGTCAACAAATTCTTTTGCATCTGGGAAATCTGGATGTATTCTAGATTCCAAAATTTGAGACGCTATTACCGAATAATCAATTCCTTTAATGAATGATTCATGGGCTCTGATTGGAACTAACCAAATCCAGCCATTGTTATTCATGCGCAAAATCTCCTGTTGCTAGCCCCATTGGGGGAACATCTTTTGTCCATACATTAATGACCATTACTTGCCTTAGTCTAGACCCTGCTGGTGTCGTGTTATGTACCACATGGCCGGAATCAAATACTACGAGCCTGTTCCCCTTGTACCTAATCCTCTCTCTTTCATTTGGTGGAGAAGACGCGTATGCGGCAAGTACAGATGGCTCCAAGGCCAACGTTGAGCCATCCTCCAACCTTGAGTTGTGGATTTCGAGAAAGCCACCGTCATCATTATCGCATCCATACCAAACACAGCCAATCCGCGGTCCGTAAAACGTACCTGTCAACAGATATGCAAATGTATCCTCATCTACATGCTCCCCTATGAACTGACCTGGTTCGAATGTCCTGGTCCAGTATTCGAAACCAATGACCTCTTCAATCGGAAAAGGTAATCTCTTTTTCCAGATTTCTTTTATAACTAAATGCTTGAGGCTTCTTGGTTGGCTTTTCCCCCATCCATCCCAAAACATATAGGACGATAGCTCCTTGGAATCCCCGTGATACGAGTTGAGACTTGTCGCTATTTGTTGACCATCTTCATATTTCGACGCGAAAAAAGTTTCATCGCGCAAGACTTGTTCGTACAATTCTGCCGGAACGCAGTTATCTTCAACGAACATAATTTATAAAAACTTTTCATTCGGAAATTTACTTCTGAGGTAAGCAAGGTCAAAGTCGAACATCAAAACAAGACGTCTTGATGTACCATCATGTCTTACCGAGTGCTCAAACGGCGGGCCATCCTTGAAAGCAAGAATCTTGCCTTCTTCCCAACTTTTTGTTTCGTCGCCTACGGTTATTCTACAGTCCTTATCGTTTATTAGGCACAGGTGACTTCTCATTAGTTGGTCAGAACCAAAATGCGGATTTACTACCGCCCCAGGATGCATTATGCTGAACATTCCGCCAGAACATTGGTTGCTGTCAGCGAACTCAGCAACTATCGAGTTAAACGTTTTGAATTGTTTCCTAACGTGCTCTAGGTGTGTTTCTAGATTGGCTTTTGTTTTCCACCTCAGTATTTTTTTTACCATTTCCGTATTTGCCCACTGCTTGGGGTCACTTGCTGGTGGAGTTCCGGCAACCGCTACGTCCCAGGAGCCTGTATAAAGCTTTCGCCTATCCCCTTCCGGCAAGTCTGATTGTGGATTTTCGTACCTTGCGTGAGAGAGGGTAACATTTGGGGCAGGCAGAGAAACCTTGTTATCGGAGTATGGGTGTTGAGTGTTTTCGTAAACGATGTACTCGTCACGTATCTTTTCCCAGTTTTTCTCAATCTGCACACACACGGGCAAGGACCTGATTAATTCATCCCAGAACCTTGGCTGCAAGTCACTCATTTTTTGATACTAACACGTTTCACGTGCTTAAAGATTTTAATTTTTAATGAAAACCGTTTGTCCGTATCCGTTGGCCAGGTGGTATGTGTGCCCGTCGCTGTTTTTAAGAATTTCATGCATGCTTGAATATGGGTGAATATGAAAGTCTTCCCTGTAAAGCTTCGTATTGTGATTGGACATGCCAATCAGTAGAACACCACCAGGATTCAGTGATTCAACCAAATCTTTAACAAGTTTGTCATTGCCCACAAGAGACCAACCCCAGCAAATGGCCATGTCAAATGTGTTTTCAGATATTTCATTTGGCTCGACGACGCAGTATTCGTTAAGCTCATTGATGCCCGGGCCAGGTAATTCTAGTTCCCCGGCAATATGCTCCAAAAAGAACAATGAGTGATTATTCACAAAACACAAGTCTGTGTCTGGAAATTTTGCTTTATACATACTCCAAAGTAGTATTTCTGCATCGACGAATAACAAGGAATTTGGCTTCTTTGTCATTAGAACTTGTTCTTGAGCGATGTATTCAGCTTCGATTATCGCTGCCCATTCTGGTTCCATTCCCTTAATGAGTTCATAAATCCAGTATGTGTTCAGTCCTGCTACAGCAACATTTCTCTTGTCAAGATTGATTGATGAAAGCCAGCTTGATACCGCGCTTCCTGCATCGCTCATCAACTGAGCAAAATCAATATTGTTGCTAAATTGGGTCTTTGATGACTGCTGCGTCACCAGAGCGCTCCTAATTGCAAAATTATCCATTTTGGATTACCGCCAATACAACTTGTCTCTGGAACCAGAGATGCCTTGCCCTATTTGTTAGTAGAAAATTTCTTTTACGCGTTAAGTCGTAGTATGGTTTTCCCTGTTGGTTAAATGTCGAACTGCTCATGTGAAATGACTGTCTCAGACTAAAAAAAATGTCGTCGAACTCGACTTCGGATATTTGATTGAACTCCATACCGGCTATGTACATTATCTTTGCGAGTTCGCGCTCTATTTCCTGCAAGTGCGAAGCAGCATCGAAGAGAGGCTCTTCACCGTGTTGTCTAGTCTGTTTCATCTGTAAATTCCTCGGTCCAGTCGTCGTTTATATCAATCGGGTCTTGTCCAAATTGGGACATTGGGTCATTCCCCTGTAGGCGCTCACAAAATAATGCAGCGCCGTCCGGAAGAACGAAAGAAAAAGTTTTTGGGTTCCAGTGCAAAACATTTTCTGTTCTATCTGGATTGTCCATTGGGTTGGTTATGTCTGGTTCTGATTTTGACTGCTCAGGACAGATGTTGTATTGCCCTGTAGCGATGGCAGCGTCCACCAGCGGAACATTCCTTTTGATTGGCGGTAAATTCAGCTCCACAATGAAACCACTACGAGAGTCGCTGCAGAGACTCTATTTGTCTAATCAGATTGTTGAAAGACTTGTATCTTGTTGCGTCTGATTCTGGAGTCTCTGGGTTTTCAAAATTCTCATCAAGTGTTTCTGGATTGACGCCAAGAGAAAGGGCAAGTACGTATATCGAGTATTCAAGATATTGCTTTGCTTCTTGTCGTGCTTGTTGTTTTTGTTCATCCGAAAGCGCCATGTTGATTTTCTCCTATTTAAGTGTGTCCATTGTCAGATTCGATGCTTGTCTAAAGTGGCCGACTTGGCGCAATAACTTTTCTTTGCGAGTTGGTCTATCAGAATCACGAACATTAAGGTTTTCCATAACTTCATCTTCGGATATCTCAAGAGGGTCTATGGCGCTCAGAAGCAATGTATGAATCTGGGCGTTAATCAGCTGCTGATGCAGTCTAAACCCAGCAGCAATCTTTGCCTGTTTGCTAATCCCAAATTGCATTTTTGCCTACGAGTTAAGTTCATTCAGCTTGCGCTTAATCAGTTTTACTGCATTTATTGACTCATTGAGGATTGGGACCTCGAAATTGTGCTCAGCCTCAAGAATAAATGTGTCTGGGTCTATTCCGTGCCCAATCAGTCTTTCAAACAACACCTTTTCGGCGTCCCTAAGGCTGCGCTCAAATATCCCGCGCTTCTCGTTATTTGTCAATTGAGACGAAAATTCCATCACCTATCTCCGATTGTGTTGTTTGCTTTGAATCATACCACCATTATACTATGGGCTCCGAAAGTGCTGGCAGCCCAGCAAATGTTGGGCCTATTTGATTTCCGTCCGCGTCAAGACCTGTCTTAATGCCCTTTGTCCAAGTCCATGGGCGTTCGATATTGTTCTGCGACTTGAGTTGACCATATTTTGACCTTGCCTCCACCAGCTCCTTATCGTCCCATAGTGTCACTACCTCGAATTCTGCGTCTTTAATGATTTGAGGCGAGTAGATGTTAAAAAAACACAAAGGCGAACCGGCTGGGAAAACTACTTCCTGATTTTCTTTTGTTATCTTCCAGTTCATTTGAACTTCGTCAGGCCACCACCACGAAGGAATCGTTGCTGACAGCCCGACAGCGCCGTCTATAAAGTAATTTGGAGAGCCCGAAATCCAAGTCTCATACCCTGGCTCGGTGTTTATAATCCATCCCATGTGTAGGGAAATGGTTCCTATTATTGATGATGTGGCTTGCTTTCTGCCGCTTTTAGTAAATTCGCCTGCAAGTATTTCGGGGGGAGTGTTTCCGCCGGACCATTTAATTACAAGGTCCTCCTCCATCTGCACTTCCCATCCCATTACATTCGCCACGGAGACTGGCATGCATTGATAAGCGTGTTTTTTATGTGTCTCGTCCATCCAGTCTCTCTTTAATCTTGACTGAACTATCCGAGGTGGATTTGGGTCTGTTCTTTTTAAAACTATCTTGCTCATTTCTTTACCGACATATCAATACTTGTTCCAGACGAAACCCCAGCCCCATATGTTGCCTTTGAGCCGTCAATATTCTCCCCGTAGCCATGTTTGTGAGTTCTGTCGTTGTAGTCAAACATGGTCACTGCCGCATACTTTGTTCCAGAAACAACAGGTCGCGACGCGTGGGCATACGTAAACGTAGATGGGAACATTACGTTGTCCCCAGCGGCAAACTTCACGTTTAGGTCAAGATATGGGAACCAAAGCTCACCCCCCTCGTAGTCGTCATTTATGTATATGACTGACGAAACTGTACAGTTATAAGAAAATCCATGGTCTGTGTGAACGTTGAAGTGCTGACCAGGCTTATATCGCACATAATTTATGGCTTCACGATAATCCATTTTGATGTTAAATCTTTGCTGATAGTCGTTAAGACATGCCGTTAATATTTCAACGGTATCTTCGTATACTGAGCGAAGTCCGGAAAATTCTTGTGGCAAGTTTGCTATATGGGCATCTCCCAATTTACAATCAACGCAGTCTCTGTATTCTGGCATTTTTTGTTGGTCGCCAACGAGTGCATCCATCCACATATACGGCGCGGTTTCACTGGACCCAATCGCCTCTTCAATTCTCTCCGGTATGTTCAATTCCCGTGGGAGCGCATTGCGATAGACGATTATTGCCAATCTCGGGTCTCCAATAAACTCAACCTCGATATTTCTTACCATATTGGTTGCTCCTTTTTTGTTTATGTTTCATAGAAAACCACATTGGGCATGCCCACCTATCCCCTCCGTATACATTATCTACATAATGAGCAAATTCAATACCGCCACCATAAATTACAACCCGGCCTGGGGATGGCTTCACGGTATTGCCCGTATCGGCAAAAACAAGTTCCCCCCCATTGAATTCTTGGTTCAAATACAGAACCGCAGACACATCAAAGTCCTCACACCCAAGCTTTGGTGAGCCATCCAAATTCTGCCTGTCTGCGTGCAGTGTTGGGACATGAAGTCCAGATTTGCTGACAAAAATTCCGGGCATTCTATGCTCAAGTTCAATGTCATATTTTTTCTCTGCGGCTGCCATGACAACCCATGATGCAAATATCAATGACTCGGCGGCTTCAAAATCTTCTGTCAGTAGTCTGTCAATTCCAATACTTTCGCCAATTTTTACTGCCGCCGACAATATTTTGGAAATAGTCGTATCTTCAAAAAGCGAATCTATGATATGTACTTTGTCTACTCTATTCATCCACAACAGTATAGAACGATGGGGTCGTATATCTCTCCCCAGATTCAACCATGCTTACCCCGTGTAAGTACCCAACATCACCAGGATGTATCACTGCCAAGCCGGGTTTTGGTCTAACGGTAATCCCGTGCTGTGGGTAATACAAATCGCCACCCTCAAAGTCGTCATTGTAATAGAACAATGAATTGATGTCGTAATCCGTGAAGGCGTTTGGTCTTCCGTCATTTAGTTGCTTATCGGCATGGGGGCGCTGCTCTATGCCTGCCCGCCATTTCATTATCACCGGAGGGCGCACTGAAACAGAAACCTGAAAAAGCTCTTCGATGAGGTTCTTCATTTTGTAGATGTATTTATCAACAATTTCATAAACCTCCGAGTTCAGCTCCTTTAAAATTTCAGAACTGCACTGCCTGTCGTTCCAGTATTCTGCGTTATACAAACATGTTCCATCTTCCGCATAAACGCTTTCGGCTGTGTTGTTCCATTTATTTATTGTTGGGCAAAATTTCTGAACTAAGAGCAAGTCTTCTAGTTCGATAAAATTTTCAATTATGTGGATGTTCTCTGGTCCGCTGCCAAAATGCCCGGGTTTTATCTTCCAGGGTGAATCGATATCAATCATTTCCATGTGATTTCCTTTGGGACGTTATATGTTCATACAACATAACATCCAATTTGCTTCTTTCAAGTATTTCCTTTTTTTGTGACGGGCTCGGTTTTATTCCAGCTCGGACCGATGAGTTCATTTTTTCTAAACCCAACCCTACAAATTCAACATTGAATTTATCCTTAAATTGATAAGTCAAATATTTTTCTACGGCCATTCGCTCGTTCATTTCAAAAATTGTAATGTCTTTAATTCTGTCTATTAGTTCTTTTTCTCCAGTAGGTAAATCGGACTCGACAAACCATGCACCATTAGGCTGAATACTAACCCCTGGTGATTCATCCCCAACATCTAAGACTGCATTGATTTCAACCATCCTGCACGTAAGCATCTTGGTTTGCAAATTTCCGTCAGATGAAAACAATTTACATCCAAAAATTGTTTCGTATTTTCCGTCTAAGAACTTGTCAAGAATTTCGTTTGTAAATTCCCTTCGGGACGACATGGCCCTGTATGCAGCAATGCTGACAAAATGGTCTACCGGCTCCCTTATAACGGAGAACGTCTCCAGGCTGCTGTCGTTGTGTAAAATTGGATTGATTGCAAAATGACCACTAATTGTGGGCCATTCGCTCATTGTTATGTGATTATATGAAAATTCAAAAATCCCAGGGGTTTGGTTTTCGTATTTATCAAGACCCTTTTTGTATCTATCCAGTTCAAACGATTTATGTATTGCGTAAAGTATTCCGGTCCCAGATGTGCGCGGTATATGCAGATGATAAAGATTACCCATTTTGGGCCATCTCTATTAATTTCCTGTGTTTTTCTGGAACCCAGAAGTGGGGAGATGTATATCTAACTCCTTCTATCACTTGCCTTACGCCATGGAGGTAATAACTGCTGGATGGAAAAAATATCAAAGAACCCTCTTTTGGTTTTAGTTCAAGTCCGTGTTGCGGAAAATATATTTCCCCACCTGTGTAATTCTGATTTATATAAATTACGGAACCGTAATCAACTATGTATGTTCCGTTTGGCGTGCCGTCTAGGTCTTCGCCATCCGCGTGAAGACCTTGACTCTCCCCAGAGTCCCATCTTCGTATGCCCGGTCTTGCTGTCTCTAGGATTCTCCCAAATTTAAACTCAATCATTTTCTTTACGTCATCAACGTATGATTGCATTATTTCATAGAGTTCGGGGTTATCCTTCTGCATTTTTTTGTATGTGGATATCTTGTCATTACCGCCCTTTGACCATGACTCCCACTCATTGATTGAATAGCAATAGCGATATGCAAGTTCGACGTGTTCGGGCGTCATAAAATTTTCTACTACAACTATGTTTGATTTGTCGGCAGCTGCAGCTCTCATGGCTACAACCTTATCTATTTTGCAAAAACTCGTCTATATCAGCGCTTATGAGCTGCAACGAAAAATCTATGCCTTTTCTCTGGGTGATATTTGGCCAAGCGGTACCAGTTTTTGAGTACGAGATGTGGCCAGGTTCTTCTACGTGTTCAGTTTTTGGCTTGTAGTAACGACGTCCATTTTCATCGTATCTTTCTTCAAGCCATGGAAACATTTCTCCGTCTGGATTTCTCTCCCCAAGCAAAAATCCATTTGCATAACGCTTGATTCTTGTTCCAGTTCTATCGATAAGGAACTTTTCAAAATTGCCTCGGAGAGGATAAAACCCACGTTTTCCTGTATCAACTTTTGCGTAACCATCTGGTGTTAGCTCATTCGAGAAAGACCAAGGTATTTCCTCATAATGGTATGGCACTCCGTTTGGTTGGAGGTCTGCTTTGTATGCTCCAGTTAAGTACCACCACAGGTCGTGCTGTTCTTGCATTTTAATTTTTCCTGGAACAAAATTCTCATCGTAGGTATGTTTATCAAATCTTCCATTTGTTAATTCAGAAAATTGATACGTAACACCAAAATTCTCTTTCGCGTACTGTTCAGACAATTGGCCCGGCGTGATATCTAGTTCATTTTTATCCAAGTACGCCTGGAGACCTTCTTGAAATTCGGGATATCCGTGGCAAACAAAATCATCAACAACAACCGCAAGAATATCAAAATCATCTTCGTTTTTGTATTTTTGATTTAATTCTTCGATTACGGAGTGTTGTGGAATATTCCCACATCCAGCCGACACATTAAAAATAAGAGTAACTTTTCCCTTGCGGTTTTTTAGTATGTCTGATGATTTTCCATCAGCTGACGACAAATTAATGTCATATATGGAAAACGGAAGAACCGTGTCACTCCAATCATTTTCCGCAATTGGCGCTTCTTGTATTTCGCAGTCCATCACTTAAACCCTGGTGGGAAAAACGGCGGGAAGAAAGGTGGGAAAAATGGCGGGAAGAAAGGTGGGAAGAACGGTGGAAAGAAAGGCGGGAAAAATGGCGGGAAAAATGGAGGAAAGTATGGAGGGAAATATGGAGGGAAATATGGAGGAGCTACCGGGCTTACTGAACCAGACGAAGCAGAGGTCTGGAATCCGTAGCTATTGGTTGCTCTTACGGTGAATGTATAGGCAGTACCGTTGGTGAGACCTGTAACGGTAATAGGAGAAGTTCCAGAGGCCTGAACGTTTCCTGGCGATGAAATTGCAGTGAATGTTGTGGAACCAGTTCCCGCAGCTCCTGCAGTAAATGAGACAGTCACTTGAGCGTTTCCTGCAGCACCAGATACCCCAGTTGGTGCACCCGGCCTGTTTCCTGCCGTCACCGAGTTTGACGCAGCAGAAGTTGCTGAACCATACACAGAAGATGCGGTAACGGTAAATGTATATGCTTGACCTGCGGTTAAACCCGTAGCCCTAATTGGGCTTGTTCCGGTAAAGGTCAATGCCCCAGGACTCGTTGTTACTGTGTATGTGGGAGAACCAGTTCCAGTCGCGCCTGGTGTGAATGGAACATCAATCGCCCTATCTACGTTTTGAACAATTACAGCGGTGCCTATTGCTGGGGCAGTTGGTTTGTTCCCGGCAACTACTGAGTTTGATGCAGCAGAAGTTGCTGCACCGAACAAGTTTGATGCGGTAACAGTAAATGTGTAAGAGGTTCCAGCAGTTAGGCCAGTCACTCTAATAGGACTGGAGCCAGTTGCGGTAATTCCTTCCGGCGAAGATGTTGCCGTAAACGTTGTCGCTCCAGTACCAGCTGCACCAGCCGTATAAGCAACGTCTATAGCTCTATCTGTGTTTGCAACGATTGATGCAGTTCCGATTGTAGGAGCACCTGGGTTTTGGCCGATTGCAACAGATGATGTGGAAACAGAATCTGATGGAACGCCATAATTTGTTGTTGCAACAAGAGAGAATGTATAGCTCGTACCAGCAGTAAGACCAGTTACTGTTATTGGCGAACTTGAGGCGGAGGCGCTAATGCTTCCCGGGTTTGATGTAGCGGTATAGGTTATTGCATCTTTACCTATATACTCAGACGGCGTAAAAGATATTGAAGCCACAGTGCCCACGCCGGTATTCGTCGCTGTGACGTTAGTTGGCGTAGTTGGCTTTTTCCCACCACTGTCTTTTATTGCTTCCATGGTTTATGCCGAAAGGTCTCCGATGAGCACCCAGGTGTCAGCTGCTCTTTTTATCAGCGTAGCACCTGACCACTGCGCTCGCATTTTGCGTCCAGGTGTTGCGTTAATGGTCACCCCTGAACCCTGCGTAACAGTGCACTGACCTGCCCCTGTTTGAATAACCGTGATATGCGTTCCAGTTGCAAAAAACACCGATGAATCAGGGGGGACTGTCAAGGTATTAGCTGTGGCAACGTTCATCTCGATAATCTTATTTCTATCCGAAAGAACAAGCGTGTAGCTAGCCGCCTGAGCGTTTGTCAATGGTTCTGCTAACTTATTCCTTCCTATACCAGCGTCGGATGAAATGTCACCATCGACTATTGTGCCGTCTTCAATCATGTACGAAGTAATGACCGCTTGGTCGGTTAGAACAACCGCTGTTCCAGCAATTTTTTCTGGGTTGATTTCTGCGCCGTTGGCAATATGAGTATCGCTAATAGCGTCATCAATAATCGTCAGTGAACCTGTGTGGAACAATTGCACGTCTCCGGATATGGCGGTTGAAGTAGCAACACCGGATGAGTTATACATAACAATCTTGCCAGGGTCACTATCTACAAGTCTGTTGAGAGGGACGGAATCCTCGGTTAGAGACGAACCAGCAACAGCGCCCGAAGAAAACATTGCTGATGGGATTGTTACAAGAACCCAACCAGAACCGTTGAAGGTCCAGGTCTTACCCGAACTTACGTGAAGGTCGCCTGATTGTGCACCTGATGGAAAGTCAATTGCTGGCATGTTTAGGCCTGTGCTTCCGTCCAAGATAGACGGGCAAACACGGTTGCTGATGCCGAACCGATGTTTCTAGCAACAATATGCAGCGTGTCTGGTCCGTCTGGATATATACCTGTTGTTGTTGATGTCGTACCGCCACCAAGAACAGAGTTGCCAAGGTCACGAACGTCCTCAAGGCTAATCTGAACACCACCAATACCACCAGTGAAGAAACCGCCAGTAACTTCACCACCGCTCACTTGAGCATCAACTGCGGAATAATCTGCAATTTGAGCCAAGCTCGAGGTAACTGTGGTCGGTTTTGACCATGTTCTTGAAACGGTCGGAACTCCGTTGAGAATCGCCGTGATTAGAAGGTTTGACGTACTTGAAGTTGTCGTTACGTCCAGGTTGCGGAGTACGAGTTGCATTCTGTTCACCAGCTCACGCTCACCGAAAGCAGCCGATGTTCCATTATCTGCCGACGGTGACACACGTATAGCCAATAGTGCTTTTGTTGCGCCAGACGCAATCGCGATACCGGTTGTCTGGCCATATGTAAACACGAGCGATTTGTCGTCATCGAATCTTCCGTCCATAATCGCTGAGGTTCCCCAGTGAGAAATGGAAGGAGCATAAGTTGGGAATGCCAACTCAACGCCCACTGGATTTGATGCTGAGTATGTGAATGCAAGTGCCGCATTTGTACCCATCGGAATTGCGCTTACTGTTGGGTTCGCGCCAGTTACTGCCGCGCTCAGTTTGATATTGTTTCCAGAAATTTGCTGAATAAACGTACCATCAGGCACGTCTGTTCCAGTAACTCTCTGACCAACTTGTAATCCGGAGTTGGAGGCCACTGTTCCGTCGTTGGCTCCAGCCGCAATTGTTATGGCAAGGGAAGCGTTTCCTGTTTGCTGTCTTGTTAGACCAGTGAACGTTGTAGCAGTCTTTCCTGTGTAGTTAATAAATTCATAACCAGTTGCCGTATTGAATACACACAATGTGCCGGCACTTGGAAATCCAGTCGTACTGCCAACATTCATGGTCGTTGTTTCAGAATCGGATAATGTTCCGGTTAGCTGAGTGTGTGGTGGCTGACTAAGACTTTCGTATCTTGCTGGAAGGTTTCCAGAGCGCATATACGCTTCAGCGTTTGTATTGTTATTAACTATTTTATGGGCGTACGTTACTTTTCCGTCTTTTGCCCGCATTCCCCAGCGAATAAAACCAGCACCATACCACGAATAGTCAATGTAGAACATCTGCATTCTTGAAAGGTCAACGTTGTAGCCGGAAGCTCCCGTTCCGTCGAACTTGTCTAGATTCCATTCAGCTTGTGGATACTTTGTGTCCACTGTTTTGGAAACTGAAACCATGGTTGAAGTAGAACCACGCCATGCTGGGCTAATTGTCATCGATGTATTGCTTGCAATATCTGTAACCCTGTATGACATGCCTCGAGCAACGATGTAATCTCCGATTTCTAGCTGTCCTGCATATCTCGTTGGGAACGCTGCGTTTGTTTGAGTCACGGTGCATGAGCCATTTGTGAATGATGACTTACCAGAAATCTGGAATGTTGATGAACGTTTTACGGCCCACAACGTTTGCCCGTCAAATTCAAAGAACACTCCGTTTTGGTCGTCAAACAAACCAATTCTGTTTACGTTTCCATACCAACCTGCAACGG